TAGAGATTTATGAATAGTAATTTATTCACAGTAATCTCTTTATTCTTGATATTTATTTAATTTTCTAAGTTTAATTTAGAGATCTAAGAATAGCTAAATCCTTGTAAATGAAGGATTTAGGAGTATAACGAAAATTTCGTTATATAACTAAAGATTACGTTATGACCTATATTTCTGTCCCTAAATGGGTCAGTCTCATAGGTTATTAATAAAACTCGTTAGGGCGAGTATAAACAGTCATTTAAGCCCTAAGCGTTAATTTTAGCATAAAATGTTAATTTTAGGTATGAATAATAATTCTATTTCTGTGACCTTCTTTTTAGAAGGAGCAGTGAGGTTGACAAGATCGACCAAAAGTGTGGTACTCAAACCACATACTTCTAAAACAGCTATTGGTACTTTTGCGTACAGTGGGCAAACTTTGTCTTCTCACGATGTTGATGCAGAACCACGCCAAGCTACTCTGAAGCGCACATTCGAGCCAGATTTTTTCATGAACATGCCGTCAAGATCTCAATTGAGAATTCTGGGCATCCACGGACGCGATCGGAAGAAAGTAGCCCGTAATTGGGCTGCTACGCCGACAGAGACTAAGATTAACTCTAATCTGGCTGACCTTGCCCATGACTTTGGAGCAGTCAGCTTTGAGTGGTCTTACCTCTAAACCTCTAAAACTGTCAATAGCACGACTCTAACAAGTTTACCTTACTGCTGAAATCGGCTCTCCAACGCACCGATATAGCGCCTAAGGATTTAAAGTTAGAGTATTTTTTAACCGTTGCAGGAATTACAATAAATTTAGTAGCTGAAATAAATAATAGGATGAGCGACAGTGGTGGCTTCTAGCCCGTAAAATTCCTAGTGCTATTAAACAAAATAGGAATGAGTCAGGTAGACAATATTTTCAATGGTAATTCCTGCATTTTTAAACGTCAAAATCAAATTATTATGCATATCAAAGAAAATTCTAAGTTTGTAAAAAAGATTTTTCCGATTGCGGGGGTTTATTCATCAGAAACCAATCAAATTACAGAGGTCTCTGTTGGAAAAGGGTGGGACACCCTTAAAGAAGCAATAGACTTTGTAAAAGAGCAACAAGAGGCTGTTCAAACTTTCCAAGAAAAAACAGGAATAATGTGGTTTAACACAGAGGAAAAAGTAGGCAAGGTCTTTGACCCAAAAGGGCAGACTATAACCCATGTGTTTTATTTTTCTGGGAAATTCGTCGAACAATTTGCCAAAAAATAGCTTAGCGTACTGAATTAGGTAAAGACAGGCCCTTAATTGAGGTCTGTCTATAATTCTAATTTCTAATATAAGTCGAACATGCCGAGATGTTGGAACTGGTAGACAAGCCAGACTTAAAATCTGGTGGACAGCATTGTCCGTGAGGGTTCGAGTCCCTCTCTCGGTACTATTTTTTTGTAAGGGGATTGCCTAAAGTATCCCTAACTGCTTAACTATACGAAAGGCTAGAGAGCTAGACACTCTTTAATAGTTAAGCACATTTAGCCCCGTAGCTCAGTTGGATAGAGCATGAGATTTCTAATCTCACGGTCGCAGGTTCGAGTCCTGTCGGGGCTACTAATCTTTTCATTTAATTAAATCAGAATCATGGAAGAATCTTATATTATCGAGCTTGAGGGCCTGCCCTCTCAAGAAGAAATCTTGGCTGAATTTTATCAGCCTCATTTATTAATCTTAAAAGAACAACCATCATGAAAATAGTAGGACAAGAAAAAACCGCATTTCATATTAAAAGAAGAGCCTCTTAAAGAGAAGTTTGAACCATTATCTTTTCATTAACCTTAATATCATGAAGAAAAAGTATCTTACAGCAGCAGAACAGGCTGAAAATTTAACCCGTGCCCACAGAAAAGGGCTTGTTCCTAAGACTAATGTTATTTCAACTAAAAAAGTAACAAAACACACAAATAGAAGGGGTAACACCTTAACGTTTGTGAGTTAAAAATACATTGGTTTGGTATTCAAATGAGAGTGTCTAGCAATTGCTGGAATTTGCTTATGCAAATGCTTCCTTAGAAGCCACTCTCTTTTCTCTTTGCAAAAAATTTTAAATGTTTAGTTTAACCGAAATTAAAGCATTAGCAACGTAGAATAGTTAAAAAGTGCTAGTATTAATCTAAAATAAAATAATTAGGTCTCTTAGCTCAGCTGGTTAGAGCACCGCACTCATAATGCGGGGGTCGTCAGTTCAATCCTGACAGAGACCACAAAAACAAGTAATTATGATAACAATTGAACAATTGATAGCAAAAGCAAAAGAAAAAAGAGTATTATTTTCAAAAGGAGATATAAGATTATGCTATAATTTAGAAAACTCTTATGAATTATACAATGGCTATAAATTGCTTATGGTAACTTATAGAGCAGATTTAGCGGCTATTTGCTATAATGAATTAATTTCACAGTAAAGGTAATCTCCTACCTAGCAAAGGAGAATAATTAATTTTTAAATCTCAGTAACATGAGTAAATTAGAAAGACCCGAATTCTTTGGGTCAAAAGGTTGTATCATTCAACTTGGACGTAGCCGAAACAACAACAGGACTATGCGTCAGTTGAAAGATATGATACTTGCCTTATCAAATTCTTCTAGTAAGAAATTCCAGAGTAATTTGGAGTATCTTCAGAAGAGTATTCACGAAGCTTTCGACAATCGAAAAATTGACAACTTCGAGGCAATGTGGCTACAACGCCTAATAGACTCAGAAGAAGTTAATTTTTGCCTTGATCTAATTGGGTATGACCCAAAAATGGAGAAGGCACTGGAAGTCTACAACCAGCGTAAATAGTAGAATAACTGTTTTAATTTTTTTAACTGTAAAACTGTAAATAATGAAAACATTCAATGTAGTAGCTAATGTAGCTACATTCAACTCAGGTACTGAAGACTCTAACGGACTAGCACCAGTAATTTTCCGACCAGTTGCCGGGGGAATCCCACGCAATGCGATGGTAATCGCTGGAACTATCGCCAAAAACGAGGGCTTTGAGCCAGGTAATAACTACCTTTTGCAAGTTCGCGAACTCGAAGAAAAGCACCCTGAATACGGTACTCAGTATCGCCACAGCAATTTCGGTAAGCTTTCTCCTATGGAGCTAATGTCGGCGGACGTCAAAGCTATGGGAGCACCTAAAGTTCTTACTGTTGCTGAGCAGGAAGAAGAGGCAGAAACTGCCGATGCACTGAACGAGGGAGCTACTGCATAGTAGGCCCAACTCTTTTGGAGGTTAGAGTATAAAGAACCTCCACTTTTAATTTTTAATTTGTATTTTTAAATCCTTTTAATTAAAAAATTCTATGGAAATTTCTGTTGAAAACAAACAATTGAGCCAACAGCGTATGAACTACGCTAAACTCCAAGCCATCCTTGCATTCTTAGCAACGACTCCCAAGGAGAAAATTGCAGGAGAAGATATTGCCCAAATGTCTCAGGAGGCTGGGGCTGCCCTGTCTTCCATGCAGGAAAACCCTGGTGTCATTGCAGTCCACAAGACTGCTGAGGCTATGGGGGTATTCAACGAGGCTGGAGAGCTAACCTCAAAAGGTATGGCAATTGCCCAGACCTGTTTGAATGCGCGGCCTGGATCGCGATACAAGGTGAACTACGAAGAATTCTTCCGCAATCAGGCGCTTGGTGGGCTGTTCGCAGCTCAAAAAGCCTTGGCAGACGAATTGAAGTCTCGAATTGAACAGTTCCAAGAACAGGACGGCTTTAAAGCTGAAGGCCAAACAGCCAAACTGTTTGAAGAAGTAGGTGAGTTCTACATGCAACTCGCTGGAATTGAGCTTGAATAAGCCAATTCCATAATATAAATGTGAGGTTGGTACTACGGTACTGACCTCACTATTTTTTAACAAATTAATAACAATGATTAATGCTAAAATTAAATCATTACTAACATTAGTTACAACTCCTTTAATTATAGTAAGTATGCTGCTATTTATTCCCAGAACTGCAGCAAATAATAACCAAACCAAACAAGAAATAAATCAGGCAATAGAAGCCTATTATGATAGAATTTTTGATGGAGGAGAGTTGCCTGAAATACAAGTGACTGCAAAGCTAACCTTCTCCCAAAAAATTTACTTACTTGCTAGATTGATAAACAGTGAAGCAGGTAATGAGCCATTATTGGGAAAAATAGCTGTAGCTAATGTTGTAAGAACAAGAGCTAGAGTTAAGAATAAAACTATAAAGGAAATTATATATCAAAGGAATAAATACGGCCCTCAATTTGATGGTATTGATACTGAAAGATTTAATAGAGTACCATCAAAAGAATGCATTATAGCAGCTAAAAGAGGGCTTACAGAGTATGTTATACCAGAGTCAGTATATTATTTCCACAACCCTAAAATATCAACTGATAGTAAGCACGTGAAACGTGTTGAAAAATATACTTATAAAGACATAGGAAATCATAGATTTTGTCACAATCCTAAATTAATGAAACCATGTTTATAATACTTGAAGTAAAAACTACTCTTCTTGAAGATAAATATTTTAAATTAGCGATTCCTATAGAAAGGATTAAATCTATAAATAACGCTAACAAGACAAGAATAAAGTTAAAAACAGGAGAAGACTTTATTTGTAAAGACACTATTGAGACTATTGTTAGTAACATTAATCTTTTAAAAAAGAAAAATAATAACTCATGAAAACAGTATATAAAAAGTGGAAGACTCAAAAAGGAAGAGGGTTAGACCTAGAACTACTAGAATTTATAGATTATTATCGAGAAAATAATAAAATTTATAAATTTATAGAAGACGGTATAACTTATATTGGAGAAATATGGGAAGGAGAGGATGAGTTTGGTAATCGAGTGGAAGTAAAAGTTAGGGTAAAATATAATCCTGACTTATTTAATAAAGAATTACAAGACCCAATACCACCACATCTAGTAGATACGTGGTATAACCCCATAGTAGACCCACAAGATTATATTCATAGTCAGCTAGAAGGAAAAGAAGCTAATAGAACAGACTTTTTAAACGAAGAATTAGAGGAAAGAAGTCTTATTAGCGAGAAAAAACTTGCAAATTATAAGAGAGTATTAAAGAAAATTATTAAAAAAGATAACAAAGGACTTTACAATTACGTAAAGTTAAAGATTAGTTTTCTTACAAGTCCTGATTATATAAAATTTAGACAATTACAAAGAATGAATAATAAATTTAATTACCAAGAACAAGTTAATGAGATTAATAATAATCTTGCTATTGCTTCCTAGTATTTTACTAGGACAATACAGCAATAGAAACCAAGTAACTACAGAGGTAGGGCATATGTTGGTTGTAAGGCCAAATAATGAAGTACCTCTATACGTTAATAATCCAAAGTTTGACTTTGGTTATCAATTTAATTATGAATTAGATAAGATTAATGAGATATTTATTAACCCTAGTATTGGTTATATAGAAACTAATACAGTCAGAATTACTAGAAATAATTATATAGCCACCGAAGTAGGGTGGGCTACTTATAAACAGTGGTATACTGGATTTAAAGGATATTACTTATGGCAAAATAAGGAATTTTGCTTTAGCATTAAGACTAGATTATATGTTACTGACGTAACATCAAACAGAATTAATTTTGGAATGAGTGGAGAAATAGGAAACTTGTTATCTCAAGGATACTTCTTTATTCCTACATTCTTTTTAACTGCAAACTTAACTAAACAATGAATAAATCAAATTATACTATTATAGTCTTGCTAATTTTGATATTAGCAGCTATAGTCATAGACATTCAATACAGGGTAAAATATAAGCCTGTTTTAAAGACTTATGAGCCTGTTTATTATAATTATAATAGTAATACTCCAAAAGAGAATAAAAAAGGCTCTAAAACTATTAAAATAGGTAGGAGCCATTCCGGTAGTTATGTTACTGGTAGTGATAAATTTGGAGAAAATATTTTTAATAAATAAAACTTGTAAAATGATAAAACTTAGTAATGAAAAAATTATAAAAATAGACCCAGTAGTAAAAAAGATGAGTGATATGGAACCATTAGAAGTTTGTGTAATTTTTGATAAAAAACACAATAGTGAATCTAAGACTATAGTTATGAGAACTGCAAGTACTGAAAATTTTGAAGTAATAAACTTAAGTTTACCCGGCGCAAGTAAATGCTGGACTTCTACTATAGGACTAAAAGTAAGAGAATTATTTCCTGGAGAAACTTATACTTTAGAACTTTCTTAATAAATTTAAAAATCAAAATTAAACCAATGTGCAATTTTTCATTACAAATCAGACTCATCATATAAATTATAATGAGTTTAAAATTGTATCTTTAGATAAAGTTATTAAATATTTTAAAAATAGAAAGTTTATACAATTAGACTCAGAAACTACTGGATTTGATCCACATACTGAGTCTTTACTTACCTTACAACTTGGGTCAACCGAACATCAGTTTGTTATTGATGCTTTAACGGTTGACCTCTCGCCTTTGAAATCCCTATTAGAAGATAAAAGTAAGATTATATTAATACATAATGCCAAATTTGATCTAAAATGGCTTTATAAAATAGGGATTATTCCATTTACTAATATTTATGATACTTTTTTAGCAGAAAGAGTATTATCTACTGGACTAGATTTACATAAGAAAAGTCTAAGTGCTTGTGTAGAACGTTATTGTGATGTTATTTTACCTAAAGAAGTAAGAAGTCAGATTAATAGATTAGGTATTTATAATTCTAAAGTATTAGCTTATGCTGCTAATGATGTTAAATATTTAGAAGATATATACCATGCTCAGCAGAAATTATTAAAAGAAAAAGAATTAGAGAAAGCAATTAGTTTAGACAATTTATTTGTATGTGTATTAGCTTATACTGAATACTTTGGTATTAAACTAGATAAAAAATGCTGGTCAGATAAAGCAAAAGCAGATAAAGATAAATTATATATTATAAAGCAAGAATTAGATAATTTAGTTGTAGAATTTTCTAAATTTAAAAAGCATACTAAGTATTTACAGCAGCCTGACTTATTTAATACAGAATATACTTGTGGAATTAATTGGAATTCTCAACAACAAGTTATTCCATTATTTAAAGAATTAGGGCTAGAGCTTTCTACTGTAGACAAAAAGACAGGCCAAATAAAAGATAGTGTAGAGAGTAAAATTATAAAAGGACAAAAGGATAAACATATTATAGTAGAAAAGTACTTACAATATCAAAAGGCTGCTAAATTAGTAAGTACTTATGGATTCTCATTTCTTAGCCACGTAAATCCTGTTACTCATCGTATTCACAGTAATTTTACTCAGATTATGAACACTGGAAGACTCTCTTCTGGTGGAAGTGGTACTGTTAATATGCAGAATATTCCTGCAGGAAGAGAAAGAGAGTGCTTTACAACTGAAAAAGAAAATGTATTTGTAGTATCAGACTACTCGAGTTAACCAACAAATTTATAATAAATCATATAAAATTTAGTTAAATTAATTTTAATTGTTGTATATTTGTGAACATTAATCATTAAATCACAAACAAATGCAACAAAAAAGATTAAACGACGATTACATTGTAAAAGAATACTTAAAAGGAAGAACACAAAAAGCTATAGCTAAAGAACTAAATACCTATAATACATCTATTAGAAGAGTTTTGCTTAGAAATAATATTAAACCAAGAGGAAATCATATTGTACAAAGAATAGTAAAACATAACTTTTTACAAAATTTAAAAGATCCGAGTGTACAATATTGGTTAGGATTGTTAGCAACTGATGGGTGTATAACAAAAAACTATAGTGTAATATTAGATTTACAAAAAAAAGATAGGCATGTTTTAGAAGATTATATTAAATTTTCTGGTTATCCTTTAAAACTAAGAACTACTACTCATAAAAAAACAGGTATAAAGTCACATAGAGTAGATTTTTCAAATAAAGAATTGGTAGAGTTTTTAGAATCTATAGGAATAGCTAGAAGAAAAAGTCTAGATATGGAATTAAAAATACCTATTACTTTTGCAATGTTAAGAGGCATAATTGACGGGGACGGGAGTTTTAGTAGAATAAATAAAACTAGAGCAAGATTAAATATCACAACGGGATCAAAAAAGTTTGCGCAACAAGTTTTTAATTTTTTAAAAGAAAATAATTTTAATCCTACGTTAACTAGTACTATTAGCAATAGAAAAAACAGATATTACTCCGTAAATATGTTTCGTCAAAAAGAGTTATCTCTTTTATATGATTTATTATATTCAGATGCCAAGTATTTTTTAAAAAGAAAATACTTGAAAATTGGCTCGTTACTAGGGAAACCTAGTAAGTAAATTTCACTAAAACGGGGAAACCTTTGCATCAGGCAATCCCGTGCTAGCAAATAGATTAGGGCTGTTACCCTGTAATATCTATTGGGCAAGTGTAGAGACTTTACGTGAAACACCTGTACTTAACAGAGATGGTGAAGAGAAAGTCCAGCCAGAATAAACTGGTTGCAAGAGGGACGAGTGTTAGCAGAATACGCTAATGACCCTGATTATAGTGAGATTAGTTTAAATCCTGATAAAGATTTACATAGCTTTTCTGCTAAATTATTATATCCTGAATTAGAGCCTCTTTCAGTATCAGAAATTAAGAAGAATCATTCTGATAAAAGGCAAAAGGCTAAGTCAATCTCATTTGCGATACCCTACGGAGGCAATGGGGCTACTATAGCTCAAAACCTCTCTTTAAGTATAAAACAAGGAGAAGATATTTATAATAAATTTATGAATGCTTTTCCAGGATTAAAAAATTATTTTAATCAAGTAAAAAAAGAAACTATAGAACAAGGATATGTTCTTATAAATAAATTAACAGGAAGAAAAAGTTTTTTCTATAATTATGACGAATATTTAAATTTAAAAGAAAGGCTAGAAAGTTATTCTAATAGTATAAATCATCCTGAGTCATTTCAAGGTTTATCTCAAACTTTTTGGGATTATTATGGACAACAGAAAAGTATAGAAAGTGATATTTTTTTAGAAATGAAAGCATTACTTAGTAAGTATTTTAAATTAAAGAATACTTTTGAAAGAAAAGGGTTAAATTTTCCAATACAAGGTAGTTCTGCAGAAATGACTAAGTTAGCTGGCATTAAATTTTATCAGTGGATATTAGAAAAGAATTTATGGGGAAAAGTATTTATTTGTGCTTTTGTACACGACGAGATAGTCACTGAATGTCCTAAAAATATAGCAAACACAGTATCAAAAAAACTAAAGCAATGTATGGAAAGTGCAGGTAAAATATTTTGCCCTACTATTCCTATCATTGCAGAACCAAATATTGGAGAAAAATGGGATCATTAATAGGTCAATTTTACGAAAATATTTTTAATTAAAATTAAAGATAATGAAGTCTAAAAAAGAATTCTGCTTTAATTATAATGATAAAGATTATTATGTAGGAGATAAAGTATTTGTACTTATTAAGGGGAAATTTGTAGAGGGCTTAATACAAAAAGAAGGAGAAAAATTATATATCTGCAACAATATAAAAGATGGGATAAGGGCTAAAGATACTTTAGGGTACAAATACTCTTGGGCCTTTAGTTTTACTGGAGATGCTTTTACAGACGGAGTAAAATTCTTTAATTTTTCAAGGAAAGATATAGAAGCATACAATGAGAAAAAGGGATTATATTTTGAAAAAATACAAGGTATAAGTTCTGATAAATTTAAAATTTATTTAAAAGGAGAAACAATACTGGCTTTTAATTTAAAAATGTATCCTGAATGTTGTGGAAGTAATATTATTTATGATTTTAAAGAAAATCTTTATAATACAACAAGACATTTAAGTAATGAGAAAAATGTTGTATTCTGGGAAACATTAAAGAATTCATTATTTATAAGAACTAATACCAATGCAATATTAAAAAAAGATCAATTTGGAGCTATAAAGCTAATCAAATTATTAGGATTTGAAGAGATTAATAGATTTATTAATAAAAACACGGATAATGAATTAATTATGTATTCTAAAAACGTATAGAATGGAATACAATAAAGATCTTTATACCAAAGAAAAAATTAGAGAACTTATTAAAGAAATAGGTACTAAACTTAATAATTATTTTAATAATGAAGAAACCAAAGATAAGTTAAAAGTATTAGATAATAATGAAGGTAGAACATATTATACTGGAGTAACAGAAGAGTACATTCATACTTATGTTTTAGAGCAAAAGTATTTAGACCCTTTTGAAAGAATGATAGTTAAGTATTGTTTAGCAAAAGCAAATATTAAAGATTATCCAGGTGGGTATAGTATAAAAAGATTATTCTGTGGACATGTAGAAGATATGGTTTATGAAAGTGGGAAATATCCCACATTACATTGGTCTACAGAACTGGTACTGGATGACGGAGAATACTTCTTTTCATTTCAAGGTATTGGAGAAAAAGGAGGTATACTATCAGGAAAAAGAACGCCTTTTATACCCCCTAATGAAAAGAGCAAACAATCTCAAAAAATCTTATTGGAAAGTTTTAACTTTATTAATAGTTTACTAAATTAAACAAACCACAAACCAAACCAAACCAATGACAATTACAGAAATAAAAACATTAATTAACAAAGCCAAAGTAAAAAGTAAGGACGCCGCTATTTTATTAATTTATGCTATAGAAAATAATATTGAGCCAGCTTGTGTTTTAATTACAGAACAAGATATTCAAAATTTAAGTAAAGCAAACGTTATTTATATAGATAGAAAAGGTAAACCACAAGTAAATTATTCTCTGTTAAAAGATAAAGCTAAGGAAAATAAAAATAAAGAAATTTATGATTATGTTAAAGGTAATATTGAGGAATATAGGAAGCTCTGGAAAGGACTTTTTACAGGCAGTATGGGTACACCATCAGCTTGTATAGATAAGCTAACAGAGTGGCTTATAAACAATCCTCAATATACTTTTGAAGATGTTTTAAAAGCAGCAAATTATTGGATAGATAGTAAATCTAAAGAAGTAGAAAATCTTATGATACTAGGCCAAGCAGATTACTTTATCTATAAAAACGTAGATGGAGTACAAACTTCTAGACTATCCTCTGTAATAGAAGAAGCTTTAGAAAATGCTTCTACTTCTGGCTTTGAAACTTTAATTTAATTAACCATGGTAGTAAATCTGTATAATACAGAAAATAAATATTATAAAGAAAAAGAAAAAGTAGCTCTTAGTAATATTGCTTATACTCATAAAGATGCAAGATATATTCCAAATGCTTCAGAAGACTTTTCTAAAAAACCTTTTATAAAAAATCTAAGTAGTTTTAAAAAAAAGAGTGGGCTTTCTTTTGCAAAACCGTGTGCAGTAACTGGAGAATTTGTAGTAAGTAGCAATACCCCAATACTTGCTCCCTTTGATGGTAATTGCAAAGTAGGGTATATAATAAATATATATAATTTAGAATGGGTTAAAGTTTATAAAGATATACTTATATACCTAGACTTTTTATTAAAGTTTGGGAAAGAAAAAACTTTATTTTTATGTACAATAAAGTCTTCAGATAAGTATATTTTAGACGCGATAAAAAAGAAATTTATTGTACCTTATGAAAATAAAGTAAGAATTGGATATGATAAAACTTATCAAATTCATTTTGCTATTCTTAACCATCATGCAGATAATATTTACTTTAAAACAGAAAAGAAAGAGTTAGAAAATACTGGGTTTGTAATTAAGACTGATCCAGTAGAAGGAGTACCAGATTATTATAAGATGGATTATAAAAAGGCAGATAAACCAGAAAAAGTAAAAAAAGTACATTGTATTAATCCGACTAGGCTTCTTGAGCCAAAAGTATATGAAGTAGTAAGTTCTACAAAGACTCTTTATAAAGTTAAAAATAAGGATGGAAATTGTTTGTATTATAAAAAAGATAGGTTTAAAGAGATTGCAACATGAGTGCAACAAGGAAAAGAGTAGAGCAGTTAGAAGCACAGAAAAAGCTTAGAGAAGATGGAAAACTATTCTTTATGCCTTGGTTCTATCATTTTCCTAGGTTAAGTGAACATGTACCAGGTTTAATTAAGGGACAGCTTACAAAAATACTTTCTCCGACGGGCGTGGGCAAATCTAAATTAGCGCGCTATTTATCAGTTATTATACCGTATGAGTTAAAGTTAAAATATGGGCTAAAGTATAAAACCTTATTTTTTTCATTAGAAGAAAGTAAAGAAGATTTTATAGATAATATGATTATCATGTTATTAAAAATGAGACATAATATTGAGATAGATATTTTAACTTTAAATTCTTATTTTAAAGCCCCTCTAGATGATAAAGTATTAGAAAAAATTATGGAAATTAGTGATGAAGTAGATGAAATTTTAAAAGATGTAGAAATTATAGATAATATAAAGAATCCTACAGGTATTTATTCTTATGTGAAAGAGTTTTCTAATAGGCATGGAAAACATTATAGCAAGAAAGTACAATTTGATACAGGAGAAGCTGAAATTTATAGCCATTATGAACAATATGACCCAGAATTATTTATTACTGTCGTAGTAGACCATATAGGCTTATTACAAACAGAGTATGATAGTCTAAAAGGTAAAAAATTATCAGCACATGAAGCATTAGCAAAGTGGTCAACTGACTACTGCGTTGGGCAAATTTGTAAACATTTAAAATATTGTGTTTTAAATGTCCAACAAGTAGGTATGTCATCAGATGATGTTACCCACTTTAAAGCAGGTAAATTAGAACCTAGTATTAGTGATGCTGGTAAGAATAAAGAAATTATTCAAGATGACCATTTAGTAGTATCATTATATGCTCCTAGTAGACATGAACAATCTACTCACGACGGATATAATGTAAAAATTATGCAAGATAAGTATCGAAGTATGAAGGTGCTGAAAAATAGAAAAGGTAAAAGTTATATAAAGATAGGATTATACTTTGAAGGCGCTACGGGTAGATTTTCAGAATTGCCACCTCTTGCAGAAATTAATTACGATGACTATTAATTAAAGTGACAAAATGGTAAAATTTAAAAAAGATAGAAACTTCTTATTTACTGAGAAAACACTAGAAAAAGCTTTTTCTGAAGACGGTGACTTTTATGATTATTTAGATACAAATGAAGTAGACGATTATTTTGAAAAAGAGGTTACTATTGACGGTAAAACTATAGATTTAACAGATAATAAGAACCCTGTTTTTAATTTATTAGGAGAATATAGTGATATTATTCTAGAAGTAAGGCCAACTGATAGTAATTGTCAGATTGCTATTGTAGATAGATTTGATGACTTTATTAATGAATTTTTATTAGAAAGTAAAGGTTTCAAAGTATTAGATAAAATTTTAAATTTTATGGATAAGCCTTATTATTTATTTCATGTAACTACTCTATATAAGAACAAAATAGAAAATTTTTTAGAAGAGTATGGGTATAAAATAGAGTATAGCAATAGAATAGAAACTTATTCAAGTGTTCAACACCATATCCTTTTAAAAAATCCACATTACTCTACAGACTAATTAAAATAAATAATAAACTAAATCAAACCAATGTTAATTCCAAAACCAGGGTCTATACAGGCCCCTACACACCAGAATCCCAGAGAACTTTTTATATTTGCCCAGACTAAAACAGGCAAAACTTCTTTAATAGAAGGTTTAGAAAACCATCTTCTTATTGATACAGAAAATGGTAGTGAGTTTGTATCAGGTACTAAAATTAATTTATTGAATTTAGCTCAGGAACAAGGTAAATCTCCTGTAGAATTAATGATGCAAGTAGCAGAAGAAATCAGAATGGTAAATGAGAAAAAAGGAAGTAAAGTATATGATTATATTGTCATAGACACTGTTACTTTTCTAGAATCTATAGCTAAAGAATTAGCAGCAGAAATGTATAAAAGCACTCCTATGGGCAAAGCTTGGAAAGGAGAAGATATTACTACCCTTCCTATGGGCGCGGGTTATGGATATGTGCGAATGGCCTTTAATAAACTTTTAAACCCTTTTAAAACCCTTCCAGCTAAGGCTTTAATTATGTTTGGTCACGTAAAGAATGCGTCTATTAATAAAGAGGGGAAAGATTTATCTGCTAAGGATATAAATTTAACGGGTGCACTAAAAACAATAGTAGCAGCAGAAAGTGATGCAATAGGTTATATGTTTAGGGATAAGGGAAGTAATCAGAATATTATTAGTTTTAAAACTCACGAACAGGATTTAGCTAGTGGTGCAAGACCCCCTCATCTTAGAGGACAAGAGTTTGTTATTAGCGAAATGACCGAAGATGGGAAAATTAAGACTCACTGGGATAAAATTTTCTTACCTGAAAAGTAAACTATGGTATATAAAAAAGAGCCGTGTAGAAGGCACGGCAACATAAACTGCGATATATGTGGATTTAATACAGAAACAAAAGCGCAAAGAAGAATGAGAGATATGATAGATAAAGCAGAAAGAAATTGGAAATTAAAGTTTGGTAACACTTTTAAATTACCTAAATTAAATAACAAAACAAATAAAAATTAATATTAATATGGGAAATTTCGATAAATATAACGAAACATTTAACAGTGGTTCTGGAAGCGCAAGTGCAGTTTATACTGGTTTAACTGCTACTAAAGTATTAGGAATTAATCCTAATAGAGAACAGCTCAAGAAAATTATTGGAGATGGGGCTGAAAAGTTTAACGTAAAATACGAAGTAGAAGATAATCCAGTTTTAGGTGCTAAGACCAGACCACTAGTTATGTGGCTACAAGACAAGAATGAAAAAGTATCTCCATTTATCTTTCAGACTAACTTAGGAAAAGACCTTCAGAAGTCTAAAAGTGGTAATGTAAAAGTAATTAATTCTAAACTACAAGATACTTGGGGAGCTAGCAAAGAAGCTGTTACAGAGAACCCAAAGATGTCTTGGTTTAGTCAAACTGGAATTCGTGAAGCTCGAATTGGCGAGTTTGAGTATTATAAATTCCTAGCAACCCTTCTTCGCTTTGATTTTAACAACGAGTCAGTTAACTTCTTTGAAATGTGTGCTGATCTTGATCTAGATTTTGATAAAGTATTGTCTGGAGACTACTCTGGACTACATTCTCTTGTAGAGTACATTAACAAAGCAGAGTCTGAAAAATATATTGGCCTAGTATTTGCTGCTAAGCAAAAGCAAGATGGTAATTACCGCCAAGACATTCTTTGGATTCCTGAGCTGTTTTATCGCACTGGGGGAGAAATTTCTGAAGGACAAATTATTAATTTTGAAGAAAAGTGTGCTGATAAGGAAGCAGAAGGATACCCATACGCAGCATCAAAAGAATTTTCATCAAGATTTAAAGAATTTACAGCTAATACTCCTAAAGAAACCGTATCTCCAGAAACAACAGAAATTAATAATATTGATGACTGGATAAGCTAATGATACAAAAGTATGAGAGCGTCTTCAATAAAACTCCTATAAGTATAGTAGATGTATTTCAAAATCAAGAATTAGTATTTTATACTTTTTTAGGAGTTTTCCCGAGTCGGGAGGTGAGGACGCTCTCACTTTTTAGGAAAGATAATTCACCAAATTGTAGGTTTGAATATTTTGACAGTTTATGGTGGTTTGTAGATAATGCTACTTATAAAGATAAATTATATTTTAATTGTATAGAATTAGTTATGTATATGCATGATATAGACTTTAAAAGTGCTTTAGAAGTTATAAAATCTAGAATTAATATCAAAGGTAAGACAGAAACTATAAGTGCTCCTATATTTGATAATAAAGATGATTATGGTATTAAAATTAAGATTACTTATGATGAGTGGAAAGAGTCTAATTATTTCTCTGATAATTATTTTATTAACCACCATTATTTAAATAGTCAGCCTTATTATAATATAAATACTTATTGGACTAATAGTAAAAGTAGCCCAATTTTAAAAAAGAATAAGTTTGGATTACCTAAAAATAGAATAGCTTATTACTTTGAAGATAGTAACAAGATAAAGCTTTATTTTCCTGATAATAATTTAAATGATATTAAGTGGTATTCTAATGCTACTGAAAAAGATTTATTTGGATGGCATAGAATAGGGGATTATTTAATCTCAGAAAACTCTGCATTATTTATAACATCTTCTGGAAAAGACGAGCTTATGATAAATTATTATTTAGATGGGCAGTCTATTGCATTACAAGGGGAGACTATATATAAATTACCAGAAGATAAATTATGGATTATTAAATGGTTTGATCCTATTTATATATGGATGGATGCAGACGAAGCAGGAGTTCGTTGTACTAGAAGACTATCTAAATTCTTAAAAAAAACATTCCCTACTAAAAATATAGTAGAGTTATATCATAATAAAAGAGAAGGAAAAGATATTTCAGAAATAATAGGTAATACAAATAATGAAAAAAACGCTAAAGAAAGACTAAATAAAATATGGAAAAGCTTAAAAAGGGAGATTCTGTAGTAATCTCCAAAAAATCATCATATTATGACCCCAGCGGAAGAGACCCAGGTAATCCTATTAATACAATAGGAGTTGTAGAAAACATTAGAGAAAGAGCTACAGATTATAGAATTGAAGTAAGATGGAAAGGAAGTTTTACAAATAGTTATAGTGATAAAGATCTGGAAAAAGTTGACACTTCTAATATTTTAGAAAAATATGCAAAGTATAAATCTATTCCAAGCATAAATGAGATTATGCCTAAAGAAAATAGAGTTGATATTAAAGCTTTATCAGACTTTAACTCTTTTGAAGAAGCAGGATTAGATTATGAATCTGCTGCTTTATTATTAAGTAGTTATGAAACAGCTCTTAGAAGACTTGAAGAAAAAAATGAGTTCTTGGAAGAGTTATATAACCAAGAACTACAAAATCTAGAAAAAGGCAAAGTTGACAAAATTCCAGAAAAAGGAGAAGATAAAATGAGTGTTTATACTCAATCTCCAGCACCAACTAAATTAAAGTCAAAGTCTCCAAAAGTCAAAGTTATGGAAGGTGACAATTCTCGTTATAGAACATTTCCTAACGTAAGTACTAGTAGTACTTTAACTTCAGAAGAATACTCGCAAATATTAAAAACAGTAAGAGAAACGTATGGTAAACCAAATAAACCTACTAATATAGTAGTAGAAGGTGATGAAGAGTCTTATTATCCTGAAGATTTTCTTGAAGATGACGAAATATGAGTAAGCTTGAAAAATTAAATATAGACAAAAGTTGGCAAGATATATTAGAACCTTGGGTAGAGTTTAAGGAAGGGAATTTAAAACAAATTTTACAATATTTAAAAGGTTTAGAAGTAGCAGGGAAAACAATCTGTCCAGCAGATAAGTACAATATATTTAGAGCTTTTTCCTTGCCTAAAAATAAAGTAAGAGTAGTTTGGTTATTACAAGACCCATATCCTAACCCAAGATTAACCAACGGAATCGCGTTGTCTGTCCCAAAAGGAGAAATGTCTCCTTCTTTGGAAGCAGTAAAGGACGAGTTATTTAATTACATTCCAGACTTTACTATAGACGATAGATTTGATGAAACTTTAGAGTTATGGACAGAACAAGGAATTCTTATGTTAAATAGTGCTTTAACTTGTCAAGCATTTCAACCTAAGTCTCATACAGAAATGTGGTATCCCTTTATTAGCCACGTTATAAAAGAGTTAAATAAAGAGACTGGACTTATATTCGTATTTTCTGGGAAAGTGGCTCAAACCTTTTCTAAATACGTTACAGGTAATAATCACGTTATAAAAACTTATCGCCCAGCAGCAGACAAACACAAAAGTTATAAAGATGAAAAATTATTTGTAGGCAATGATTTATTTAAGCAAATAGACGATATTATAGAAAAAACAAATGGTTCTGAATTTAAAATCAAATGGTTAAAAGATGAAAGTACTTAAATACCACGATCATACTGCTTCTGTAGGGTTTAATTTTATAGGAGAGATGGATAATCTTAATCCTAACCCAGATTTAATTATTTTTACAGGAGGAGCAGATGTAAATCCAGGATTATACGGAGAAAAAAAGCATCCTTATACTGTAGTTAACTTGGAAAGGGATAAGTTAGACTTAGAAAAATTTGCTGAATTTAGAACTACCCCTAAACTTATGATTTGTAGAGGAGCACAGTTTGGGTGTGTTATGGCAGGAGGTAAACTTATTCAACATGTATCAGGTCATGGGTTAAGAAGTACTCATGAAATAGAAACTTTTGATGGAAAGAAACTAGAAATTACTTCTACGCATCACCAAATGATGTATCCTTGGGATGTAAAGAATCATTATATATTAGCCCATACTTTTAACCTTTCTGATACTTATCAAGGAGAAAATGAAGAAGAAATATTCAAGGCTGTAGAGTTACATAAAAAAGGAAAAGTAGTAAAGCCTCTTATTACAGAACCAGAAATTGTTTATTTTCCTGATATTAAAGCATTGTGTGTTCAAGGACATCCAGAGTATTATAATTGTCCTCAAGAAACTAAAGATTATATAAAGTTTCTAACTAAAAAACTCGTAGAAGATGAATTGGAGGACTATATTTGGTCTAAAGAAGAAGCCTAAAAAGGGCAAACTGATAAAAAACATTAAATTTTTACATAAATTAAAAATGACAGAAATGAGTAAACCACTAATTGGAGTATTAGCACACAATCATAACGCACAAACTTTAGGATTTGGTAGTAATGCAGCTTATATTGAATTTGCAAGAAAATTTGGTAATGTAGTCTTAATTGACCCTGTTAATCCTGACCCTCTTCCTATTAACTTGCTACTTCTTCCGGGAGGTAGAGATGTTAATCCAGTACGTTATGGAGATGCTCCTAGTATTTATACACAGCCTAGTGACCCTCAGTATGAGTGGTTTTATACTCAAGTATTCCATAAGTATGTAGAGCTTGCTAGTAAAAACAAGCTGGCTATATATGGCATTTGCGCAGGATTTCAGAATTTGAACGTTGTATTTGGAGGAAAGATTAATCAAGATATTGACCAAGTACAATCTACAAAATGGAGAGGTGAGTTAGTAGATGATTTGCAGTTATTTGCAGAGCATCAACTATTTGAAGTACCTGAACATTGGATTACAGGCAAACGTAGCAGTCGTATTAGTAATACTACTATTTCTAATAGTTGGCTAAAGACAAATTCTATTCACCACCAAGGCGTATTTGACCACACTGTATTAAAGAAAAGTTTTATTGATAGAATCCCTTATAAGCATACTATGAGTCCAGAAATGGTTACTTTAGCTATTAATAAAGACTTTGGTAATGTAGAAGTAATGCGACATAAGTCTTTGCCTATTATTGCAGAACAAGCACATCCAGAAGAAAGAACTGACCCTGTTTATACAAATATGCTTATTAATTATTTGCTAGAAAAAGTAATGGGATGATAAGGGTTAGCTCAACTCAACAAGTATTACTTGTTTTATTTTTATTGTCTTCTTTGGGTTTATACTTTTCTGATTTTAGTGATGAAGCCCCTACTAGAATATTTTTAATAAGTTCTTTTTCAGTTATGGTTTTTATATCTATTATAATAATTACTGTTATAGGGTATGCATCAGAAGGCCCTGATTTAGAATTTAAAATGCCGCATTTATATATTGCAGACTACTTTAAAGAAAAAAAGCAAGAAAAAGAAAAGAAAGCTAAATTATATGATGCTTTATATCACGCGAAAACAAAAGAAGAAATTGATTTAATTAATAAAAAATTAGAACATCTTGAAAATTAACAATCCAACTTTTGGCACTGACTTTGAAATGTTTTTGAAGGATAAAAAAGACAATTTTATTAGTGCTATAGGACGTATTGGCGGTACTAAAGAAGAACCGCTATCTATTGGAGAGAGGTGCTTTCGTCAAGAAGATAATGTAGCAGCAGAGTTTAATATTCCTCCTGTTAATAATAAGAAAGACTGGGAATATTATATAGATTATTGTATTAATAAAGTACAATCTGACATTTTAGATGCTCAGGATTTAAATTTAGTTGCTGAGTCTGCAGCCTATTTTTCAGAAGAGCAGTTAAATCATCCTAAAGCCCAAGAGTTTGGTTGTACTCCAAGTTTTAATGCATGGAGTGGTAGTACTTATCATATTAGAAAAACTGAGAATACTCTTAGAACTACAGGATTTCATTTACATGTAGGATTTAATTATGATCCTGAAGGAGATTTGACTCTTCAGGATGTATTTGAACTTATGAAATATTTTGACCTTTACTTAGGTGTACCTTCAATTTTAATTGAACCTGCTAATGCGCGGCGGGAGCTTTATGGAAAAGCTGGTGATTGTAGAGCTAAAGATATAGCAGAAAAGAATTTACTTATTGTAGAATATAGAACACTGGGAGGTTATATGCTTAACTATAAAGGTTGGGTATACGACCAAATGATGAAGGCAATAGAAGCTTTTGAAAAGAAAGAAGAGTTGAATCCTGCTATTGAGGATGCTATTAATCAGTCCAATATTCAACTTGCAAAACAAATTGTAAAAGATTACAAAATTAAACTACCTGAACATGTCAGCAGTACAGTCAATGCCTAAAGTAGCAGATGTTAAAACAACAAGAGTATTTGTATATGGTACTCTTAGAGTAGGACAAGATAATTATAAGTATCTACTAAAAGATAAAGCAGGAGCTAATTATTTGGGGCAAAGTACTATTAGGGGTTATAAAATGGTAAGCCTTGGTGGGTTTCCTGCTATTTTTAATACTGGAAATGAAGAAGATATTATCATAGGGGATGTATTTGATGTTAATGAAGAAGTAAATTCTAATCTTGATAGGTTGGAAGGATACCCTGGCTGGTATGACAAAGTAGAAGTAGAAACCAATGATTATGGCAAAGCTTTTGTTTATACAATGGATAAAGTCAGAGATAGTGAAAATCTTATTGAAAATGGAGATTGGGTAGACTATTATGGAAGCTAAAGTACAAAAAGATAAAAATAATAATGAGTACCATGGATTGGTAGTAGAAGACGGTAAAGAAATTTATCGTACTTCTACTACTAGTCTAGATTTTAATACTGCTTATACAAGAGCTTTAAATTGGATGAGAGCCTTTATAAAAGACAGAAGAGAAAAAGCAATAAATAATTCTAAGAGGGTAAAAAAGTATCGTAATAAAAATAAATAATGGCAATTAAATGGAAACAAGGGTATGTGAGGGTGTTTAGCAGACATCCTTCACATAATCCTCTCAGAAACGCAATAAAAACATTAGGGAAAAGAGTAATTCTTAGGCTAGGTAGTGTTACTAGCCCTAATTATATGCCTGATATTGAGATTAATACTGTAGAGAGTATAGAAAATACTAAGAATAAGTATACTATGAAGAAATTATTTCAGTCTGCAGGAGTACATTCTCCTAATTTTTATCCTTTGTTTAATACTCACGCTGGACATTGGGTAGATGGAGAGTTTAAACATATTAGTTTTAAAGATTTAAGTAATATTTTACCTTACCCAGTTCTAGCTAAGAAAACTTATCGTAGTAGAGGAATGGGTATGATGAAATTAAATAATCAAGAAGAATTTCTAGAATTTATAGAAGAAAAAGTTACTAATAACAGACGGCATGAAGCTAATCCTTATTATTTAGAAGAATTTAAGAATTATATTAAAGAGTATAGAATTCATGTTAGTGAGTTAGGAAATTATTTTTATACTTGTAGAAAAGTATTAAGACAAGAATTTGCAGGAACAGACAATAACTGGTATCGAAATGATGCTAATAGTAATTGGTTGTTAGAAAGTAATGAAGCTTTTGATAAGCCAGATAATTGGGACGACATTGTAAAAGATTGTCAGAAAGCCAGAGAAACATTAGGACTAAGTATATGTGCTATGGATGTAAAAGTAACTAAAGATGGAAGGTGGGCTATTTTAGAGGCTAACTCAGCACCTAGTTTTGGAGACGTTACTGTAGAAAAATATCTGTTAGAAATTACTAAGATTATCTTTAGTAAAAATAATTAATTTAATAACAAAGTAAAACTAAAGAAAAAATATGTGTAATTTATCTGGATATATAGGGAAGAATCCTAATATAGACAAGTTAAAGCTATTATTAGCTTTAGGAAGAACAAGAGGTACAGATAGCGTAGGCATTAATATTAATGGAGAGGTAGAAAAAGCTGTAAGTAAAAACTACTTAAAGCACGGAGATTCTTTAGAGTTTATTCCAGAAAATTACTATCTTTATAAAGAGTTAGTTAAACCAGGAGAATATAATATTATTATGCAGCATAACAGGAAAAAAAGTAGTGGTTTAGTTAAATTAGAAGCTGCTCATCCCTACGTTATTGAGTACGAGAAAGAAGACGGCAGCAAGCATAATTTATATTTTATGCACAACGGTACTATTACAAATATTCACCAATTGTGCCGTAAATTCGGCTATACTGCTAGTGATTACGAAACAGACTCAGAAGCACTAGCATATTTAATTTTAGAAAATGGTGCTGAAGCAGTATTGCCTTGGTATGAAGGTGGGGCTGCCTTGGTTTGGTACTATGATGAAGATCCTAAAACAGTTTATATGTGGAAAGGAGCAAGTCCTAAAACATATGGCAATTATTATAGTGCTTATCAAAGTACTACTGAATTAGAAGAAGAGAGGCCTCTTCATTATTTTCATATGGATGACGGAACTTACTTTTCTTCTCTACAAGAACATATGCACGCTATAAATGATGGTAGATTAAATTATGATGAGAATCCAGTTTATATGATTTCAAATAATAATTTATGTAAGTTTGTAGATGGGCAGATGGTAAATTCAAAGCTTATAGAAAGAAAGACTATTCCTGTAGCAAAACCAAAGACTGTAGCTTCAACAGCTACTAATTACTATAGCAGTAAAACAGAGTTTAACAAAGACTTTGATTCAAGTAGTCCGGCTAATAACCGAATTTCTTTTAATGGGTATTCTTATCAACACGAAATTAGAAGAACTACTTCTTCTACGTTTAAGAAAGCAGATGGTGTATACAGTCTAGACATTAATGGTTATATAACAGCAGCATCAGAGAAAAAGCATGTTAAACTGTTTTACTTTATTAACGGCTATTTAATAAAAGATGCAGACACTTATACCGTTCTAAGAGAAAAGAAAGCTAATAGTGCAGACTTGGAAGATGTACATCATCTTTCCTGTTGGTCTGATATGTCTGGAAACAGATATTATAATGGACAAAAAATAGAAGGAAAACTTATCAAACCTTTATTTAGTGATGTTTATATTCAAATAGGAAAATATGGTAACTTCCTATCTGCACTAAAGTTTGATAGGGCTTTAAGAGAAGGCTTGCTTTCTACAGATCAGCTTGCCTTTGAGTTCTTTTGCGATTGCTATCATTTAAGTCCTGCAGCAGCACATCCTTATACAGTTAATACTTATGCTAAAAAAGACTTAGGTTGGGAAGACTTTACTATAGATTATTTTAGATACTATCTTCCTGCAAATAAAAAACCCCACGAGATTAATCAAAAGTATAAAGATGCTTATGAAAATTTCATGAATTCTAGTCTAGATAAAGAAAAACCTACTTTGTTATTGCCTACAAAAGAAACAAAAGAAGTTAAAGACACTAAGAAGACAAAAGATGAGGAAAGACAGAAATTTTATGAAGATTTATTTGGACTAGATGAAGACGACGAAGACGATCTTGCTTCTTTTAACGAAACTTTTAAACAAAGATTTGTTGATAAAACCCAAGCTAATACTTGGTATTATATTTACAGAACAAAGTTAAAGTATCAGTATAATCCAAATTGGGGGCTTGATGAGTTTTGGATAACACAATATAAAGAAAATAGTAAAAATTATACAGAGGGAAATAAAAAAGAAAAATCAGATACAAAAGGAGAAAAAGTTATTAAAGCAAAGTCTAAGAGAAAAAGTGGAAAAGTAGTGAATTTAAATGATAACAATTATGACTTACCTTTTGGTTATGAAGACTCAGTTGTAGCTGGTTTAGAAGAGCAAAATCTATTAGATCAGGCAGAAGAATTATTTTTAAAAGATTATGATGATTTATTAGATAAGCATGTAGAAATTTATAACTCATATTATGAATTTAATTTTGGATATGAGGATAACTCTACTAAAGAAAAATGGGAAAGATTAGATGCCAGCAGAAAAATATTAGAGGGACGCATTACAATTGAATAATTATAAAATAAAAATAAATAATGAAAATGGATAAAATAGTAACTTTTGATGGTTCTGTTGCACAAAAGTCTGAATGTAGGTTTATTAAAGGAGACTATTATAAGATAGGCAATCCAAGTATTAAAGATTCTGGGCAGTGTTTTAAACTCTTAAATAATACTACAGGGGAAAGTAAATATTATAGAATTAACTCTGGATATGTAGAATTTGACCACGAACAAAATGAATATGTTTTGAAAAACCAAGAAAACCTAATTCAGGGGTATGTAGATAAGAAAGGTACAATAGGATTTTTTACCCCTAATCAGTTTAAAAATGTTTATGTACAAACAGAAGCATCATTAACTGGGCGTACAGGTGTGCCATCTACAGGCACTCCTTGTATTGATGCTGAAACTGCAGAAGGCTTTGCAGACTTTCATAGCCTTGTAGACGGATTTTATTATTATTTAAACCCTAATTATAGTGAAGAAGAAATTAAATTAGAGAAGGCGTATCATGAAAAATATAGAAGAAGGACGTCAACTAGAAAAATTTTATATAATAAGTTTGAGGAAAGTTATAATGCTGCAGAATCTAATATGTTTAAGTACATGATAGATACTTTTGAAGAAAGCCCTATAGATATTACAGAAAAAGCTAATCAAATTCATAGCTTATTAGGAGGACTAAGTTTTGGATATGAGTGTGAAACAAATTCAGGCAGAGTACCTGAAAAAGAACTTTATTTAAATGGAGTATTACCACTTAGAGATGGATCTATAAATGGACACGAATACACAAGTATTCCTCTAAGAAGCTCCAAGGGTGTCCAAGCTATGATTAACTTTTTTAATGTAGCAAAAGATTATTGTGGAGTAGATCAATCCTGTAGTCTACACTTTCATATTGGTAATGTATTTAAAGGACTATCTTTACAAGAAAGAAAAGAACTTATGATTGCTATTTATATGCTGTATTACCAATTACAAGGCGAAATTTGGGAAATTGTGCCTCCTTATAAGCGCAGTAATGATTATTTTAAGACAAAACGTGACTTTAAAGACCACTGTCAGCCACTTAGAACACTGGGCTTAATGCACAATAGAATTATTACCAGAGAAGGGGAGATAGATGAAAAAGAGCTAGAACGTAGTTTTGCAGACCTCTTTAGATTCTTAAATGACGGTAGGCCTGCATGTTCTGATTATAATATTAAGACTAGAACACATCATAAAGCAGGAGCTGCTAAGTGGAATATTACTAGTAGGTATTATGCTCTAAATTTATATAATGCAGCATTTTCTAAATCAGATACTGTAGAATTTAGAGCATATTCTGGAACAGTAAATCCAGATAAAGCAGTTAGCCTTTTATTAATTAGTGCTGCTATTATTAGATTTGCTAAAGAAAACACTAGAGAAATTCTCGCCCATAAAAATAAGTATAATTTAGAAGACATAGTATATTGTTATACTGATAATTTTGGACAAGAAAAAGGAAATAAATTTTATGAATTTGTAGCACAATATCTTATTAACTTTATTAGAGAAAGAAAGTCTAAGTTTCTTAATGCTTTCTTTGCAGATGATTTATATGCTAATGAGTTTAAAGATGACTATAAATTTTCATTTTCTTGGGCTAAACAAAAATTATATGAGTAGAGGAAAAAATGCTAGAAAAAAAGGCCACGATTTAGAAAGATATAGAGCACGTTTTTGGCGTGCTCTTGACTTTCCCTATTGTAGAACTAGTCGTGCAGAAAGTAGACTTATGGATGATTGCGGCATTGATATTACAAATATTCCATTCTTTTTTCAATGTAAGTCAGGTTATGAAAATAACCCTCCTAAGTATGAAATAGAGTACAATAATATTAAGTTTAATCTAGGAGAAAACTTTCCAGAAGGGCACGAACATCACAATGTACCTATTATACTGGAGTGGAAAAGGGATAGAAGTGGCCCAAAGCATCCAGAAAAATGGACTTGGACTATGGATTATATAACAGCAGAAAAAATTATGACGGATTATTACAAGATGAAAGAATTACTAGAAAAAAACGGAATTGAATATGAAAGTAATTACTAATGAAAAAGAATAAATTACAAGAGATTGAAGAATATTTTGAGACTGCGGCAATGTCGCAGTCTCTTTTATTAAGATATTCTAATCACCCCAGATACTTTGAAAGGGAGAAAAAGAAACAAAAAAGGAAAGAAAGAGAATTATATTATGAAGAGAAACAACATTTCTTAGATGGTAGTGCTGTAGACGTACTTCTTACTATGCCAGAACATTTTGAAGATTTATATTATATTGATAAATTAGAAATTAAGCCTAGTGATATTGTTATGTCTATAATTAAGTATTTAGCAGATCATAATATTTCTATAGATGATACTGAAACTATTAGAGAAGTGGCTAATCAACATTCTTATGGTCAAAAATGGAGTGATGAAGTATTACAAAGTAGAATTATTAATGGAGGTACTTCTGGAAAAGGTTTAGTAGAAAATTTAGGTAGGATATATTACTCACATTTAGAAAAAAGTAGAGGAAAAGAAATTATTAGCAAAGAGGAAGAAAGTAGAATTCAAGCTTGTGTTAATGGTTTTAAGAATCATCCTAATACTGCTTGGATATGGAATAATACTGATCCTGAAATTGAAATATTATTTCAAGTACCAATCTATTCTAAACTTACTCACAGAGGCTATGATTTGCCTACAAAAGGACTTATTGATATATTAGTTATCAACCATAGTAAAAAAGAAAAAGTAGTCTCAGAAGCCTTTAAATTAAGTCCTAATACAGTTTTAGAAATAGATATTAAGACTACTTCTGGATATTTAGATAATTATGACTTTGATATTAAGAAAAGGAGATATGATATTCAACGTGCTTGGTATAAGAGGTTAATAACTTCTAAGTACATACCTAGTAATAAATTATTTTTTACTGTACCAAGTTTGCCTAAGCCTTTTATGTATGGATATTCTTCTCCTTGTATAATTGTAAATAGTTTTGTTGAGCCAGACTATCCTAAAGTTTATAAATTTAGTTATGATGATATGCATTTTGCTAGTATGGGTAGAAATGTTTACAGTAGTGGTACTATTTTAGATGAAGAAGGAGAAAAAACTACAATGGAAATATTATTTAATTATAAAAACCCAATTATAGGAATACACCAATTACTAGACAGATATGTTTATTTTGAAGAAAATGGTTATATTTGGGAAGAAAGGGAAAATAACGGAGTAGAAACAACAAATTTGTGGCATGTACAATCCTAAATCAAAGTTAAACTTAGTTTCTAAGGGGGTTTATAAAAATAAAACTCTTAGGTACATAGTTCCCACTTTAAAAAGTTATGGTAAAGAGTTTGTAGAAAAACTTAGTAAGTTATCTTATAGAGGATTTACTATAGGAGATTTAAATTATTCTGATAGCTTATCAGATTATATATTTTGTATAGTATCAATAAATAATTATAAAGCATTTAATGAATTACTGGATTATTTAGAAAATAAAGATTATTATGTTACTGATTATATATATAGTCTTACTAATAAATTACATTGTATTGTATTAAAGAATCCTAGACCAGAAGTTGTTGATAACTTTTTAGTAGGAAAATATAGTAAAATGTATAGTGAGGAAGAAATTAATAGATTTTTCCTAAAAACTGTAACTATTAAGGGAGTAGAACATTATACAGAAGTATACGCTATTCTTACTAAAAGACCAGAATATCAAAATAAATTTATAGAAAATATTTATAAAGACTTTGGTACTCAATTAGATTTAGTATCAGAAGACATGGAGTTAGATTATCCTCCTATACAATCAGAAGAAATACTTAATTTAGAAAAAGATAGTTTATTAGATTTAATTCTAACCCAAAAAAATATTCTTTATGGAGTTAGCAGTTAACATTACTAGACCTAATACTAAAATAGATACTTATACTCCTAGAACTTTTGTTATAGGGGATATACACTCAACATATCTTGCTTTAGCTGACCTGATAGATAAAATAGGTCTTAGAGAAAAAGACACTCTTATATTTTTAGGAGATTACATTGATGGGTATCCTGATCCAGTAAATACTATAAAATATATTATTGATCTTAGTAGTCAATATAATGTAATTAAGATTAAAGGAAACCATGATTTATTTTTAGAGAGGTATTTAAAAACTGGTATTCCTCCTTATGGTTGGTTTACTAACGGAGGAAAAACAACTTTTAATCAAGTCAAGAGTTATTTAAAAAATAATCCTCAAGAATATGATTTATTTATGGACTTTTTTAATAGTCTTCATAATTATTATATAGATGATAATAATAATCTTTTTATTCACGGAGGATTTGATTATAAAAAGTCTTTATATGAAAATAAAAGATTTTATGGAGAAGAAATATTTTATAATGATAGAGAATTAGTTCAAAAGGCCTTTAATTTACATAACAGCAATAAAAACAAAGTAAATTTTTTACCTACACAAGAAATGTTTAAAGAAATATTTATAGGGCATACTACTACAGAAATTTATGATAAAAAAGAATATAAGCCTTTAAACTTTTTAAATGTATGGTTGTTAGATACAGGAGCAGGATGGACAGGTAAATTATGTGCTATGGATATAAATACCAAGGAATATTGGATGTCAGATTTTACTAGTACTTATTACCCTACCTGGCAACACGATTAATAATTAAATACCAAACCAATGAAAAAAATAAGAATATACTGGAGATACATAATTAAAGTCTTTAGTATATTAATAACTAAGGGGTATTATAAAGTAAAGACTCCAGAAGATGCTTCTGATTTAACTTATGAAACTGATACTGTAGTTGTCAGCGATCATAAAGTTATAGAAGAAAAAATTAAAGAAGGTACTATTAGTAGAAAAGACAATTGGAAAATATTTGTAATTCTAGATGCAGGGCATGGCCCAACTACTTCAGGAAAAAGAAGTCCTGTTATGGAAAATAATAAAGTATTCTATGAATGGAAATTTAATTTAGAAATAATAAATAGAATTTCTTATAAATTAAAGTCATTAGGAATTCCTCATGATATTGTAAATAAATACTTAGACCCAGACCATGGAAATGCTTTAAAAGAAAGAGCGTTTATTATTAACAATTTAATAATTCCACCTAAAGACTTATTTCCTCTAGTAATATCTCAACATGCTAATGCTTGGGGAACTAATTGGAATAGTGCCAGTGGAAGTGAGGTGTGGGTTTATTATAATGGAGATAAAGATAGTAAAGCACATAAGGATAGAGTAGATTTAGCTAGTGTATTTTTAAAACATTATATTAAGAATTTAAAATTAAGAAATAGAGGAGTAAAATATAGACTTATAGATCAGTTTTATTTACTTAGAAAAACTAAATATTTAACTATCTTTTTAGAGCCTGGATTTATGACTAATAAAAAAGAAGTAAAATTTTTAGATAGTGAAAAAGGAAAAGAATTAGTAGTACAATCTTTTGTAGATGCAATAATTGAGATAAATAATAAAATTAAAACATGATAAGCCAAACAACTGCAATGATTATAGCTATTGTAATAGGAGTAATAGCTATACAAATTTTAGAATATAAATCTAGGGAAAATGAATAATCTAATCGGTGTTACAGGACTTAAAGGCTCAGGCAAAGATACAGTAGCTAAAATTATAAATACTCTCCATCAAAAGCAATATAAAACAAAAAGATTTGCCGACCCACTTAAAAGATTTGTAGCAGATATACTAGGCGTGTCTGTAGAGAAACTTGAAGATAGAGAATTTAAAGAAACTATTTTAGGTAAAGAATGGTGGATTTATCAAAATCCTGATACTGGTGAAATATATCCTTATACAGACCCTCCAATGTTTAAAGATCACCATAAGTTGATTAAGCTTACTCCTAGAATTTTTATGCAATTAATAGGCACAGACGTAGGCAGAGTTATACATCCTCAAATGTGGGTTAATGCTTTGTTTTCCAGTTATACTAAAGATAGTAAATGGATTATAGTAGACACTCGCTTTGATAACGAGGCTAAAGCTATTAAAGACAGAGGTGGGATAATTATCAAGGTGGAAAGAGATGTAGGTATTACAGATACTCATGCATCAGAGAAAGGTATATCAGATGAATACATAGATATAGTTATTGATAATAATGGGAGTATGGAAGAATTAATTGAAAAAGTAAAGACTGCATTATATGCCAGCTAAGATTAAAATTAAAGTACAATATCCTGATGGTAGTTTTACTATATATGAAAGTATTAGAGAAGCTGCTGAAGGAGAAAATATAAGTTATGCATCGTTAAGGTTTTTATTAGCTACATCAAGTAAAATATGGTACAAGAAAAAACTATATATTTCAAAACTACAGTAAAATGATAAGATATAGTCTATTCAAAAAAGCAAAAGATAACCTCTTATCTAAAGAAGATTTAAAGATGACAAAGATTAATAAACATATGTTCAATAAGTTTATAAAGTCTGGAGATTTAGCTAGAGAACATTTTGATTATGATAGAGGGTATTATGATGTGAGTATATATTATTTTTTTGATAGAGGTAAGCACTTTTGTCGTGTATGGTTTGGTACTATAGACGACGGAGATTTTGGATCTTGGAATAAATGTAATACAAAGAAAGCTGCATTAGAATTAGTTATAGCAGTAAAAAATAGATTTTCTTCAATTAATATTTGTCCTTCACAAAAAGAATTAAACAGTATATTTAAAGATTTGGGGGTTCAATTTAAACACGAATAAAAGTATATATAAAATGAAAGATCCAGAAGAACTACCAAAAGACGCTAAAATTGAGAAGACTAAGAAAGGTACAAGCTATAGTTATTATGATAAGCGAAAAGGAACTACAGTCTATGGGTTTACTCCTAAAAAGAGTAAGAAAAGTAGACTGAAAAAGCATTTAAATAAGTTTGTTCAATTATTTGATTTCAGAGAATTACAAAAAATATTCATATGAAAGATATTAAAGAATGCAGAGTTAAGAATTGTACAAAAGTAGCTTTGCCTGGCAAGGTCTACTGTATTAAACACATTCAGGGACAGCGACAAGAGCGTCCTATCAGACCATCAAGCTCATATGGGACAGTTAAACAAAAAAGAAAAAGTACTAAATAATCTGACAATAGTGTCTGGAATAGGCATGTTTGTACTAACTGTAATAGGTTGGAATTATTGTTATACAACTATGGATTTTATAATTTGTACAGCTTTTATTCCTACAGGTATTATGTTAATTGCTATTGGAAAAACATTAAACAATGATGGCTAGAGATTACATGGTAGTACTTACTATCTTGAGTGGTTGGAAGATAGTACCTTATACACCTTTAAATAGATTACAGTATGGTACTAATCACTTTATAGGTAGTTATGAAGATTGTGAACTACAACTTAAAAACAAGCAACAATGATTGGATGGATCAAACGTTGGCTAAGCAGACGCTGGCCTTTCTATATGCCTAAGAAATGGGTAGATGATACTTATGACTATGACATGAGAGCTAAGGGTATAGACCCTGAACAGCATAAAAATGATTTTCTAAACAAACTAAACGACAGATTAAATGGAAACAATTAAAGCTTTCTTTATTGTAATAAGTACTACTATACTTACTACATTCGCTATCTATGCTACAATGGATAAAGATAGATGCAATATGCCTACTAAAGAAGAACTGACTGCTATATACAAGTCAGGATATTGGGCTGGTGCTGCTGCTGAAGCACACAGAGCTAATATGATAGGTGTAGATACATTTGATATGGACTCAGCTTTTGTCCATGACAGCCTGCGATTTTCTAAACTAATAAATAACTAAATGAAATATTTAATATTTGTCTTTACGCTACTATCTACAGTAGCTAGTGCTCAAGTACAAAGTCTACATGGCAATTATGTAGATTGGGGTGGGGATATTCGGTATACATCTATGGATGTACATATTTCACATTCTAAGATTGTAGTAGTAGACAAGAATGTACTATATATCCAACCTATAGCTAGTGTAGATACATTGTCTATTTCAGAGTTTTATACTAAGGTTAAATATGTAACTGACTATGGTAATCAGTTTATTGTAGAGCATAATCCTGTCGGTATTGAGACAGTAGATTTTATTCTACCAGACAGTACCATAATTAAAATTCGGGAAATCTTTTATGATTATAATCAGGGTACTAGCGGCTATTAGTTTATTAGCAGGATTGTTTGCTATTTTATCTATGTTTAAGTTTAGTCCTTATTTAATAGTAGCAACTATATTAATAGGCAATCCTGCTTATAAACTTTACAAAAAAATTGTATTTATATGCGCAAGATTAATAGACTCATCAATAAATGATACTCTATGACAGATAATGAAATTGAAGAAAAACTTAAAAATTATTCTGAAAATGAAATAGTTGCTTTTTGTAGTGACTACTATACAGAAGGAGATGTTTTAATGTGGTTAGCAGAAGGTATTAATTATGACTTAATTTACGAGTGCATAGAAAGAAATGAATTATGGGATTAATTACCCATAAACCACGTAAAACTATTAGAATAGACCCAAACAATAGAAGTAGTGACTTTATTCTAAGCTTTGGAAACGGCTGCTTATTTAATTGTCATTATTGTACTTGCAGAAGATTTAAACATAAAGGAGTTAATATACCCACTAATGTAGATGAAATATTAGAAGCAGCAGATAGATTTCAAGAAAAATTGCCAGTTAAAATTCCTAATCAGATTAGTCGTGACTTTTATATGTTTGATATTTCTTGCACAGAAGACTTCTGTCTACATGCTAAATATTATGATTGGAAAAAGATATTTAATTTCTTTAAAGAGAGGGATTCTATAGGAGCTACCATGGCTACTAAGTATGTAAATTATAATTTATTAGACTATAACCCCAAAGATAAACTTGGTAGAAGTAAAATTAGAATTAGGTTTAGCCTAATGCCTCAAGAATTATCTTATATTTTAGAGCCTAATACTAGTCTTATAGAGGAAAGAATTATGGCTATTAATACATTTAAGAAAGCAGGATATGAAGTACATATTAATTTTAGTCCTATAATCCTTTCTAAGGGTAGTTTAGAGCTATATAAGGAACTTTTTAGACAAATTGATGCCATACTACTAGATAAAGAAAATATAGCCTCAGAATGTATCTTTTTAACTCATAGTGAAAGGTTACATAATTATAATATAGATAATGGATATTTTGAAGCAGAGGAATTATTATGGAAACCTGAAATTCAAGAATTGAAACAAAGTCAATATCAATCTAATGTATTAAGGTATAATTATAAATTAAAACACAAAGCTAAAAATACTTTTATAGAAGAATATAATAAAATAATACCTTATATACCTATTAGATATATATTTTAAATAAATAACTATGACTGAAGAAAAGAAAAATAGACTCAAAGAGTTTTATAAGCTGAATGATACAGAGCTTTCTAATATAATAAGCTGGATTGAAAATATTTTGACAGATCAACATTATGATAAGACTGGCAAGTTATCTTTTATTCAAGTAGGCTTAATAGATGAAATTATTAAAGACGCAGGTTTTGAATTGATTGAGGCTGATATTAATGGTTATCAAGTAGACTTTTGGAATACTTACAAGAAAGACAACCAGGTGTTTTTATTATCAGGCTCTTTATATTATGGTGATTTTAAACTACAAAAGAAAGAACATGAACATTAAAGAAAGTAACAAGCTTATAGCTGAATTTATGGGAGCGCACTCAAGAGTATCAGATAAATATGGTGAATTATTTAGATTTGATAATAGAGGTGGAGAGTATGGAGAAAATGCTCTGCCTATAAGGTATCACCAATCTTGGGACTGGCTTATGCCAGTTGTTGATAAGATTGATACTATGGATTTATCAAATATACAAGCTTGTATTAACGGCACTTTAGGTAAGCCGACAGGAGCTTCAATGATAATGTATGATGATAGAAGTTATATATGTGTAGATGGGGTGGGGACTCTTTTGAATGTATTTAATACCAATAATAGACTTTCTAATACTTACGAGTGTGTAGTAGAGTTTATAAAATGGTACAATAAAAATAAAAATAATGTCAACAATAACAACTCATAGCTACTGTGTAGTTAAAGACCATGACTTTGTAGTAGGTGATAAGATGGATGTAGTTAGTCATTTCGTAAGTTGGAGAATAGATAAAGAGAGACAGCTGTGGTATAAAATGAAAGGGTATCAAGACGTAAAAGGTTTTTCTTATGATACTGACTGGACTCACACAGATATGATTAAAGATGCTGTAGACTTTTTGTTTAATAAGTTAAAGAAAACTCCAGGCTATAAAGTATTTAGAGACATTGGGTTTTAAAATATAAAATAATGAATGAACAACTTGTATCTTTTGAAGTAGCTAAGTTAGCTAAAGAAGTAGGATTTAATTGGAAGTGTAATTTTTATGATGAATATATTACAGTATATGAAGTACAAAATGTAAAATATAATAGAAAAAAGTTTGGAATTTATGAAGATTGGAATCATAAAAAATATGGAAAAGCTTTTACTAGTTTGCCTACACAATCATTATTACAAAAATGGCTCAGAGATATACATGGTATAGCAGTACATATTAGCACAGATATTACACTTAGTTGGATTTATACTATCCAATCATTACATCCACAAGCTACATATACAGGACTTACTATACACTCTGAACAAGTATTTAGTACTTATGAAGAGTCTCTTGAGAAAGGTCTTTACAGAGCTTTAAAATTAATTAATAGAAAACCAAACTAATGACATTACAAGAGTACAAACAATTAGCTCCTAATACAATGAAAGAAATGGATTATAAAGACCAGCAAATACATTTAGTATTAGGAATATCAGGAGAATTTCTTAGTGAAGTAGCCCCTGTTCTTTCTGGGGGCATTATAAATAAGACAGAACTTACAGAAGAGTTAGGAGATATGATGTGGTATGTAGGATGTTATGCTAATATTAATGATATGTTTTTACGTGCTTATCCTACTCCTCCTATTGATAGTGTAGGAAAAATTATAGGAGACTTACTAGAAAATAGTAAGAAAGAGTGGGTATACGGAAAAGAGTTTAAAACAGTTGATAAAGAAAAGTATATTCAACAAATAGTGTTTTGGGTAAATCATATTTGTAATCAATTTGATATAGAATTGTCAGATGTTTTATCTTTAAATATAGAAAAGTTGCAAAAAAGATTTCCTAATAAATTTGAAGCAGACAAAGCAATTAATAAAAATACAGTAGCAGAACAAGAAATATTTAATGGGACTGACACCAAAACAGAAGAAGCAACTTCTGAAAGCTCAGAAGGAGCAGGAGAAAAATGATAAAAAAGCCAAAAAGAAGTGGTACAAAGAGAAATTTCAAAATAAAACTAACTAATGAAAATTGGAGAAACAATTGTTGAATTAGTATGATCCCCCACATTAATGTAATTAATTTTTTAAAGTGGGTAAGGGATAATTTTACTTTGTCTGTAAAAGATAGGGGGTGGATAAAAAATAATACAAATGATTTATATACAGAAAAATTAGTTTATAAAGACTATTTAAATAACCTTGATAATAAATAATAATGGGAACATTAAAAAGCAAAATTAAAGAATTTCTTAAGCCAGGTAGTAGTAAAAGATTAGAAAACCGAGATAATAGAGTAAAAGCAAAACAAAAAAGAGCTAAGAGAAGAGGTATGTGGGAACGCATTTGGAAAAGAGGATTAAAAAATAGTGATGAAGTTTAATAAATACCATAAAATTCCACAATTTAGAGACGTTGTTAGGACAGTTCAGCATATGGCACATTTTATTGGGCTAGATGAAGATAATCAGCCCATTTATGATAGTTTTATAAGAAAACCTATTTTAACTTTTACTGGTACAGTTAAATTACATGGTACAAATGCTATGATTACTTATACTCCTGAAGAAGGTATTAGAGCTGGTAAAAGAAGTAGTTTACTTCCTCCTAAAGAATATAGTGCTCATTTTGAATTTAATGGGTTTGTCTGGAGAAATGAAGGATATTTTACAAAAAAGATGCATGAATTATGGGAAAAATATTGCTCTCCTGGAGAGCAAATTACAATATTTGGAGAATGGGCAGGAGAAGGAATTCAAAAAGGAGTAGGAATATCAGAATTGCCTAAAGCATTTTATATATTTGACTGCAAAGTGAGAAATATAGAAACTAATTCTGATGTATGGATTGATGTAGATACTCCTGATTTTAATTTTGATCTAGATGGTGTTTACAATATACATAATTTTATTACTTATAAAGTAATTGTAGATTTTGAAAAGCCTAAAGAGTCTCAAAATGCTTTTATAGAGTTAACAGAATCAGTAGAAAAAGAATGTCCTGTAGCTTTAGAATTAGGTGCAAAAGATAATTTAATAGGAGAAGGTATTGTATGGACTACTTTTTGGAAAGGGGAAAAGCTTATATTTAAAGTTAAAGGAGAAAAGCATAGTAATACTAAAGTTAAAAAATTAGCTAAAGTAGATACAGAAAAGTTAGAATCAATAGATAAATTTGTAGAGTATGCCTGTACAGAAAATAGAATAGAGCAAGGTATTCAAGAAAGTAACGCTACAGAAACAAAGGATGTAGGGAATTTAATTAGGTGGGTAGCAAATGATATATTAGCAGAAGAGTCAGATACTTTAAAAGATAATAATTTAGAGTGGAAAGAAGTAGCAAAAGATGTAGCGACTAAAACTAGAAAGTATTACTTTGATAAACTAAATGAGATTTTATAATGCCTTGTGAAATATGTGGAAAAAAGAGCTGTACAAAAAGTTTTCATTCTGTAGAAACTCAAGAAGAATTTGATAATATAGCAGATAAAGTAAAAGATACTATGAGAAAAGAATTTAAAAAGTTATTAGATGATTTTTCTGACGAGTTATTAAACAGAGACTTAATTATAGAAACTGGTATTAATGTATTTATTGACTTATATAATCAGTACGATGATAAAATTGATTTACTATGAGTAAAATAAATAAAACTCTATTTAATTTTGACTTTGAAGGAAAAAATATTTATTGCAATATTAATTTTGAAAAGGAGTTTGTTAAAAATAATTTTTATGGAGATCCAGAAAAACTTATTAAAAGTTGGAAAGAAGACTTGTCTAAGTTACTTAATAAAAATAGTTTATTTAATACTAGCATTTATTTTTTTAAATATAGTAAAGGGAAAGAAACTTATATTATAGATATTTATGAACCAAACGGTAATTATGTTGTATTTAATGATGTATTAGCTGTTACTGGACATGAAAACTTAGTCTTAGTAGATTTAAATACTAAAGAATGGACAAAAGTACACACTAACTAAAATTGATTTACTATAAAAAGTGTGGAGAAAGGTAAAAATTAAATTACCTTTCTCCTTCTACTAAAAAATTTCTCCGCTAATTACTTTAGGTATATTAGTTTAATATAACCAATTTAAAGCTTTATATTTTAAGAATTGATTAGCTGAATCTGGATCTCTTAAAGACATACTACCTTTAACACCAGGTATTTGCTTTAATATATATCTTTCCCTTTTACTCATTCCTTTATAAGGGCCTCTCTCTACTTCTTCACTTCCCCAAATTAAATCCATAACATCAAGCATTTGTTCTACTTGTTTAGTACCAGCTACTGGACTATTTAATACTGTTAAAAGTTCCATATAAGGTACTGGAGTAGGAGTTAATGATAATGCAGAAGTTTCCAACAATACCCTGTTAGATAAATATGCTAACGCTTCTAATTGCCAGTTGTCATCATCATCGTCACTTGCGTTATTTATAATTTTAGCTACTACTGACATTATGCCTACAGCTATAATTTCTAACATAGCTCTACGAACAGCTTCTTTTTGATAAGGTTCAAATTCATCTAAACTAGTTAATAACTTTTTAAGATTTGCTACTCTATTTGGTTCCATTATAGTAGACTTCAGAATATTTAAAAATTCTCTATGGTAGCCTACTTCAATTTCACCTGTCATAAGATTAGTACCTTTAGCTTTATATCTTCTAGCAATACCATCAATTAACCAACCTCTATGCGTTGCCACTAATTGTCCCCAAGTAGACTGGTGTATTTTAGCTCTATCTAATTGAGTTAAAGTACCATCAGCTTTAGTGGCTAGATTATTTATAGTATAATCTAAATAATTTAAATCTGACTCTTTAACAACATTTTTAAATTCTTCTTTTACTACTAATTTATGGTTTTTAACTTCCATCATATCATATATAGAAGTTAGTTCTCCATATTTTTCTACTGGGTTTATAGTACCATTTTTAATAGCTTGGTTAAAATTAGCTTCAGTATAAAACTTGTCTTTATAAAGTTTATAATTAAACATTACTGCCAAAGATATATTAGCTTTCATAGCATAATCAGCCATACCATAGCCAAAATAAACTATATCACTTTTAGTAATTCTTTTTATTTTACTTTTGTCTAAGTCATCAAATATTTCATCAAAAGAATCTACTACTCTAAAATATTCTAGCATAACATTTAACTTATTATTCTTATTAATAGATTTAAATTCTTTAATAGCTTCAGGAAGACTAGTAATATACTCTCCCCAAGCTTTTTTCTTAGCATTTACTGTTGTATACTTACCTACTATATCTTCTATAAAACTATTAGCAACTCCGTTTATATAGCCAGACGCTATAGTAAAAAAGTTAAACATTAAGTTTACTCCTCTAATATAAGAATTAACTCCATTAGCTAATTTATTAACATTTACTTTTCTATTAATTAAAGGTATAGTAATATCTGCCTGCCCCTGCTTTTGCTTACCATAAACTTGCATTTCCATAAAAGTTTGTATCATTTTATAAGTATTAGTCTCTACTCCACTTTTTACTACACTGTCTTTTTTATATTTTACTTTACCAAACTCTTCTTTTACAATCTCTAAATCAGGTGCTATCTTAGACATCTCTTCATAATTATTAGCCATTTGACTATATTTAATTACAGAAGAAACTAAGTCTGTAGATACATTACCAGGGTTTTCTAACATTTTAGTAAAGTAAATAGGAACATACATCTTAACACTACCGTCTATTCTCTCATCTGGATTACCAAACTCATCATCATCTACTCTACTAAATATTTCATCTGATAATAATTCTTTTAAGTTTTCTTTATTTAAATTACCTCCAACAAGTAAGTCATTAAAAGACTTACTAATTTGGGGTAACATATAAGCATTTCTAGTACCCACTGGAATTTTATTATCCATTCTTTGTTTAGTATCTAATAATTCTTTAAGAGCTGCTTTTTCATTAACACTTAATCTATTATAATCTGAATTATTCCATTTAGAACTTGGCTGCATTCCAATCCAAGAGGGGTCATATTTATCATTATAAAATTTAGAATCTTTAGATAATTCTTTCCATTTTGCTTCTTTAATAATATACTTCTTATGTCTTGGTACTAAATGAGTAGCATAAGAGTAAGGAACAGATTTACCTTTGTAATTAGCATAATAATGTTTTGCTATGAATTCTTTTATTTTACCATCCCTTCTAGCTTTTTCCTCCATTTCTCTAAATTCAGCAGTAGTTTCTGTAGTAGCATAAAGTCCAATATTACTCTTCTTTCTATCCTTTTTAACTTGTTTATTCTCATATAATTCATTGGTAATACTTTGAATTTGCTTGTCTATATCTCTAATAATTTCTAGAGTAGTTTCAGGAACTTTAGAAAGATTAACTTCCATTTTTCCATTCTGAAATGGAGATAAAATTTCTTTCCTTTTCTTTTTTAAATGCTCAATATCATCTGATAATTTTTCTCCTTTTTCTAAGTTAGAGATAATATTCCAAAATGCCTTATCATAAACTTCCTCACTATTAGCTTTTAACCAAGCTTCATATTCTTCTTTAGTATATCTGTCTTTAGCGACTTTTCTCTCTTTTTCAAACTGCTCTTTTTTTACATCAAACTCTCTTTCTTTATTTATTTTTTCATAAAAAGCATTTAATTCCTTAGCAATTTCTAATTGTTTGCCTTCTTTTTTAGTACCATCTTCATTATATTCTTTAGATAATCTTTTTCTATCTATTTTTAAATCTTCTAGTTTGCTTAAATCAGTATCAGATAATAAATAATAATCTACATTACCATCTTCTGTTCTTACTTTATTTTCTATATCTTTAATCTGTACATCAATATATAATAAAGCCTCCCTAGTTTCTAAAGATAAATCATTCTGCATATCATAATAATCTGATGTATATACTCTCTCTGTATTTTCAGATAACCAAGCATTTTTTTCTTTTCTAAATTCTAGTGCTTTTTTAGGATCATAAGGTTCTCTTTGCCCTTCTTCTAATTTATATTTTTCTTTTAACTTGTCAAAAAATTCATCATATTCTTTATAAAATTCTGCTAGTCTATATTGAGTTAAGAAATAACCTGTTGCTTTACTTCCTTTAGTTTCTACTAATTTAGAAGTATCTACTACACCTAAGTCATTTATTACTTTATTTATTAAGTCTTTACCTAAATTTGAAGTATTACGTAGTATTTTTTGTTTTGCTTTAGCAACTAAAGTATATATAGATCTAGCTATAGGGCTAGATAAATCTCTAATACTACCAAACCAAGATTGTATAACATTAGCATCAATGTTTTGAGTATCAAATAATTCTTCTTTATTAAAGTCTTCTTCTACATTAGCATCACTATAAATATCAGATATAACATTTTTAGCCATTTCTGAATGTGCGTCTGTATGAAAATCTTCTACATCTTCTAATGCTGATATTAACCCTCTAATAATATTATCAATTTCATTTTGTCTCTCTTGAGAATAATTTGTAAATAGAGGAGAATAATTATTTTTCTTTTTAATTTCTCTTAATAATGGCATGTAGTAATCAATAAATTCTTTTAATTGACTAATCTTATTACTACTAACTTCTTTATCTCCTTTTCTAATTTCATTAATATATTGATTAGCTATTCTAACATCATCTTGTACAAAACCTAAAAATAATTCTAGTCCTTGTTCTTCTTCAGCTCTAGCTAATTTTTCTCTTAGTTTAGTAATAGTATCTCCTACCCTTTGAGTAGTACGTTGAGCAGCTTTTCTTTTTCTTAAAGAAGTAAGTCTAGCTTCTAATCTTTCTATAGCAGCATTTAAAGCCTCCTTTAAGTCTTTTTGCTGTTCTGCAGAGAAATATATGCCTTCTGTATTAAAGTCCGTTATAGAGCCTCTATTAGTCTTATTTAGCATATCATTAGTAACACTTTCTATATAACTATTTAGTTGCTCTGCCTTAGCTTTATTAGAGTTAAAAATACTTAATAATTTATTCCAAAGACTTTCTAAAGTTCTAAACATTCTATAAGAAATTCCTTCTTTTTGATTAGTAATAATATTATCTGCTACTAATTTACCTAATATTTCTTTTCTAACTTTAGTTTCTATTTGTTCTGATGTAAGTTCAGGATTTAATTCTTTATAACGAGCAGTATATCCTTCTACATTTTTTTTATATTGCTCTGTATCTGCTACTAATTCTAAAACTCTGTCTAATTGTCTAGACTTTGGCATAATAGCAACTCCTAAGTGAGCTGCTTCCTCTACAAAATCATAGTCAGAAGCATTATCTCCTAAAGCAATTACAGAGTTATTTAAATCTATTAAGGCATTAATTCCTTCTGTAGAAAATTCTTTACCTCTAATTTTTAAACTAGCCATATAGTCTTCTAATGACTTAGTTTCAAACCCCAGCTCATTAACAAATTCATAAATTCTATTTACAATCTTTTGATCTAATTTGGGGGGAGATTGCTCTCCCCCCAAATTTAAATCTTCTAAAGTAGGAAAATATTTTACATTATTTTCAGATTGCCATAAAGATACAGTTACTTCCATTTCAAACTGAGACATCCCAGAATCTTTTACTAATTGCTGAAATTCAGGATTTGAAATATTAACACAATCCATATTAACAGTTTTTTAAATATTGTTCAAATTCCTCCAAAGTAGTAAACTTTTTCTTTTTAGCTATTATTTCGTATCCTTTTCTAAATTCATCATAAGTCATAGAAGGATTTTTTGCAGTTAACTTTTCTTTAAAAGTGTCCCAAAGACTTTCTAATTTAGCCTCAACTGACTCTGTAGGTATTTCTGTAGGCACTTTAGTTTCAGAAACTTGGTTTTGTTTAAAATTAGTAGACGGTTGTGTACCAAACTCATATTGAGTAAACATCTTTCCACTAGTTAATCCACCTTTCTCTCTTGTTTTATAAGTACCTAAAGCTTCTGTAGGTGCATAAATAGCAGCTTTATCTCTAGTACTTTTTAAAGTTAATAATACTGTTTCTTTATTTACTGTAGCTTTAATATAATTTACAAATTCTCCGTCTTTATTTAAAAATTCATTACTTTCATTTCCTATAACAACATATTGTAATTTATTATTTTCTAATTTAAATGTTCTAATATTAGATTTATTTTCAATATCTGCTCTAGGTATATAAGCTAAACTTCTAAAATGGTTTCTTACAAACTGATGAAAGAAATGACTAACATATTGAGAGTAGGCTCCAACACCATTATCTTGATCTACCTGTATTGCTTCTGCTGCTTTAATCTGATGCTCCATATTTTTATTAAAATCAGGCAAGAAATCAGTATAAAACCCAACAGGTTGCAAATGACTAAAACTTTGAGGAGATATTCTAAATCCTGCTACCATAAAAGAATACTTAATTAAGTCTTTAGCTAAATCAGAATATTTATAATCTCCTGATAATGCTGTATCATCATATAACATACTTTCCCAAGTATCTCTAATTACGTCTACTACTTTTTTATCTTGTCCACTAATACCAGTATAAACAATATAAGTAATATTATTGTTTTTGTCTACATCTAAATTTAATCTATTTAGTAATGGAGAATATTTATCACTATAATTACTGTTTAAATCTTTAGCAGTACTTAAGTTTTTACTAATAGTAGCTATTAAATTCTTATCAAAAGCAAAGAAAGGATCAGTACTTGCTAAATAATCTAAATAGTTTTTATTTATAAACTCAATCTCTTTAACTGTTAAGTTAGTATCTGCTTTATAGTTATTAAACATTTGTCTTAGTAAATAAAAAGCCCCAGTGTCTCTGTCTGGTAAATATAACTCTCCTTTATTTCTATCACCAATAATTAATTTTCTACCATTTTCAATAACCCTATTTAAATGATAAGGAAATAAATCAGTACGATTTAATAATTCTTCAGCTCCTTCTAAACCTTCAAAATTGTAGGCTTCAAGTTGGTCTAATCTATATAAGTTATCAGAGTCACTAGGGCCTAAACCTTGTTCACCTATTTTAACAGCGGTAACTAAATTAGAAATAGGTTTAGATAACTTTTTATAAATTAAAAAAGTTTTTAATAACTTAGCAGACGTATCAGAATCTAATTTAGTAGCTACGTTATCTTTTAGAAAATCTGTACTAAACTCAGTTATATTACCAGAATTAACATTCTTCTTTCCTATATTAAACTCTTTCTTATTTATTCCTAACTTTAAAGCCGCTTCTTCTTTGGCTAAATTCTCAGCTTTTACATTAGCCCCATTATTAAAATAACTAATGGTAAAATCTTCAATTACTTCTTGTGATAAAAAGTATTGAATAGTATCTAAATCAATTCCAGACAAAGCCATTCCCATAGCTACATCAATAGTATAACTATTTATATTAGAATACTTAGCTTGTGGGTCTTTTCCGTTATCTACAAATGCTGCAAGAGTTTCTGATATAACTTTAGTAATTAACTTAGATTTTCCTACTACATATTGTAAGTTTAAGTCTGAATATTCTTTACCATCAAATTTAAAAGGAGTCTTTAATTTAAGAGTAGAAGCTAATTGAAAAATAGCGTGAGCTGCATTAGCATTAGCACTGACACCAATCAAAGCTTTACCAGTTAAGTTTCTATCTGATATTTCAGCATGGGTACTAGGAGACATTACATTTACTTTTTCTATAAATTCATCTCCTTCTTTAGTAAACTTTCTTTTACCAGACTCCATTTTAGCCTCATTAATAACATTATTATTTGCTTTGATAGTATCGAAATTACCAGGAGATAAGAAAGATTTAGTTCCTTTTGTACTTTCTAAAACTGATCTCATTAATTCTAGCTTTCTATTATCTCTAGTTTTCTTGTTATCTAAAGTATTAGGATTAATCTTTTTATTCTTATGGTCTGCATTATAAAAGAATCCATATACTTTATCAATGTCGAAATCCAAGCCAGCTATAGTAGTAACTTCAGGTGGAAGTACAATAGTACCACCAGTTTCTTGCGGTAAGAAACCTTTAATTCTTATACTAAAAGTAGAATATTTATCTTCATTAGGAATCCTCCAAACTATTCCTCTTAATGCTTTTTCGCTAGCACCTTTTCCATAGTCTTTATCAAACTGTTTCTCATTAAATTTACCATTTTCATCTATATAAGGATATAATTTTTTATCATATACAGGCGCATAAGCTTCCATATAATTTAAACTACCGTCTTTATTAAATACTAATTTAGGTTTATCTCTAAAGCCATAAGAGGACATATTAGCTAATGTAACGCCATTTGTTAACTCTTGCCTTGTTACACCCTTAGTAAATAAAGAATTAAGCATAGACTCGATTCTATACAGGTGTAAAGGATGCCATAATGGTAGTTTAGTATTTATAACTTCTGTTACATTACCGCCTACATCAGTAACTTGTTCTTTCCAATAATCTAATGCTTGTAAGTATTGATCTCCTAAATCTCTTTTTATAACTTCTTCTCTTAAAGTATTTATTAAAGAATCAAAGTTATCAAACTTTTTAGAAACTTTAGAATAGCTTTCTTGTATATCTTTAATTATTACTTCATTATATTTCTCTAACCATTCTGCACCAGTTATCATGTTACTTGGATTATCTGGATCTCTATAAATTTTGCTATCCATTTCCAAGTCATTTAACATGTGCTTTCTAACTTGAGTAGCAAATACTACTTTATCATTAACATGGTGAATAGGAGTCTCCATTTGAAGTCTCCAGTCTGAATTATTAAATTTATGAGTTTTTGCCTCTTTAATATTATCAGACTCCCCAAATAGTCCTAATTTAATAGCGCTATCAAATACAAATTGATCTGTTAAATTATTATTAGGCGCTCTTCTTTTTGCTTCAAATTCTTCAATATTATCTATAGTACCATTTTCATTATATCCCATATCTAATAACATCTCTTTAAACTTAGAGTTATAAAAAGTATTATTAGGATTAGCAAAAGCAGGAATAATTATAGCTTCACTATTTTTATTTTGTACGGGATAAACTTCTTTAGTAGCATCATTATAATGGAACCCAAAGTAAAATGGCTTATTAACATTAAATAATTCAAGATTTTCCATATCCTGAATATTAAATTCTCCTTTAAGAAGTCTTCTATAAGACTGCTCCTTAGTATTACTCCACCTATGTAATCCGTCCTGTTGTTCTTTATATCTAAATAAATCAATATAAGATTGAGCGTCAGTTTCATCTACTCCTTTTTCATAAGGAGCTGCTACTTTTTTAGCAACAGACTCATCACCATATAAAGCTAATGCTGCAGCATATATAGCATCATAAGAAGACTCTTTCATATTTTTATCTATAGCATTAGTCTTTAGAATCTTGGCATTAAAATTAACTCTAGTTTGAGTAGTATCAAGATAAGTACCTGGACTCCATATCTGTTTTGCCCTCTTATAGTAATCCCCTACGTTTTTATAGTAAGACAAATCACCATTAAATAAACCAGTAAATTGATTTTGGAATAACATAAAATTAGCTACAAAGTGTTCTGCAAATACTTCTACCGGAGTATTATTAAGTAAATCATCTTTCCACTCATACTTATCTTTTTCAGAATTATAAGATATAATATTTAATTCTTCCATCTTAGTTCTTTCTGCTATAAGAGTATTGTTATACTGCTCCTCTACTACTTCAGCTAGTATCTCTCTAATCCTATCTTGATCTTGTTCTAAATCTAGTGATAATAATTCTTTCTTTTTATTCAATCCTTTAAAAGTTGGAGTATTAGACTCTAATACATCAAAAAATAAGAATTTAGAATTACCATTAGAATCTCTATTTTTACTCTTCTGATTTTTAGTAGTAGTTCTATCTAAATTAACTCTTACTAATTCTTGATATGCTGCATCATTTAAATAATCTAATATTCCCTTTTGGCCTGTTTCCTTAGTATTTAAATTCTTAATAACAGGAATTTCTATAGCAGTCATAGTAGGAGAATCAGCATGTACTGGTAATGGTAAATAAGCTTTATTTCCTACATGGTTAGAATTATAATAAAGCATTAACAGATTAATATATAATTGTCTTTCTGACATATTACTATATTCTGTAGGAAGGCTTTCTCCAACCATTTTTATTTCTGATGGTATAGCAAAGTTAATCTCATTTGGATTTAAATAATAATCTATATTATTAGGAGTTTCACTATGTCCATTCTTTATAAGATTTAATAAAGGAGAAAACTGATAGTACATATCTTGTTGTAAAGACTGTATCTTTTTAATACCTGCTACTTTATCTTTTAATTCTAGTATAGTCCTTCCTAAGAAATTAGAATCAAGCCATTCATAAACTTGACCTCCAGTAGAATTTTTATGTGCATCTTGTACATCATAATCATATCCACTAGATATTTGCTTTACAAAATTTTTAATACCATCGTTACCTTCTTCTATAGGGTCTTTACCGTTAGCAATATTTTCAATAAAAGAATAAATAGAGTTAGTTTTATTAGTCATAACTTTTCTAAAGTCTTTATTATTTCTATCATTAGCATATTCTAAAGCCTCTATAGGAATACTTAAATTAATACTTTGCAAAGCTTCATAGAAAGATTCTAATATATTATCTGGAAGTTTTTTACCAGCATTATTAGAATAATGATTCTTAATAACTTCTTTTATTTTATTAAACTTAGAATTTACTTCTTTAGCCTTTTCTACATTAGGCTTACCTGTACTAGTAAACAGAGAAGAATTAGTAAATAATGATCCTACTAAATTTTCCGTAATTTTATTTACTTTACTTACAGCATTAGTTGGTATTACTTTACTTCTTACCTTACCTCTATCTTTATCTTGTATAGCAGAAACAAATTTAGGATGTTGCTTCTGTCCAATATGTATCCAAAGTAATCCTAAGAAATCATTATCACTACCATAAGTATCCATTATATATTTAAACATGGGCTTAGATAAAGCAGCAGTACGTAACTTATTTTCCATATTAAGCCTACTAAAAGAGTTACCTGCTACTTGTTGTACTTGTCTATATACATGGCCTAAGTTGTAATGCTTATTAAAAGATAAGAATCCTTCAACAGGAGTAACTTCAGTTTTACTAGTATCTGACCATTTAACTACTGGTATTTTATTAAACTCAAATTTTAATTTCTCTCCTAATTTGTCTAGCTGAGATATAGTAAAAGATAATATTTGCCAAGCTTCTCTCATATCATTTTCTTCTACAAAGTCAGTATTATCTGGCTCTATCTCAGCCCTTCCAAACTCGTCTTCTTCTAATTTCCTTGTGTCTAAATTAATTATAATACCACGACTACTTAAATTCTTTAAAATATCAAAAGCTAATAGCTTAGGTCTTAAACTAATAGTACCATCTTCTTTTTCTACTGGTACAGCTAATGCATTAAGAAAGTCATTAAATTGCTGTGCTGTCTCTTCATCTAATATATCTTGAGAATCTAACTCAGCCATTCTATCTAATACTTTATTATATACTGAGTTTTCATTATCTAATGATAATATTAAATTATCAGCTAAATCTTCAGCAGTTACTTCTGCTTTACTAGGAAATAATAAATTATTTTTTACTATGTCTTTAATTGGAGTATCAGGATTTTGCTCTCTAAAAGTACTTAATACATCATCTAATACAGAAGTCATAGTATCTATAACTCTCTGATATTCAGCAGGATTAGGATATAATGGATGCTTTTTAAACTTAGGTAGTATACTAGAAACATCTCTTTTAAATTCTTTATTAGCAAATTGTCCCTCATTAATTCTCCAAAATAATTGATCTATTGTAGGTTTATTATTAACTAAAGATTGTATAAACTCTAGTAAATTTTTAAATACTCTTTTTATTCTAGAAGGCAGACTAATAGAAGTTTTAGAATTTTTCCACTTTTTAAAGTTTTCAATATCTTGCTTAGTACCTAAACTATAAATATTTTCTGAACGAGGAGTAAAGTAGTCTAAGTTACCTATATCCCACTTAGTCTCTGCATTTTTTAATATAGCTAAAGTAATGTTTTTACTAACATCAGCATTGGCCTCTGTATCTAAAATAGATCTAGAATATTGTTCTGCTAAATCCCTTTTTGCAGTAAAGTAAAAGTTTAAATCTGATGGAGTACCAAATCCTTCTCCAATAAAAGAACTATCAAATTGTTCAATAACGCCTTCTTTATAACTACCGTGATATAAGATATTAGAAAACTCACTACCTGAAAAATTACTACTTAAATAATCTAAATATTCAGTAGTAGTTCCAACCTTAGCTAATTCTTCGTTATTTTTAAATAGAAAATTTACTGCGTTTTTATTATGAAAAGAATGAGTCTTTGTAAATTTATTTTGAGACTTAACATATTCCATAAAATCATCTGCTAATTTTTCTTCTAATACTAAATCTTTAGCTTCTGTTTCTGAAATATCAATACCAGACTCTTTTACTTGAGCTATCATATCAGAAACTTCTTTAGAACTAACATTATATCTTTTATCTGCTGCCCTTAATATTCTACCTGCCTCCTTTTCAGAAAGGTACATATTAAATACAGCGTGGAAAGCTTCGTGATAAGTAGTACCAGCTTGAGCAGACTCTAGTAGATGTATAACACCATTATAAAATGCACCATATCCATTTATTCCAAACTGCTTTAAAAATGTTAAAGAGTCGTATACTTTATTACTTACATTTGGTAAATTTTCTTTTAACCAAGCTAGTTCTTCTTCTTTATTCCATACTTCTCTAGGCTTATTTGAATCTACTGTTTTAAATTTAGGAATTTCAACTCCTAGTTTTTCTAATTTATTTGATACATCCCATACATAAGGATCAACAGATGTACCTATAGATTCTGGATTAAACTCAGTAGACTCTGAGTCTGGTAATACAAAAATAACAGAGTCAGAATTTAAATTTGGTTCTACAAAGCTTTTCCAATTTTCAATAGATACACTAACACACCCAAAACTAGCTTTATTGTCTTCTATATTACTTGACTTTAAATTCTTAATAGTGCTCTTAATATTAGGGTGAAATGCGTTTATAAGACCTCCAGAATTAGTTCCTTCTAGGGCGTAAATATATTCAGACCCGTAATCCGTATTGTCTAACTTACTTAATTTAAAAGTTCCTGCAGGAGTAATTTTAGGAATTCCTAATTGATTATAATAATTATAAGGATTCTTAAATTTAGCTTTACCTTCTGGTGTTAAATTTTCCCAAGCAATACTTACTTTAAATTGTTGATCTCCATAGTTTGCTCCAAAAATACTTGGAAATTCTTTTACTAAATTATTAGAAGAGTCAAATATTAAAACTCTGGCATTGGGTTTATCTGCAATAACATAACCAGACTTTAATTCTCCTTTGTTAAAATTGTTTTGCTGTAAAGCATATACTTTTGCAGCATTTCCTGTTAGTGTAAGATTATCTACAGATATACTATCTTGATAATTAATAACACCATTAGCAGCTCTAGTAAAAAACTCAGATTTTTCTATTTTAGTATCAGGAGAAATAAATGCAGTATTAGTAAAATATAAACTAGAAATAACTGCTACGGATAATATAGCTTTAGAAATTTTCTTAATAATGTCTTTAATTTTAGACATGACTCTCTTACCAGTATTATAATTTACTACTTGATTAGAAACAAATTTTTCTAAAGTAGAATTATCTTGACTATTTGATACATCCTGTTTAGCTTCTTCATAGGCTTCTTCTAAGGCTATTTTTTCTTTAGTAAGTAAATTTTCTACTTGCTCTCTAATTTCTTTTAGAGCAGGAACTTTAGGTTCCTGAGGAGTATCTTTTTTAGTAGCTCTCTTCCTACGCATCATTTCTAAAGGAGATAGTACTTTTCCTTCTACTGGAGATTCTCCTGTTTCAGTTGGCTTACTTTCTATAGTAGTTTCTGGAGTGTTAACTCTCTTTTTGTTGTCAACTACTTTTGAAACATCAAGTGCCTTATTTACTTCTATTATTTGTTCTTGAGTAGATTGTAAGGGTTGTTGAGTACCTTCTACTGTAGTAGTACTTACAGAAGGAGTAACTTTACTTAAAATCTTTTCTCTAGTTTTACCACTCTTGAATCTCTCTTTACCTTTAGTAGTTTTACCTAAAGATATGATTCTATTATCTGGTAACACATAATAAGAAGTATTAGCATGGTCTACTTTTCTACCAGGGTCATAATCTTTTTTAACTAAATACTTATTAATAGTAGACTCGTCAGTAACCTCATTACCATTATCGTAGAAGTATTTACCATCTTTTTCAGTAATAATAAATTGCTCTACTTTAATTCCTTTAGTTGTATCTTGGTCTGTAGGTACTTGAGTTTCTAAAGAAGCTAATTCTGCATCATATTTAGCGTTAATTTTATTATAAGTAGTTTCTTGTAATATATATTTGCCAGCACTTACACTAATACCAAACTTTTCTTTTACTAATTCACTTATTTCTTCAAAAGTTTTTCCTACCTTCATTAGTGCTTTAACATAAGATTGCGCTTTCTTAGAATCCTTTCTATCTAATTTTTTAACTAAATCATTCCTAATTTCTATCCAGCCTTGTACTCTAAATCCAAGTTCTCCTTCAGGAGTTAACTCAAGTTCTACTAATTCGTCACCTTTATATTGTTTGTTCGCTTTAGATAATTCTTCTTTCCTTCTTTTTTCTATATCTTTCTTTCTCTGCTCTATATTTTTAGGTACTTCTTTTTTAGCAGCTTCTTTCTTCTTAGGTTGTTCCTTTTTACGTAGAGTATTTAAATCTACTTGAAACTTAGGAGATGCAAAATTATTTTTAGGAACAAGATCACTTTCTAATCTTTCATTAGCTACAGTCTCATTATAATTACCTATATTAACTTTTTTATGATCTATCTGTAGTGGCCTATTATCCATGTCATAAAACATATAATAGTTGTAAGCATAATGTAATTCAATATTGCCTTGTGCCATTGCTTCATTTAAAAACTCTGCACTTGTACTTTCTCCTACTTTATTAAAATTACTATCTAGTTTTTGTACTTGCCATTTACCATTTACTTTTTCCGTAAGTTGATAATTAGTATTACTAGTAGTATCTACTAATATCATACCTTCAGTTAAACCTTTTGTAGAATATTCTACACCTTCAGAGTTCTTTTGAATAGAAAAATTAGCACCTCCTAATTGAGACTTAAATTGAATCTTACCATCAGCTAATACAACTTTTACTCCTGAATAAATATCAGATAAATTATTATCAAAATCTGGAATTAGCTTCTTAACACCTTTTTTATTAACTACATTAAACTTTATAATTTCTGCTGCAGCATCTTTTTTAAACTCTCTAATTAAGTTTAATAGTTTATCTCTAAGTCTTGGTACACTTTTTACAGGCTTACTAAATACTCTAATAGGGATTAAATCATTATTAGCATTACGTACTAAAACATAAGGTTGTCCTGTAGTAAGTCTTCCTTTTTTAATAGGTTTATCTTTAGCAAACTCTGCTAATTTAGAGTTGGGCGGCTGTAAATTATTTTCCCTATTATCTTCTACATTAAGATTTAAATGAATGTCATAACTATCAAAGTTACCAGGAATATTATACCCAACTCCAAGTATTAAAGGATTATTATCATTAATAACACTCTTAGGATTATTTCGTTGACTCTTATCATAAAAAGTGTTAAATCTACCGCCTAGTATTTTCCCTATTTTAGTAGACTTAGAATATCTGAAAGTCTTAGACTCAGTATTAGGAGTTCTATTATTTGCTATTAATTCATTAAATATCTGTTGTCTTATCTCTTTGTAACTATCTTTTGAGTACTCTTTAACTGCTGGCATAACTCCAATTACTGTTCTAACTCCATTAGGGTAAATAACATAATCTATTCTAATTCTACCAGACTGTTGAGTAGCATTAAAATTATCTTGAGTATCAATTTCTATAAAGACTTCTTCGTCTTTATATTTATATAATTCTTTAACAGCGTCAATATTATAGTCTCTAATTACATTTCCAAAAGTAGATTTAATAGGGTATCCTTTACTATCTTTTAATGGATAATACTCATTAATTCTAAGCTTTTTAGGAATATGATACTGATTAATACTAGAAGAGTCTACTTTATGATACAAATAATCTCCATTACCGTCTCTAACTTCTTCTACAGCATCTACAGGAATAAACCCACCTTGAATATGATTTAGGTAAATCCCCCACTGCCCTTTAAATTTTTGAAATTTAAATAAACCAGTATCATATACTTGAGCATACGATTGGTCTTTACCATCTTCATTTTCAAAGGTTTGTTCTAATTCTTCACTTTCAGAATTGTTAATTTCTTCAATTTGTGGAACCTGTTCTACTTCGGAAAGTTTTGCTTCTTTCCTAGTCTCATTTTCTACAGACTCATTAAGAATCTGCTTTATAGGTTTTTCTTTAGGAGTAGTTTGAGTAGTTGCAGGCTCGGGTTCAGCAGGTTCTTCTTGTACAGGTGTATTCTCTGGTACTTTTTCTGGTTGTTTAATACTTATTTTTATACCAAAACCATTTTCAGCAACGTATTTTTTTAATTTATTTCTTTCTTTAATATCCTTTTTATAAGAAACATTCTCATCAATAGGAAGACCCAATGCTTTGTTTAGTTCAGCAGCAGTAGCATCTAAATATGGAATAGACTTTTTAGGTAACTTTTTACTATTCCATTCTTTATTTAACTTATTAGCCGCTTCCTCAAGTTTTGACTGTAGTTCAGCGGATGCTTCCGAGTTAAAAGTCCATTGTGTTTTAGCTTTATCTGCCCACCCATCTTTAATAACCCAGTTAGATAATCCATAAAAAGGATACCAATTTCCTGCTTGTTTTCCACTAGTTCCTGAAGAACTTCTATAAAAACCGTAAGTTTTACCATCTATATTTACAAAAGTAACTTCTCTGTCAATTGCATCATTGTCAAATATAGTATACTCTTTACCTTTAATTATTACAGGAACAACTGTTTCTCTTAATGATTTAGGTATAGGTACTGTTGAAGGTCTTTTAAGTTTTTCTATTAAAGATTCTATGTCTCTTATTTCTTGTTGTATAAGAGGCCCTTGTGATTTTTTTGCAGTAGCTTTCTCATTTTTTAACTTAACTATTTTAGCTTCTAACTCAGCAATTTCAGCTTTTATATCAGCTTCTCCTTCTGTATTTTTTACATTAGGAGTACTTTTACTTTCTTTTGCTTCGGGTTTCCCTTTACTCTCTTCCTTAGCTTTCTTTGCGGCTTCTTCTTTTTGTGCTTTAGCAGCTCCTTCTAGAAACTTTTTACCTTTTTCTTCATTAGTAGTCTCAGTAGTAGAAGCAGGGCCTAATTTAGAAATTAATTCATCCTGAGTGTTTACATTAAACTTTCTTTTTCTAGCAAAAGGCTTGTCTTTGTAGTAGTCTAAAATAGTATCTACATCCGTAGTTATAGGTTCCTTAGTATTACCAACCTCTGCTTTAGCCTTATTATTTTCAACAGCTTTAAGTATATCTAAAGCTTCTGTATCATTTTTATAAGCATCCTTTTGTACTTCTAGCTGACTAGGAGTTTGTGCTTTAGTAGCTTCTGTTTGAACCTCAGATAATCTTTCTTGTCTAATCTGTTCTGCTTTTTCTTTTTTAACTTCCTCTCTTTTTTCTTTGCTATTGAACTCTTTAAACTCTTTTCTAGCAGTATCTAAATTGTTTTCAGCAGTTACTACTAAATTAGCTAGTCTTTCTATAATAGTATCATTAGAAGTAGGAGTAGGACTACCCTTTTCAGTTTCTTTTAATTGTCTAACTTCTTCTTCATACTTTTTAATTAAGCTTTCATTTTTAGCCTTCTTAGCTGCTTTAAGCTTCTCTGCTGCACTTTTCTTTTGAGCATTAATATCAGTCTCATATTGAGATAATTGAGAGCTTACATCAGATATATATTCTTCATTAAATCTTTGGGCAAATAAGTTTTTAATCTTTTTTTCTTTAACATCAGGATCAGCCTCATTAATAGAATTAGCTATCTGATCGTAATAGTCTATATAAGAAATAGCTTTTTGTGAATTTTCAGCCTGCTCTGGAGTAACTCCTTTTGTATTAATAGCATTTTGAAAACTCTTTTTTAACACATCTAATTTACCTTCTTGAGCATGTTGGTTAATAACATCATAAACATGTTGATTATTAACTTCAGCTAGCTTATATTGATTATTATCACTTTGGAATTTCTGAGCTTTTGTCATTTTACTCTTATAATTATCTGCTATTCTAGTAGCAGCCTTACCTACAGCAGTAAATACAGCACCACCTAAAGCACCTTGTACCATAGCTTGCTGCATTTCTGTATCACTAAGCCCATCTAAAAATTCATTAAATATAGTACTATCTTGTTTCTTTTCTCCAAGTCTATAAGCTATTTCATTTTTAGCCTCTTGAGCTACTGCATATTGATAACCTTCTTCAAAAGCTTCACTGCCCATCTGACCTCCTAAACTAGCAACTCCTTTTAACTTAGAAAACTTACCAGCAGTTCCTAAAGCATTTAATATACCATTAAATTGCAGCATATCTACTGCTGCTAACATAAAGTTATTAGTATATACTCTAGCAGAAGCATCTCCAGCTAACTTCTTAGCTTTTTCTTCACTATGGCCTTTTCTAATTAAATCAGCATAAGTAGAATTAAATGTTTCATAGGCTTCCATACCTCCTTCAATCATTCTAGAGGTAGCCGCCATTCTAGCAGACTTAGTTAATTGTGCTGCTTTAGAACCACTCTGAATCCATGCTTCAGCATTAGCAATATGCTTACCTACTTGGCCTACTTTACTAAGTCTACTAGCTAATGCAGGATATGCTAAACCTTCTGTTAAAAATGTAGCTGCTAACATAGCTACTGTAGGGCCAAATTGTGCAATAGTATTAGCTGTCCACTCTCCATCAAAAGGATTAAACAAAGTTTCTTTACTAGCCTGATCCCTATAAATAGGAGCAGCTTCTTCTCCTACTCCTTTTAGCCAGTTTCCAGCATCTATAAATATATTATCCATTTCTTCAGAACTTCCAAATACTGGGGCTACTGCTCCTACACCTTCAAATACGTAACCAGGAGTAGCTATAATATCTCCTACAGTACCAGTTACTAATTGTACAAAAGAGTTTCCAATAGCTTTCCAATTACTTTGTTGCCTTGCTGCATAATCATCTTGGTTTAGTCCATGTACTAATCCGTCATCATAATCTGTACTACCAAATAAACCTTTAGTTTCACCTAAAGTTCTAAATTCTCCTATTACATCAGAACCAGGTACATATCCTCCTCCATGAGATCTACCTATTTTTAAAGTCTTACCTTTACCAGGATTTTTAGACTTATTATCTTTCATTTATCTACTCTCTATTTAGCGGTTCATTATTTAATTTTTTAAATTCACTACCCTCTTTTCTATATATATTAAATCCTTTTGTAGTGTACTCCATTTTATAAGTACCTCTAGAATTTATATATTCTCCTAAACCGTTAGGTACTTGTCTGCCATCACTAGTAGTATAGACTTGAGGCATTGGAGGTAATTCTTCTACTACACTAAAATTATTAAGGGGAGATTGTTGTGCTCTATACATCATATTTAAACCATATTCAGGCTTCTGTTTGTCATACATTAAAGGCTCTGCTCTATACTCTTTGTCTCCTATTTGAAAAGTTCTAGTACCATAAGGAAGCATAGATTCTGGTTGGGACACTTTAGTTTCTACATTAGGCATTCCTTCTTTTTTAACCTGCTTCATTAATTCTGTTCCAGAGACAGGGGACTTGTCTTCTTGGCTATAAACTTTTAAATTTGAAATAAATCCTGGAGTAGCTTGGTTATCATTATTAAAGGAATTAAATAAAATACTGTTTTCTAATTTCTTTTGTTTCTCATCAAATATTAGAGAAGAGGTTGCAGAAATAGTAGCCCTATCTAATTCTTGATTAAAATAATTACCTAAAGTATTTATTTTTTCTTGCTCATTCATTGGAATTTTTTCCCCATTTTCATTTTCTTTAACAAACATACCTCTTTCTTCTAGAATTTGTACAGTATTTTGAAGTTGTGGACTATTTAAAGGGTCTTTTATAACCTCGTCTTTTCCAAATAAACCTCTAATGGCAGAGTCAAACATCATACCAATTCCTGTTGGAGTTAATCCTTCTACTGCCATTACTCCAGCTCTATAATCTTTCTCTTTTTTAGCTTTAGAACCTTTTAATTTAAATGCCCCGTCTTCAGTAATTTCAACTTTATCTGCAAACATTCCCTTACTTGTATTAAAAGGCTGCGTCAATACAGCTAAATTAGACATTCTTTCACTTTCTTCTACAGCCCTTTTTGCTTTCCACATAGCCCAATCATTAGTAATTACTTTGTCGGTAACGTCATCTTCTTGGAAAGCAGTGCCTCTAGTAATACCTTGCAACAATTGTCCTAAAGAAGTATTAGCAAATTTAACTCTTCCCTGTTTATCTTGAACAGGCATTCCATCTTCATCTACTTCAAATATTTGGCTTTGATTACCTTCAAGACCATAAGCTTCTCCTAATACTTGCTCACTAGCTAAAATTTCAGGAGTAGTTTGTTCTGCTAAAGCCATAGCTGCTTTATTCCAATCTATAAATTTAGTTTTATTTCTTACTAATAAATCTTTAAAGCTTAATCCCTTTAAAGCGTTTCTATCTAAAAAAGCATCTCCTACTATCTGATCTGCTGAAATATTTCCAACTACTTGGTCATAATATTTCATTTTTTCTTCAGAGCTTAATACTTTAGTTAAATTAGGATTTCCTATACCATAGTTACCAGCATTTGCTGCTTCTTCATAAGGACTAATTTGTATTTGATTTTTATAATAATTTGCTACTCTAGGATCATCGTAAGTTTCGTCTATTTTTTTATTTATACTTTCTATAGTCTCTAGTCTTTTTTGAAAAATATCTGCTTTACCACCAGGTTGCCAATCTCTTGATATTTCTCTCAACAATTCTTTTCTTCTTCTATTTCCTGCACTAACTCCTTCATCTGAATAACTTTGTGCTAAGCCGTCTATTTTACTTCTAACACTACTCATATAGTCTTCTAAAGCCATTCTTTCTTCTGGAGATTGATAATGTTTAGGTACTTTTTCTCCTACTGCTAAAGCTTGGTCATAAGTTTGCTGTTGACTACCTAAAGTAGTAGCCAACGCAGCAAAGTCTGGAACGTAAGTTTGAGGAACATAATTACTTCTAACAGGAATTATTTGCCTAAAACGATTAATAGCCATATTTATTTATCATTTAGTCTGGTAAATACAATTAATTCTTGATCTGACAAATCTTCAGGACGCATTTGACCTTTAGACACTTTTATAAGGTTACTTACCATATCATTATTTACATCAAAATCAGGAGCTATCATATTAAGTAAAGCCTTTCCTTCTTCAATCTTAGCAGCAGTAATATTTCTAACATCCTTAGCAGTACTAAGTCTATCTGCTTCAGCAACAACATCAGCCATAAACTGTCTGCGAATATCTTGACTTCTAGCTTTATTTTGTAAGTTTGCTACTTGTTGCTCTTGTTCTATATTTCTTACTACATTAGCCTTATTAGCTTCGTATTGTCCTTGTTGTCCTAATATCTGATTACGCATCTGCTGTTCTTGCATTCCTATTCTACCTAATTGATCTTGTAAATTGCCTATATTAGAAAGTTCTCTAGCTCTAAATTGAGAGTAACTAGAACTTGCTCCTCTGTTTAGATCACTAGCTCTATTAGAAGCGCCTGTAACATCTTGTCTAGCTTGGTCTAAAGTTGCATTCATAGCATTAATTCTTTCATCAGATTTAGAATAATCTGGAGTAATAAGTCTATCCTCTTCAGCAGGCTGTAAAGCATCAATACCAGAAGCTACTAGTCCTGCAGTTCTAAGTATTTGATCTAACCCTATTCCAGATTTATCTGTATTAGGAGTATTAGCAGGATTAACATTTACATTTGGACTAGGAATATTACTTAGATTCATTTCTGGCATAGTGTTAGTAGATGCACTCATACTTTCTACTTGATCGTTCCCTCTAGTAAAAAGTTCTGGAATTGGTCTAAACATCTCTATCCTATTATAAGGATTGTCTGATAATGAAAAATCTAATGGTTTAAATGTAGGAACTTCTTGTATATTTTCATAACCACTCATTGGGCCAGTTAAAGGGTCTTGAGGTGGCATACCACCAGATAAAGAACCTCCTGGAGCATATTTAGTTTTACCACCATACCTCATCTGAACCATATTAGATACAGCATTCTTAGCAGCATTTATAGTCTCATTAATATCTTCTACGCCCTTAATTTCCATTTCCATTGCTGCCTTAGAAGTTAAATCTGTATCAGGATTTTTATTTTTATATTTAGAAATAATATCTTTTACCATATTAGAAGTCTGATTAGCATCACTAAACACATAATTAGTTCCAACCTTATCTGGTAAGGTACTATATTTATATGAATTTTCTGTACCTTCTATTTCAGCGACAGGGTTTTGAGTATCTGGAACTCCTTCTTTATTAACCATCTGTCCTCCCATTTCGTGACTAGGAGCATTATATTGTTTAAATCCAGATACTTCTCCTCCATCTTTCATTTGCTGATTCATAGTATAAATATCAGTATTACCTTCTTGATTCATACCCATTTTAGCAACTCCTGCTACTCCGCCAATTGCTGTGCCTAAACCAGGAGTAATTAAATTTAAAGCAGGAGCAAATTTTTGTAAGAAGTTTAAACCTCCTCCTTTTTCCATTTGTAATTTTGGAGCATAATTACTATTAGTATCTACTGGAGATTGTTGAGTTGGAGTGTACTCTTGCCTTAGTTCTTTTGCAAACTCTGTGTTAGGATACTGTTGCATATAATTAATAGCAGAATTACCTTTATTTACTAGTGCCTTTTTATAATTAGTTACGGATTGATTATAAGCTTTATCTGCTTTTGCCATAGCATTAGGATCATAAGAGTCTCCATAAACTTTTTGGCCTAAATAATTAGCTATATTATCTAATATACCTCCATCTTCTTTTTTACCTTCTCTTTTATTTTTTAAGTGAACATTTGCCCACAAACCTCTACGAGTTTCTCTTCCATCTTCAGTAACATAAGTATTTTTATTTTTTAAATATCCGCCTTTTTTTAATTCTTGTACTGCTCCACTATTAATTAAGTCTCTAATAATTTCTGCAGGGTTTTTAAATTCTCCTACTTTAACTTTTTCAGTAAAGTTCTTTTTGTTATTTCTTATTGCCATTTTATCTTATTGATTGCATTTCCATTGTGTTTGAAAGTCTATGAGTAACTTTTTCAGAATCTTTATTAGGATAATAATAAAGTCTTACAATTAAAAATTTATCTCTCAATTCTCCTGCTTGATAAGGAGATTTACTATAGTCTATATTTTGAGGTACTTTATCTATATAACCATTTAAGGTTAATTCATTTTCTAATTCTTCTGGATTTTCTGAAAAAATAATATTACTAGTAGAGTAGTCCCACAAATTACTAATTTTTGAATTTAAATCAGTCTCTACAATATATTTAGTATTTGTGTTATTACTAATTTGAGAGTAAGGGTTATCTTGTTGATTATATAAATTTAAATTTAGTTTTCCTGTACTTTGATTAGTATTGTAAGCCCATAAATTATTATAGTTAGTATTATCTACTTTATAATTATTATCAGTAAAAGTAGCATAATAATGTACAGCTTTAGTTATGTCTGTTGAAAAATCATTTGCTACATATTCTATAATAAAAGGATATTGGGTATCAAAGTATTTAGAAAAACTATTTTTATGTAAATGTTTATATATCTTATTATCTTTAACAGTATAATAAAAAGTTTCATCATTAAACATAATATCAGTAAGATAAGAGTGAAAAGAAATAAAAGCTTTATTTTTAAAAGAATAAGATATACACCACCCCCTACGGTGGAAAAAGTTTGAATTTTCTAAACTAACTTTTCTTAAACTTGAGTTATAATTAACTACAAATTGATTAGTATTAGTATTAAAATAAAGTTTATTTTGTTCTAGACTATTTACTTGAGTACTATTATTAACAACTGTAATATCCTTATCTTTAGGAGTATAGTCTTTTTTATTTATTATTACTCTTTCAAATCTAGGGTCATACACCATACTAATACCTACTCCGTCTATATCATTTATAGAGTCGTTATATAAATAAGGTTTACCAGTTAGGCTTTTTACAAACTCATTTATTTCCAACCTGCTATTTTCTTTAAACCATTGCAGCATTCCTAGATTAGATAAATTATCTATACCCTGAGTTAAACTTAATACTTTACCAGTAAGAGAGTCAAACCATACATAACCATACTCACTATTAGATGTTGCTAATTTATTTTGTAAGCCTCCATAACCTAAATCTGTTTGCATTATTTCATAAGGGGGAATACTAAGAAAGTCTCCAGTATTTAAATAAGCAGTATTTTGGTCAGTAGAAATAAATTGAGGGTTAGGCTGAAGTATAAAAGTAGTTTGTTCTGTATGTACGTATAATTTATTATTCTTATATTTCATACCTGTTATTTTACCTCTATGGTAAGGTAGATCTATATAGTCGTCTACAAAGTTTAGTCTATAAAAGTCACTAATTTCTTCATTAAAACTTTGAGGAGAAAATATAATTCGATTGGGCCTATGTGCTAAACAAGCATCACAGTAGTCAAAATTAAAAGGTAGTTGAATTCCTACATTGGTATTAAATGGACTGTAATCTTTATTATATCTATAATATTCTCTACATGGGTTAGTTCTAGGCCTCCAATTACTTCCATTAAATTCAGCTACTTTATTAATAGTATAAACACTTAATTCTTGGTTAGTATTATAAACAGTATTACACCCAGTTCCTTCAACTCTTAGATCAAAATTAACAGTTGAGTCTACAAATATATTTTTAGCGTATTCATATCTAACGCTAACATTATTACTACCAAATAGTTCAGGCAACCAGTTGCCTCCTAGTGCAGAAGATATTCTTTTAATAGAATAAATATCTAGTTCATTAGTAAATGCTTTACCCTGATAAGTAATTTGAGAATCTGATAAAGTTAATATATCACTAATTGGCTCATACTGTAATTGAAATAAATTAGTAAAAGGAGTTACATTTCTTTTTAAAGAAACTATTACATTAGCAATATTATTATTTAATCCAGGTTCTTGAAATACTCCTCTATTTAATTCTACTGCTAATATATTATTACTAAAGTTTTGGTTTTTTATAGTTCTAGCAAAGTCTCCATTAAATATACTATTAGGAGAAATTAATTTATTTTTATTTACAACTCTATATCTAGTAGATAGTGTTGATAAATTACTATTATAATTCCATTGAGCGCCATTTGTAGTAAAATCATCAAAGTCTTGTATATTAGAATTAACTATATCATCTACATTTTGATAACTAACTACTTTAATATAATCTAAGTTAGTAAGTTCTCCAGAAAGTATTTTAGGACTTATAAGACCTCTAAATTTAAGTTCTGGGTCTACACTAGTAGCACCGTTAAAACTGCTCCCAGAGATGCTTGAATCGCCTCCAAAAGTAAAAAATTCTTCTCCTTCTATTCCATATCCTACAATAAAACCATAATCTAATACAGTTTTATCAGACTCTGTTCTTTTTGCTGAAACAAATCTATGACCTACAATATTAGGATCAGGATATTCTATATTGTCAAACTCTAATCCAATTTTACTTACTCTAGTTCTACCAGAAGAATTTTTAAATGTAATAGGTCTATTTCTTCTACAAGGTATTCTATGATGTCTAACAGGAGTTCCTGCTAACTCTCCATAAATAGGTTCATTATCACAATCAAGGGTTTCAGGATAATTAGTATTAGTTTCATAATAACCTAAATTACCAGAGATAGCTCCTGTAGCAGTATTTTCATATTTCCATCTTGGTATTTTATCTCCTACATTAAGTTCTAAGTGGGCTGCATCTTCTGGATTTATATTAACGCCTACTTCTAAATCTACAGTATCAAAAATATCTGAAGGCCTGCCTGGTATATGAAATACAGGACTAATAGTACCATCATTAAATATATACTCAATACCAAGAGCATACACTTCATCTGCTAAAAAAGTATTACCATTAATATAATTAAGTGGGTTTTTAGTATTAAGAGGAGCATTAATATCTTCTGGAAATTCAGTAGTATGTCTCCAAGTAACTGTTATGTTATTTGCTACTTTTTGGTATTTAGAGTAATCTCTAATGTCTTCTTTTACATTAGCCCTAACTAATCTATTTTGTACTTGCTCCATAATTTCAGTAGAAAAGTACTTTTGCTTAGGAACTTTATATTTAGTAGCGTCGTCTAAAGTAGCGTTATTTAAATTAGTAAACTCATATTCAATAACACTATCTGAAATAGGAATAAAGTCTTCTAATTTATATGCAGTCTCTAACGTACTATTATCACTTCCTCTATAAAAAACTATAAGTCTTGCAAAAGAAAAAGAAGTATCAAGATTAGTAAATTGTAAAGAAAAAGACTTGTTAGTAATTTCAATTCCTCCCGCATCAGAATTAAATTGTGGGGCTGGAAGATTGCCTCTTATACTAGAATAAGTATCAGAAGTATTATCATTATAGACTGGAACGTAATTAGTAAATACTCCATAATCTATAGAATTTAAATTATTATCAAGTAATTCAATAGCAAAAGCATAACTTCCTACCTTAAGGTTTCCTCCACTATCATTTACACTATTTACTTTTACTTGTGGTATTTTAAACTCAGGAGTAAGTCTCATAAGATTACAGTCCCAATTACCAGAGTCGTCTTTAAAACTATCTAAATCATCTAAATCTAGAAATCTATCAGGATTTAATCCGTCATTAAAATAAATTATTCTATTACATCCTTCACGAACTCTGTATTCTCCTAAAATAGTATTCTTGGTACTAAACCCTAAACAAGTATTTGATACTAGCTCAGTAGCATTACAATAAGAATCTAATAATATAATTTTACTTTCTGTGTTATTAGTAGCAAAGATTACCTTCTCACCATCTTCTAAATAAATAGAACCAATTATTTTATAACCTAAAGGTAATTCGTAACACAGCTCATTAGAAGGCTCACTTTGATAGTTATTAAAGTTTCCAGAAGTATCTTCTTTAATACTATTTAAAGCAAATCTAATAGTTTCTTTAGGTTGCTCTGAAGGATGTACATCTTTATTTAAACCTAATACAGGTTTATTTATTGAGTTTTTTTCTATAGACATATTTATTATTTATAATATAAATTCAATTCAGTCTTGTCTCTATATACATCTGGAAGATGTCTCCAGAAATTATTATTATAAGAGTTCACTGTAATCTCCCCAATTATTTGAGGATTAAGTAAAATCTTCTTAATAGTACCTCTTGCTTTATTATACCATATATTTACTTTAGATTCTAATCTATCTACTATTTGTCCAGAACCTTGCTCATGAGAATACATTCTATTTCTAAAGTGTTCTAATTCTGCATATAACGCTAAGTATTTAATAACGTCTTCATCATCAATTATTAAATAATCTCCTTCCTCATCTTTCATTACCTTAGATTCTAGTAAACAAATAGTTCCGTCTTTAAAAGATGTCCACAATACTTTATTTTCATCTACAGAAAAAGTCTCATTACATTCATGACAAAATCTACTAAAACAAGATTTACATACATACTGAGAAGTTCCTATATATTTCATAGGATAAAAATTACTATTGTAAAAACTACTACTTAAAAATAATTTATGATTTATAGAATAATTACCAGCACAAGGATTAGTACTGTCTGTTAAATTATATTCTTCTTGTGCAACTCCAGACTGTATATTTAAACAATTACTTAACTCTTCACATTGATTTTGATTAGGAGAAGTCAGCATAAAAGTAGCCAGATTAATTTGTATTACATCTTTACATAATTCTACCTTATGGTCTTTTACTGTATACATTCTAGGAGACTCCTTTTTGTGCAGAGGTGAAGCTATTAAATCATAGCCTTGTAAAGCATAAGATAATAAATTTAAATTAGTATCTTCTTGTCTTATCGCTTTACTTATTCTTGGTAAAACAGCATCTATTTTTACGTAATTTATCATTTTATTTTATTTAAGCATCAATAAGTTTATCAATAAAGGAGAAGTCTTTTTCTAATTCCTTATAAATCCTTTTCCAAGGAGACCTGTCACTAGAAACAAAGTTAATTTTCCAAAAGTACTTTTTAGGTAAAGTACAATCTTTGCCTCTATTCCATTTGATAATGGGTTTTCTATGCATAGTTTGAGGCATACTAGAAAATACTGGCTTACCTTGTTCTGCACTAGCAACCATATCTAAACTTTTGTAGTTATCACTATAAGCCCATTTTTTAAGTTGAAGACTGCCCATTCTTGCTGGTAATTTAAGTGGATGCCCAGACAGTAAATATTCTACATAATATTTACATAATACCTCTACTATTTTTTTCCACTTTTTATAAGTTAAACTAAACTTATGATTACAATTTACTTTATCTTTTGGGGCATAAGGAACAGGTACAATATTTTTTTCTAATAAAGATAAATCCCAACAAGGGTAATTATAATGTGCCCACATTTCTTTTAAGCCAACCCAAGCTGGCTGATATTTTTTTCTAAATTTAAATTCGTAATCTTCTGGGTCTTTATATCCTTTATAGTTACCTTGTTTGTAATCTTTTGATTTATCTCTCGCCATTAAACTCTAATTTCAGGGTTAGAGTCATTATTCATATCTTCTTGTAATTTAAAGGTAGGGTCTAGTAACGCCATAACTCTTTCTCTTACTATAGTATATATTAAATCTTTATCTACCCCAATACTAGTATTGTAGACATCAATACAGTTAGGTTGAGTAGGATCGTTATTATTACAGTACTGTACAGAGTTAATTTCTGTTATGTCTTCCCATAAAGCTACGACTCTAATAACTTTTAATTCTAAAGTATTCCAAATAACTAGTCTGTTATTTATAATACTAGCTACTATTTTATCTTTATACATTTTATCATATGATAAAACATCTTGAACTTCATTTTCAGTAACTATATCTATTTGTTTATTTCCTAAAGTATATACTCTTAAAGAAGCAGTATTTCTTCCTGAAAAATATTTAGGTAATTCTTTTTTGGTAACTAAAACTTCACATCCATAAGTTATGCAATTACATTCATGGGACAATCCTTTTTCTAATTCCATACAAAATCCTATGTAATTTTGTGGATTTTGATAATTAAATCTTCTTAGCCTAAAATTAGAAAGTACATCTGCTTTAGCTATATTAAAAGTTTCCCACAAATACTTATCAGTATATGGGCCTAAATCATCGTCATGCTCTTTAATAGTTCCTCTAATATAAGAAATAATTTCTTTTACAGTCATTTAGTTTAAATTTATTTTATTAATAAAAGGATGCAAAACTCCGTTTACTAATCTAACATCCTCTTTAAAACTAAGTTCTATCATAGTATTTTCAAAATATATGTATATATTTCTATTAAGAGAAAAATCTTCAACAGTTTGCAAGTAAGAGTCTTGCTTCATTAGTTAAATCTTTTAGTTGTATTTTTTTGTAAGTATCATTATCAGCATTAAACCAAACTATATAACTCTCTTTTTCTTCTGGTATTGCTTGTTTTAAAAGCTCCTGATACATTTTTATTTGTAGTGAGTACTTATTGATATTACAATCATCTAAGTGCATTATAGGGCTTTTAAATACTTGGAAATCATTTCCATAATTAATTGCTTTGTCCGTTTTCCAATCTAGTACTATAAATTTTTTAGTATCTAAATTATATCCAAAAAAGTCTACTTGTCCTGCTACTTTATTATTACCAACTATTAATTCAGTTCTAATAGGTACTATATTTTTATGATCTTTAACAAATTGATTTGCCATAATAATTAACTTTTCTTGTCTTTTATCAAACTTAATTAAGTCAGTAGTACCTAATGGAGGTATATATTTCCTATAATCTATTTCATACACTTTACCCCACCACCTATTTTCTAAATGGTCATGCACTATAGAACCTTTTCCTGTGCCTTTATTTCTTAATAATTCCCAATATTTTAATACTTCTTCCTTAGTAATTCCATATTCTTTTGCTTTATATTCAGCCCAATAATCTTCATCAAATTTAGGCTGATACTTCTTAATTAAAGTAGTAACACTAATTAACTCTTTTCTAGTATTTAAATCATAATATTTATGAGGAACGTCTACATAACCAATATGACCAAACTTTTCTTTTAGTTTAATACTTAATTTAGGAATCATTATGATGTGGGAGTAGAAATTGTTAGGGATTGTTTTACCTTCTTGGGTGTCGCATTTGATCTGCTTCTGCCGATAGACCCGCAGCTATTGCAAGTAAAGCTATTGTAAGTATTAGCATATGTGTGATATTTACCATTCCAGTTTAAGTCTTCTGACATACAAGAAGGACAAGCTGAAACATTGTTTTCAATTATTAAATTTAAGTTAGGGTGAGGTGAAATGAATGGTCTCATGTGTAAATAGACTTCTTCCAACAATTTAACATCTTGATCGTTATATACTCTCATTTCTTCTAAAGCTTTTTCTTCTCCTCTCATACAACGTTCCCATAAAGAAAAATCAGTACTAATTTTACTTCCTAGATTAAATATCTTTCCTAGGTAATCTAGTCTATTAGATTCGAATTTAAAGTGTTTTCTAGCATGTCTCAAAGTATCAATAATTTGATACGGGGTTGGAGGAGTAAGTCCATTTCTAATAAATCTGGTATTTAAAACTTTTACATCAAATCCTAAAGCATTATGTGCAATAACTACCTGTGCTTCATTAAAAAGTTCCCACATGCTCTTTACAATTCTTGAATCGTTTTCTTCTAACACTTCTTTTGGAGTCAATTTATCAGACATAATATAATCATCAAATAGCCATTTAGCTGACCACGTTAACATAAAAGTTTCGCTTTGTAATTGACCGTTAGTAGCATTAATATTCTCTTTAAACATTCTCCATACATAAGCTCTTTTAGGACTAGTCTCTACATCAAAAACTAGTATCTTAGGGACTTTATTAGTTTCTAAAATACTATTTAATTTAAATTCAGTTTTTCTATTATGAATTTTTCTTTTATATATTTTTCTAATAGTATCAGACTTTTGCTTGTTACTAATTTCTCTTCCTCTAATAGGAAACTTATTATATATATTTACCCAAGTATCAGTTTTTCCATTCTTTTCTAAATAATTAATTAGTTCACGTTTTAGTGACATATTATTTTGTTTAGTTAGTTTTGAAATGAAAGTCTAAACAAAATTAGCCAATTTAAAATTAAAAGTATATAATTATTTACAAGTAGGTATAAATAAAAAAAGCCCAAGGTAATTTTACCCTGAGCTTTATATTTAAAAGTATATTATTAACTAATTGTTATTGTGCTAGCTGTAGCTGTACCTGTAGTCCCACAAGAGTCAATAGCACTAACTGTTATATCATAGTCTCCTGCTCCATTATCTAATGCTACTACTACTGTACCTACTCCAGTTTCTGCATTCCAAGTATCTGGTTCGTATGTATCTATACTAGTACCACTATTAAAATCTACTTCTATAGAAATATTAGCAGCAGATGTAACACCAATAGTAGTAAACTGTACTGTAGATGTAACAGCAGCAGCTAATGGATTACTTGTAGGTGTACTAACAGAATCTATAGTAACTCCATAAGCAGGAAGTGTAAGAGTAATTGTAGCTACTGAATCTCCTACTGTATAAGTAAAGATGTATGTACCAGCTTTAACTGCATCAAAGTCTACATCAGTAGGGTCTACTAAAGAAGGAGTACTTAAATTATCTGGATCAGCAGCCCAAGTACCACCAGCAGTAAAATCTCCAACTAGGAAGCTAGTCAAGTCTACTCCTGTTACAGGACATATAGTACCTGCTCCATCTAATCCAGCATTCTGAATAGTCAAGCTTACAGTAGCTGGACTACCATAAACACCTTCAGGTGTAGCTGCTCTGTATGTAAAACTATCTGAACCTTCTACTGTATCACTAGCTATAATATTAAATGTGCCATCATTATTGTTAGCAACAGATACTTTAGTAGGTTGAGTAACTACTTCATAGCTGGCTTTATTGATATTGCCTGTATCATTGCTGACCGCATTAAGTAGCTTAATTTCTCCAGCAGCTAGTGTCAGACTGTCTCCTGTTAATGTAGGAGCTGTAACAGGCGTAGTGTCTACATACCATGTACTGATATTACTTACATTTCCATCTACATCTGATACCTGAAATGCAATAGGGTCTACAAGACAGCTTGCAGTACCAAGTTCATACTCAATAGTCTTAGTAGCTTGATTAAAGGTAGCAGTACCATTTAAGCCTGTAAGTTCTGTAGCTGATACAAGAGTTTGTCCTGAACCAGCTATAAATGTAAAAGTAGACCAATCTATATTTGTACAAAGTGCCATTATGCTGAAATTATATTTTCAAGATTAAGTTCCAATGTGTCTCCTGATGTAGCTCCAGATGCAAACTTTTTACTGACTGCTGTAGGCATAGATGGGCCTAATAAAGAATCAGTTGTACATACAGGTATACTGACAGTGACTACACCTTCTGTGGAAGTAACACCTATGCTATTCTTAACTGTATAAGTAATATTGTAGGTCTGTGCTGTTACACCAGCTATAGCATAGACAGTCATAATATTTAGGTTTGTCTGTACAAACAGTTTACTTGTATCATAGCTTAGCTGTATAGTAGACCAATCTATAGTAGTACCTGAGCATTCACTTGCACTAAGTTCAATACCACCTGCAAATGTAGTAGCTGAAATACCTCCTACTGTAAATGGTACAATACATACAGCTTCAGCAAGTACATTAGTTACTGTAGGCTGACATAGACCAAGCTTCTTTTCTACTGATACTGTACATCCATTAGCATCTGTAATATTTGCAGTAACTTTTGCAGCAGAAGGCAGAGTAGTTACTGAAGGCTTAATCTCCAAATATAGAATATTATCAGGAGTATTAGAGTTTTGGCTTGCTGGTTGAAATACAGCAGTATTGTATATCCATTGAATGTTGTATGGAGAAGTTCCTCCTGTTGGAAGTACTGTAAATACGAATGGATTACTGCCTTCAGTAGTTTGTTTGATAGCTGCTGACAAACCTGTACATGGATTAGCATAAGAGTAAGTCTGCTCTACAGGAGTTTCACATATATCATCATACACGCTTAGTGTAAATTCTGTAGATGTACATGCTTCATCTTCATATGTAAATACAAAATCTACAGTTTGTCCAGATGCAACTGTACCTGATGAAGGAGTAACACCTGCACATTCATTACCTGACTCCCATGTATAAGTTACTGTAGTAGCTGTAGCAGAACCTGTAAATTTATATGTTTTGTTTATAGTAATCATATCTCTGTTATTTGTATAGATGGAGTACATACACTAACTGTAACATCTTCTGGTAAAGGTACAGTGCAATCAGTGATAACTGTAGTTTGCCCAGGAGTAGTAAATCCAGGAAGAGTCAATACAATATCCTTTGTGCATATGTCAAAGCATTGACTAACAAAGTCATCAATAGCTGGTTCCAAGTAATCATACTTGCAATGATTACACTCTACACCATAATGGTATTTATCTTTAATCCATCTAGCTCTATCCTGAGCTGCTTTAACAGCAAGTAAGTTCATTATTCAGTCTATTGTAAATTATACACAAATCATCACACTGACATTCACATCCAGATGCTCTACTCAGTATATAGTAATCCAGTTGAAGTTCTACATTACGAGTGTTCTTTACACATTCAGCTACTTTACATTTAGTAAGTTTGTCTACAAATAAACATGCAAAGTCTTTAGTAATAACATCACTCTTGTTTACTTCTATAGTAAAGCTGTAGACTCCATCTGCTAAATCAGTATTATTGAATAATGCAGTCAAATCTATTGTAAACAAACCTGTATTATCTACATCTGCTTGAAGAATAGTGTCTGTGTATACAGTAGAACCACAATTAATAGTAGACTTTAGTGTAACTGAGTCTATACCTGTCCAGTCTGCAATTAAGTCAGATTGAAGCGTAAGTGTAGTATAATCTTCATTATGTGTTATCTTCATTTTTTCCATTGTTTAATACCGAGATCAACCATAATACCTAGTATTAAAGTAGAGAGAATGTATTGATTGTAGGATAGAAAGTTATCATTGCACTGTTCAATAATACCTGTACCACAAGCAACATGTAGATACAGACATAGCAGGAAAGTCAGAGTATATAGACCTACCCATATATCTGTTCTGCTACTTTTTTCTCCAAGGTCAGTTAACCAAGTCATTTCTCTTTTTTTGTAAGTTCGTATGTTCTATAGAACTCGTTAATACTTCTTTCCTGCTCAGTAAATTTATCTTCTATTTTTTTAATAGATAAATCATGTATTTCAAGTAGTCTGTTTATAGACTTTAAATTCTCTTCTAAGAATACATTAGTTCTACTCTGACTACTTTCTATACTAACTAACTTAGTCCATAGTTCTTTATTGTCTATGTCTCTTTTGTTAGTTTCTTCTTTTACAGTAAGTCCTAATTCTTTGAGCTTTTCCTCGTGTTGTTGAATAATAGTAGATGCTCTAACCTGATCTCTACGTAAAGTAACATATACTCCTACCAGTACCCCTAAAAGGCTGAGGATAGTTAATATATCTGCCAAATCAAATTGCATAGATGTTTGTATTTTAAAGAGGGGTATCATAGTAATCACTTTCTCATAGGAGGTAAAATGGTAATATCATCTACATCCCATTTCTTCATACCTCGTACAATTTCTTTCAATTTAGTATGAGTAGGTACTTTACGCAAAGGATACTCAAACTCAAATTGTTCCAATTTAGGTAGTGGAAGACCTGCTAGTTTAGTAGCAATTGTACATACCCACGTTACTGTTGTTTTCTTGTCCATTTGTATTTTAGTTTTATGTTTAAATCCACAGGTGATACTCCACCTATTCCATTCTTATCATTATCTTTTCCACCATGCCAAGGCAATAACATACCTAGTAAAATAGCATTGAAAGGCCACTCACAAGTTAATGGTTCTGATTCAATTAGATCCTTCCAAACAACTATTTCTACCTTACGTAAAGATACAAACTTGAGCCTTCCATAAAACTTCTCTCCAGCATATACTGGAAAATCTAATCCTGTATTCCAAGCTAAGTTCTTATTTACGTATGGATTAATATTCCACCTACCATTAGCTGCATCTGCCTGAAAACTTACAAGTGCTGCATTTTTATTATTGAGCAGCGTAAGCCATTTCATGCTAAAGCCTATAAGCTTATGCCTATCATCCTGATCTGCATCAGGGCGTATGTCATAAGGCTCAGTCATTATCTGAGCTTCAAATTCAAAAGATAAACCAGACTCTGCTTTAATTGGCAGTAGTCTGGTTATTAATCTCCTTAAATTCCAACTGGTATGTTTACCCTTTGGTATTTTGTAGTTACGCATAATAAGCTCTAATTCTGGCATCTCCAGCAGAAACAGAAACTTCTGTTAACTCATAGCCATATACTATATCTCCTACGTAGAGTTCTTCACTAGTTAAAGCAGAAGTAGTCCCATTCTGAGAAGTAGTCTTATAGCTCACTGTAACAGTTTGACCTGAATCTCCTACAATCTGTAAAGCACAGAATTTAGAAATATTATCAGAGTCTCCGTTAGCCAGATATTTATGAGAGTTCCAACCAAAGCTGTTTACTGTAGCTTGATGGTTCTCTACTCCTCTGTCAAAACTACCTCTCTGTCTTTTATCATTTTGTGTTAGCATCTTATTATTATTTTATAGTTCTGCTTCAGGCAGCTACCCGGCGGGCAGCTCGCCTTCGTTCAATGTCATGTCTGCATCGCTGTAACTCGGGTGCTTTAGGATTGCCCATTCGCCCAAATTGCTGTTGTTCTCGATAGGGTTTGCATAGGCAAGTGTTCCGGCACGGTAGCCCTCTGCTGTTGCTACAGCGTTGTTGTAGGCGTTCACCTGTGATAGTGTGCCTATGTACCATTGCTGTTGCATGTAGGTCCGCACTTGCTCCTCTGTAAGCACATAGCCGAAGGGCTGCGTAGTTTTCAGGGCTGCAATAGCTGTGCTCATTGCATCTGTGTAGTCAATGTCTAGGTTCAGGAACATCACCTGAATACCTGAGACTGTGTAAGGGCCACGGGGCATCTTGTACTTGTTCAGTGCGCCTTGCACTAGCTGCGCCCATGTCGTCTCCTCTGCTGCATTGTAGTAAGCAAGCACCTCCGAAGGGGCTATATCGTTGTAGTCTGCCAGTGTAAGGCATAGCCATGCGTTTCCAGTCATTATGCTTGTTTTTGTATTCTTCGTAATCTGTGCGTAACGTTGTCCGCGTCTGTTCCTACCCACCACTGTTCGTCGGCACTTAGCATGAGGAAGGTATCAGATGCGCCCGGCACTCTTGCTTCTATCCTGCGCCTGCTGTCGAATGTGACACGGAGGAAATTGCCCGCCCCTTCAATAGGGCGCACGAAGCCGGAAGCGTTGATTGTGCAATCAATTGGCGCTTGCCCTGCGCTGTTGAGGTAGCGGAAGTTGTACCCGTCTGTCCACTGCTTAATCTTAGGTCGCTTGCGGCTGTAATAGTCATTTTCATTCACGTCATTCAGCGCCCTGAACCATGCCCGTTGCTCGCCTTCTGCCCGCTTGGCTTGCGTCTCGAATAGCGTCTGCTCTGCTATTGCCTTGTCTAGCTGCGCATCGGTGTAGGCTTTAAGCTCTGTTTCGTCTGCGAAGCTTAGCTTTGTAATGATAGGGCTTTCGTCGCCTACTGTTTCGGTGATGGTTAGCCGGAAGTCTGTGCCGTCCTGCTGTAGGTCTATATTTTTGCTGTATCTGCTCATGTTAGTAGATTGAGTATTCGGTGTTTATTGTTGCTTTTATTGCAGCACTATTTGAGGATTGATTGGAGTTGTAATGTACAAGTAATGGCATTGTGCCACTGAAATAAGTTGTACTTACCAAAGAAGCCGAGGCCCCAATCGTTAGTTTAGTGTTATCGCTAATTGATGTAATGTTTGAATCTGAAGAAACTTGATTCGCATTCCTTGTTATCTCTGAATCGTTACCAGCTATAATGACACTATACAGGCTATAGTCTTTCCAGTTTGTATCTGTTCCTGAATTTGTACCACCTCCTCCAAAAGCGCGAACGGTACTGTCATCGTTTATAAACCCTAAGAATAGAAAACTTGAAGATGATGGTCCGCCGCTATTATAATTGCCATAAATATAAGGAAACTCGGATGAGTTATTTATGCTATTAATTCCAATGAATACAGAAATAGGTGACTGTACATTAATTGTTGAAGTTTGTAAGGCATCATCAACCCCATCAAAATCCAACGCCGCCTTCCCATTTTCCACCACCAAACTACCATTATCAACTATCTTAGGCTGATTAGCCGAAGTCGTCTGACTAGCACGGTTATCATTAAGACTTTGCTCATAGGCCACCTGCACAAAGCCGTTATTCCCGGCTCCTACCCATGTAACCAATGTACCATCGCCAACTTCTTCCCACGTAAACGACTGCAACGCATTATCACTATCTCTGCGCACTAATACTGTGAACTCCCCGCTGCTACCATTCGTGTTCGAGCCTGATGTGTTGTCCGTCACACTGAACCCTGAATAGATAAGCGTGTCAGGCGCAAATGCGAATGCTGCACCTGTGTAGCTGTCGAGAATGCCTGTTGCGCCGCCAGCAACAATCTGCCCCGTAGCCGCACTCACAGCCTCATCCGTCCCTAGCGCATTAGTCTCAATCTGCTTAACGCGTACATAGTTGCCCTCGTCCGCTGCATCGAGCAGATAAGTGCTATTAGTTGCCCCTGCAATGTCAGCCCAACCTGTAGAGCCATCTTCGCTGCGTTGCCATTGCCATGTGCGCACCGGGGTAGGATTGCCTGTTGCTGCCGCTGCTGTAGCAGTCAGGGTTTCGCCTACTTCTTCTGTGCCTGCGATAGTCGGCGAGCCTGAAATTACAGGGACTGTGAAGTCCTCAACTGTAACTGCTGCTGAATCTTCACTCGCGCTGCCTATTGCGTTTGTTGCTGTCTCTCTGTAGAAGATGAAGCTGTTGTCATCTGCTGCTGTTACTGTGTACGTGCTGCCTGTCTCACCTGTAGCTACATTATTGCGATACCACTCTCCTGTAAGTGTAGGTGCAGGGTTGCCTGACCAAGTACCCTCAACTCTTGTCAGTACATCATCAATTGTTGCAGGGTCATCACCTGTAATGCTAGGTGCAACTGTGTTGACTGGTGCTGTAAAGTCAGCAATTTGTACTGCATCAGATGTTGCAGTATTACTTCCTACAGCATTTGAAGCTGTTTCAACATAAGTAATTTCAGCGTTATCATCTGCCAGTGTAATTAAGTATGTAGTACCTGTTTCTCCAGTAAATACTCCATTTCTAAACCATTGTCCTCCAGTAACAGTTGGCGTAGGATTGCCTATCCACGTACCCTCTGTTACAGTCAATGTGTCACCTAATTGAACTGTTCCACTAATAACAGGTAACTGACTATTTGTAGGTAATGTAAATGTCTGAGCTGTAATATCGTTAGAGTCAGAAGTTATGCTTCCTTCTACGTTGGAAGCAGTCTCAAGATAATCTATATCTGCACCAGAGTCAGCCAGAGTAATATCATAAGTTGTACCAGTTTCTCCCGCTATTGGTGTGCCATTTCTTCTCCACTGACCACCTGTAATTGTAGCTGCTGGGACAGCATTGTATACACCTTGACTAGTACGTGTGAGAGTACTTCCAAGGCTTGTGCTGCCAGAAATAACTGGCGCTGTATCTATTGTAGGAGCAAGCCCTGCAATAGCAGCCGTCTGTGGAGCAGTAGCTGGTGTAGAACCTAAGCTGTTTGTGGCAGTTACAATGCAGTCAATATTGCTATTGTAATCTGCGTCAAGTAATGTATAGGTGCTATTTGTTGCGCCAGATATATTTACTCCATTCTTTCTCCATTGATACGCAAAGGTAATTGTAGCAATACCCTGCCATGTACCATTGCTTACGGTAAGTGTTTCTCTAACTGTAGCTGTGCCAGTAATAGAAGGCAGAGTAAGGTTTAATGGATCGCCAAGAACTGGCCCTACTACATTTGAGCTTCTTGAGCTGGAGCCTTCATTGTCTGTTGCAGTAACTACGCAGTTGATATCTGCATCATCATCTGCTACTACAAGTGTATAAGTAGATGATGTAGCACCTGTAATGTTAGCTCCGTTCCTTCTCCACTGGTAAGCGTAAGTTATTGTACCTACACCTGTCCAAGTACCAGTAGTACAAGACAGCATTTCGCCTCTTTCTGTTGTTCCTGTTACAACTGGAGCTACAGTATTGACTGGCCCTGCACCTCCTACAGTGCGGAGCTTTGTTAACCCTATGCCTAGTCCTAGTGCCATCAGTTGTAATTGTTTATTAAGATTTGCTCAATACTAGACCGAGATGATGATTTATCTTCATTATATACCAAGAAGCATTCAAATTTCATATCAGCAAAATTAGAGTTTACATTACTTGCACCTAAAACTAATCTTTCCCAATTATTATTACCAGAAGTCGTAGCTCTTAAAACGGTGTTAATATAAGCTTCTACTGTTTCTGGGCTACCATATCTAAGAAGTGAGAAAACAATATCAGGTACACCCGGAGTAATACCAGTAGAAACAAAAGTATTTCCTGTAAAAACACTATATTGCTGAGAACCAGTTGATGGTTTTACTAAAGCTATTCTATCAGGAGTTCTTCCATCAAATACACTGTTTAGCTGACCATTTTCAAACTGAAGCTTAAAAACAGTAAACAATGCCATATCTCCTGTAATGCCCATATCAAATGCGCCGCCTAAGCTTTCCATATAGTCATCTACACCATCAAACTTTGCATATATTTTAAAATCTGTATCACTGTCTTTTAAAACTAATCCATCAGCATCAGTAAAAGCAGGTTGTCTTGAAGGGTCAGTTTGTTCCAAATGAGAGCCATTTCCTGACTGATCCCATATTCTGTACACAAAAGAATTTTTAGCAGCAGCACTTGCATTAGCCCAAGTCTCTACAACTGTTTCTCCAAGCACTTCATCATAAGTAAAAGACCTCAATACACCATCACCTCTCCTTAATGTAACAGTCCAAGGACGGGCTGTAATTCCATCATTAGTTGTAGATGAAGGTACATTATCAGTAGGAGGGCTATCCGCGTAGGAATCAAAGAAAAGTTCGTCTAATGCATAAGCTGCCGTTATACCTGTTTCATGGTCGTTTAAAATGGCATCTGTTTCAGTTAGAGATGAACGTAAAAACATTCCTAACTGACTATAACTAGTTACTGGAAATAATAATAGTATGTAAATTAAATATTTTATCATTTGCAATAGAATCTAGAGTTAGTAGATGAGTAGTAACAAGTAAAGAAATCAGAAGCTGTAAGTGTCATAGGGCTGCCAGCTTGCGGCATCTGTGTTTCATTGGCGTAATAGAAGTTGCTGGGCCATCCAATCTCTTCTCCGTCTGCGCCAATAAAGTGAAAGGTGTACACCCCTCCATTCTTCGGGTTTGTTACTGTTAAATCTATCTGATCGTTTGTATCAGTAGAAGTTAGGCTTACCAGCTCAATGTGGTTTTGCTTGTTGCCCAAATCTATTGAGTAAGTAGTAGCAGCCGCACCTAATGTAGTGTCATTTGGGGTTATGGCAATATCGTCTATAGCATCTTGGACAGTAGTACTTGAAAGCCCGCTTGTAGTTGTGCTATAAGAGCTTTCTGCTGCTGTTACAGTACCGTCTGATAAATCAGATGGTATGTTTAATAAATCATCCCAATCATTAACTACTCTGGTTGTACCATTAGCTCGGTACTGTAATTGATTGCTGTCATAGAAAAGCTCTCCATTAGAAGAAGGGCTGTAAGTACCTGTAGCTTCAGGAAGGACTAATGCACCTCCATCTGTTATGCTTATACCGGGAGTGGTTAAGCCGTTTTTAACAATCTGGTCATTGAGTATTAAAGGCTGAGCAAGTGTACTGGTTAAGAATTGATTGAAAGCTGCAATATTAGCTATATTGGATATATCAATACTGAAGTCAGCAGCTCCATTTACTGTAATGTCAATCTCTTCATTTCCGGTATCAAGTGTACCTGCTGTGGCTACACCATCAGGGCTGCCTGAACCACCCGAAGCTCTAACTGCTGGAATAAAATTAACCCCATCGAAAATGTATAGTGAAGTGTCTGCCTGATTAAAGGCAATTTGCCCAATTGCAGTACCTCCACTATTTGTATTTCCAAGTTGAACACGGCCTAATGCATCGACTACAAATCCAGAATTTAACGCAACGGTATTAGCAGCATTATTTAATGCAATAAAACTACTTCCACTAAAAAGCGTAAGAGAGGTATTACCGTATAATCTAAGGACTTCACTCCCTCTTATGTCATTTGTAGCGGCTGGCATCCATATATCAAGCTGAGCGGGTGTTTCCAAGTCTCCCATTACAACTGTATTACTGCTCAGCTTATTTGTATCTGCTTCACTTTCAAAGATGTTTATCCCAGCTAGTGTAAGGTTATGTGTATTTGCTCCGTCAGTTAAACTTATATCTCCAGTCAATGTACCACCAAGGTTGAACGTACCTGAATTGTTTGTAATACCATTACCTGCTGTTACTGCATTTGCTGTTACATCAGAATCAAGCTCGTCAAGTGCGTCTTTTACATTCGTTGCAGAAAGCCCGGAGCCTGCGTTATCGTAAGCTACCTCTGCTGCCGTCTGGTCATCCAATGCGTTAAATGCAATGATATTTCCAGACTCATTTATTGTCATATTAGAACCGACCTGAAGTGTTACATCAGTTGATCCAGAAGTATTCGATCTAATAACCGATGTGTTCGATGCCCCCACAAGTACAGACAGGCTGCCTTCGTTGCTGACAGATCCATCTACTTCAGATGTCAAATATGTAGAAGGGTCTGTCCCATTTATAGTATTGACATTTGAAATATCCTGAGTGCTGTTAATTTGGACACCCCCTATAGTGATGTTGTCAGTCAGTGTTACTACGGTATTGCTTGGAGTAGTACCATTGCCATCGTAAATACCATCTCCATCTGATCCTCCTGAAACAAGAGATTGTATATCAGAGCCTATCTCTTGAAGTGCGCCTTCTATATTTCCACTTGTATAATACCCAGTTACATCGTCTAGTGGAATAATTTCTGCTTCAAGAAGAACATTTTCCCATAGGTTGTTTTGGTATCTTAGGAATTGACCCACTGCAAGGTTAGCTGTATCTATATTTACGCCTGAAACATCTTCAATCGCCGCAAACAAAGTAGGCCGTACAAACATACTACCATTGTTTCCAGCAGATATGATAGCTGCAAATGGTATTTTTTGATTAGCACCAGTAGGTTTTACTTTAGTGTAGCAGCCGGGAGTAGAAGCATCTAGGTATAAGATAGTAGAGTCTCCCCATACTTCTGCATTACAATTCAAGTTTGTGTTATCATCGTCAAGCTCAATACCTCTTATCTTACCAAAAGGAGTAGCATAGCCCATGTCATCGTTTGGTATTTCCTGAGTAGCTGCACCAAAGTTGTAATACGAAGAATAGCTCCCGTCAGCAATTGCCGGAGCTACAAGTATTCTTCCTGAGTTGCCTTCAGTACCAACAAACCTAAGAGGTGTTCCGTCTGGTATAGTGAAACCTGTTTTGTTTTTAACAAGCACTGGCTGCTCTTGTCCAATCTGCAACACAGAGCCATTTAGCAAGCCTACATCAAGTGTACCTTCCTGATCGTTCCATGCTACTTCACCTACATCTACATTATGAGTGCTTGATGTGTCAAAGGCTACATGGTCAAAGGTATTTCCCCCTGCTCCTAAAGCATCTATATCCGCCTGATGTTCCTCCAAAGCTGCCTGTACGTCAGTTGAATTAAGATTGCCCGTAGGCGTAACGGATACTTCTGCGGCAGTTTGGTCATCAGTACCACCACTTCCACTCAAAGCCTCCCAACTCCCCGCCGAGTTAACCGTCCATTTTTGGTCAACATCAACAACATGTACAATTCGCCCCACATTATTAGCCGCTGCCGTAGTATCTGCCAGACTAGAAAGCGTATCAACCGTATGCTCCGAAATATACCCCCAATCTGGAATAGTACGATTTCCAAATCCTGCTCTGTTGCTGTAGTTCGCCCCATACTGCAAGCCACCGCCCACATTTGGGAAATTCACCGTTTCCCTGCCCCCAGGTGTAGAAGTGTTACCACCGAGCTGAAGGCCTATGCCATCCTGTATAAATATTTGACCGTCTCCGTCTTGGGTCGTGATATTCAGAAAGTTTCCACTTCCTACGGTCACGGTGCGGTTGTCAATTATAGTACCGTTGGTGTTGTAGATATTGTCAGAGCTGCCGATCTGAAACTGCACCCACTTTGTCCCATCATACTGCCATAGCTGATCGGTATTTTGTACCACTGTCAAAAGACCATCATACAAATCTGTAATAGTGGACGTGTCACTTAATGTAGCAATAACAAAGCGCCCATCAATAGGATTAGGCGTAGACACATCAAAAAAAGTATTGATTGGAATCTGAGCTTTTGCACTCACCGCCAAAACAGAAAACAAGGTTATGTATAGTATTTTTCTCATCGGTTGAAAGTGTAGTTTGAGGCGCTGGTAGTCGTGCTGCCGGTGTTCAGAAAATAAAATACATAAGGTACGTCTGAGTAGTTATTAGGAAGACCTGTACTTGTTACTGTAGGATAATCTACCCTTGTAAAACTAGCAGTTACATTGAACCCATTAGGATCAATAATACTACTCAGGTTTGTATCAGACCATGTTTGAGGAAATCCATATACAATTAAGCCTGTACCTGTATAGCTTACTGTCTTATTTTCTTCCGTTTGTACCAGTTTGGTAAGTGTACCATACGGGTCTGCAAAGGCTGTAGCTGTGTCTGCCACCATACCGTAAAGTACAGGATATACTGCCTGAATTGTTTTAATTTCTGTTTGAATAGTTCCTGACTCAGTATCAGATTCCCAATCAGCAAAAAATCTAAAACTATAACTGGATGCCTCAAAAGTATCTACAGGAGTTTGAAGTGGTGTATAATATACAAATCTGTTTTCAGTTAATTTGACAGTATTTGTATAAGGAACATCTGGCTCTTGATATAATGTATCACCAGTAGTTAAATTTAGTAAATAGTGGCTGGTAATAGTAGCACCAGATGGATTACTTACAACCGATAAATATCGTATATTTTCTTCAATACCTACTTCGTAAACTTGTCCAGAAGGGCTTTGGTTAAATGCACTAAAAGTAGGGGGAGTAAAATACCACCATTCTAACCAGTCCTCTATTGTATTTCCTCCAATATTAGTATTTACTTCTGGTACTCTAAGAATAGCTCTATTAGAGTTAAAGTTGTTTGTACCTGCTGAGCCTACAGCTACACCAGTAAATAATGTTTGACCATTACCTAGTTGAATATACACACTATCATTAATTTGAGTAGTACCAATAACATCATTTAATGCAAGACTATCTATAATAAGATAATTCCTATTAATCAAGCAAGCTTGTAAATCTTCAGGTAGTTTATACACATAAGGCATAAGCTTAAGACTGTCTGTCAAATCTACAAAAGCAGCAACTCCTGTAGGTATAGTAGATAACTCTCCTGATAAATCTACTGCTGTGCCTTGAATAACTGTATTTCTTACAAGTGGTTGCTGTATTTCTGTAATATTAGTAACAGGTAGTTGATAGCATTTACCATCTGTAGCAACTATAATATTCAAGTTAGTACCTGTAGTATCAAAGCCTAAACCAATACTATTATTTCTAAAAATACCTTTAAAGTTAAAGTTAGGGCCAGAACCCGAAGTTCTTACAATAGGGCTTAAATAACCATTAAGTATAGTGTCTAATTTTTGACTATAAGAATTATAAGATAAGCTTAAAAATACTATTAAAAATAAAATATGTATTTTTTTCATGACCATCCAAATTTAATAAAGTGAAAAGGATAGTTTAAATTATCTAGTCTTAAAGTAATACTTGGTAACGAAGGAGTACCTATGCCTACAACATCTATAGAAGCGTTATTATCTAAGTCAATGCTATAAGGATTAGTTTCTGAAGGTAAACCAAAATCAGGAGAAGTAGAAGCAAGTTTAGTTAAAGACGGTACAATTATATCCATGTGTGAAGTATTACCAGGAATACCCAAACCTCTAAAAGTTACTCTTTTTGTATTATTATCTGTATCTTCTTGTCTTCCTCTTATTACTACTCCGTTTAATATATTATTAGAACAAGTAATAGTAATATTTTCTTGATTTGGGCCAGAGACAGAAACTGTAGGGGTAGATCCTATAAATTTAGCATAAACTTTAACGTAATCCTGAGAATAAATTTCTATATAATCTCTTACTGAAGAAGTAATTATTCTATTTTCTTGTATTGCCTTATTTACAGTATCTACTACGCTATGCGCTTTATTAGCAAGCCCTGAAGTTACAGTTCCTCCTCTGACTAAACTTTTTTTAATATTTTGTCGTCCTTTATCTACAAGATTAGAATAAGAAGATATTAAAATATCACTAGGAATTTCAACATCTCTATTTGTAATTTTTTGTAATAATACTGGATCTAACTCTTTGTCATTTATATTTAAGGGCATGTTAATTAGTTTATACTACTACATTAATAACGCCAGCAGAAGTTTTATACATACGACCAACAACTAATCCTCCTGCAACTGCAGCAGCATTGTTAGCGTACGTAGGAAGATTTGTAAAATTAATTCTCCCTTCTACTATAGCTTTTTCAATTGTTGCATTAACACTTTGAGCATAATTTAGTACAGGCCCTGTAGTTCTTTCTTTAGCAATATTTCTTTTAAAACTTTTACGGCCTATATCTTCTGAGTTTAATCCTGCTGGTATTTTAATATCGTCAGGAATTTCTACTACTCTATTAGTATTTTTAACCCGTGTTATTGTATTTCTAGACATTTATTTTTAGTTTAATTAAGTTTGTACAAATAAAAAAAGGGAAGTTGTAATAACTTCCCTTTAGTTTTTTTATAATTATTGGAAAATATCTCCGCTAGAAGCACTTCCTTTATACTGTAAATCAGAATATGTAGAAGTACTATCAAGCCAAGCTCCTAAAATTCCTTCAAGACTAGATACTGTAGTGGAATCATCAGTAGCAGTAGAAATTGCATCTCCTGATGCAAGGTTAGTAACTGCAGTAGAAACATTAGTACAAGTTGCACTAGCTTCTAGCAGAAGAATTAACTGCTTAGGAGTTACCTGACGAGTAGTAAGAGTTTCTTCATAATCATAGTAGTCTATGATAGTTGAAGTATAATTCTTATCTTTGTCTAGGTAAGTAACACCTTTAGAGAAGAATTCCATGAATGGCTGATTCTGCTGAGTATGAACATTCAATTGATAGCGATTATCATTTTGAATGATCCACTTAGCACCTTGTCCTGTACCTTCATCATAGCTTATACGAGTATTAATAACATCAGAAGTATTAAGTCCACTAGCGACATTAACTTCTACGTTATTCATTACCTGCTCGATATTATCGAAATAAGCTGCTTTAGGCTCATCTAAACCAATAAAGATGAATGCATCAACATTAGTGTTAGAACCATTAGTAAGAGTACCAGAACCAGTTACAGAGAATACACTACCACCATCAGTATCTTCAGTAAATACAATTGAGTTACCAGAGGCACCTGCAGTACGAGCAGTAACTACAACAGTAGTAGCAGTAGCTACAGCAGTAACATCAGCATTAGCAACAGTATTTGTACCATAAGTAGTACCAGCAGTGCCAGTGCCATTAATAGCAGCAGCGAGATTACTTAGACTAGTAGCAAGGTCTGCACCAAGATCTACATTGTTTGCAGTAGCGCCTGGAGTAGCTACAAAAGTATAAGTTTCATCACCAATAGTTACTGCGTCATTAGCAGTAAAGTTACCAGTAGCAGTAAGTGTGCCACTAGCTTTTACACCGTTGCCAGCAGTTTTAGGGTCGATAACTTCAATTGTAGAAGCAGCAGTAATTTGATTAGTAATAGAACTAGCATTATCTGCTTGATCCTTAATTACTTTAGCCAATGCTTTAATAAGTTGTGCATTAGCAATCAAATTAGTTGTAACTACATTACCGTCTTTATCATAAGAACGCATTACTGGAATAGTAGTAGGAGTACTAGCACAAGTAATTGTACCTAGAGCCTGCCCAGCATCACTACCAGCAGAACCGCTAGTATTAATAGCAAGTGCAATGTAATTTTTGTTACCTCTGCGAATACCTGCAGAATTTGATACTGAAGCCAAACGACTACGAGTATTAAACTTGTAAAGTAAGTTTTCTAATACATAGCTTTGAGTATCTGTAATTCCAGCCAAAGAGTCTGGAGTTTCAAAGCTTTCGTATACTACCTCGTCGTTATCGCCCCAATCACGGTCATTGCGTACACCATATAGATATACATAAGCACCATACTCAGTAGCAGCAGAAATAGAAGGTAAATCAGTAACTGCATAAGCAGAATAAGAAGATACTCTATAAGGAGCAGTAGCTACACTACGAATATTAGATCGGTAAAGAATACCACTTTCTACAAAGCCTTTATCTGAAACTTCCCAAGGCTCTACTGTGTGTACAGCACTAGACTTAGGAGTACCTTGAAGTACTTTTACAGCTTTTACATTAGCAGCAGTAACACCTGCTGTAATAAAGGTTCCTAGAGCTACAGTACCATCAAAGTCCCAAGACAAGACTCCCAATTGTCCATCAGCAATACCAAGAGAGGTAGTACCATTTACGAGAGCGCCAGAAGCAAGTGCTTGGTCGCCAGAGGCTACGAGAATAACTTCTTTACTAGCAGTGTTAGCTCTGTTAGTTCTTTTAAATTTACTCATTAGTAATTAATTTGTTGTTTTTGTTGTAAGTAATTTGTATGATTGTAATCTTTCAGATTTCCAGAAACATTTTTTACTGCTATATCTACAACAACTTGGCAGTATGTTTCTGGTATATCCATATTTATAGGTGTGCTAGATGCTGAAGGGAAACTACTGTCACCAGATAGAAACTCTAAAGTATCATAGCCCCCATAAAAAGGTTTTCTAGGTCTTTTTAAATATTGACCATTTATACCTATTAATTCTTTATCACTATATACAAATAGTGAAGATTGATTTAAATTAGTTGATTTTTTAATTACTCCTACCAACCTTTTCCAATCAAGATTAGGTTGTTGGTAAGAATCTGCTAAAACAACATTTAAATCATTATGTTGTTCTATTTCAATTCCTGCATTACCACAATCACTAATTCCATAAAATCTAACTTTATGCATGTAAGGTAATTCATTAGAACCTAAAATAAACTCATACTTAAAGAAACCTGATTCTGTAGTTGAATTTACAGGAAGTAATGGGTTAGAATCATTAAAGGCTACATCTACAACTAAAGTAGAAAGCATATCAATTCTCATTTGGTCTAATTCAAACCCATATAAAAGTGCTTTTTGTGGATTATTACCACTAAAAATATCTACATAATCTAAGCTTGCTTCATATAAAAAGTCATCAATAAAAGCAGAAGGAAAGTCTTTATTATGATTTGAATCAATTTTATTTAGTCTTTGCTTAAATTGAATATGTTGCCTTTGTATATTACACATTACTTTTTAACGTTTAATTCAATTCCTTTAGCTTCTACTTCCTGAATTAAATCTTTGTACCAGTTAGTTACATCAGATTTAGGATTAAACTCTTTGTATTCTTTCAAGAAAAAGTTTACAACTTCATTAAAGCTAGAACCTAATTTATATACATCAGGAGTACCTGCTTTAGAGTGCCACAAGTATTGCCCGTCTCTACGACCAAATACATGAGTATTTATAGCTTGCTGAATTAGATATTGAATATCTAAGCGTTCTAAACCTTCTCTAGTTTCAAATAATTTAATAAGCTTCATAAAACTATCTATATTATCCATTTGGTGTTTATTATCATTCAAAAAGAATGATAATGCATTACCAACTGCTTCGTGGCTTACTTTCCCCTTTACTAAAGGACGAGAGTTTTGATCTCTTAGTACAATAGCAGTCTGATATGTTCTAAATTGACCATATTCTTTTTTAAGCTTATGGAGATAATACATAGCCTCTTCAATAATTTCTTGCTTTTTAGCTTTTTCAATTTCAGCTTCGTGTTCTTCAGAAATATACCAATCATGGTAAGCACTATTAGACTCTGCTTTATTATTAGCAATATGTGGTAAAACATATACCATTTCCATCAATAACTCTTGTCTGGGAGTAGAATTATCTAAAGGATTAGGTCTCGGATATAAAGTAAGAGTTAATCCTTGAAGAAATGTTTTTTTACCCCACTCGTCCATATTAGAAGGCATAGAAGTCATAGAATAGCCAATCTCGTCTGTATAATAATCAGGCTCTACACCATGTCGTATTTCAAATAAAGTTTGTTTCTTAATTTCAGGTTTAGTAACTATAGACTTTAAAATAGGAAGCCAGACTTCTTGTTTAGGTAGCCTATAAGTCGTCAGTAAGTCTTCAGGAGAGAGTCCCTCAAAAGGATTTTGAACTAGCTTATTTAAACCAGTTTCAAGTTTATTAGTATGAGGGTTTATAGGGAATTGATATTGAGAAGTAGTATTGTCTTCTTTGGATTTCTTCATGGACACTGTAGGAACAACTCCTTGTCCCGTATTAATAGTGTACACTTGTTTATGTCTGCCCTGGTAGCTAATTCTTTCTACTGGGTTAACAAATATTTTTTTATTACCTGTTTTCATTTTGTTATTTTTTAACTACTAAAGTATCGTAATAGTAGCTTACTATTTTAGTAAAGGTATTTAAAAATTTAGCTCGTTCCTTTTTATTTTTCCTAATATAAAAAGGAAGTTCAATTTGTATTACTGCGGTATTATTGTATTGTTTGTATCTTTCAGTAATATAACCCCCATTAAAATATTTAACAGGAGGAATAGTATTTCTATTAGAAGGGGTAGTAGGGTAATCAAATAATTCAAATAAGAATCCCATACTTTTGTAACCTCTAATGTATTCCTCATTGTTATTACTTATATTGTCAATAGAAGAAGATACAAAGTTTAAATTTTTATAATAATCCTTTCTTTTTATATCATATCCAAGCTCTATTAAAGCATGACGATGTGAATGGCCGTGTATATCTAATATTAATACTTTTTTGTTATAACTTCTTATAATTTTATCTATCTTAGAATAAAATTGTTTATATATTATATTACAATTAAGGTCATTACATGCTTCTTCTAACTTTCTATTTAAATCAATTTCCTCTCTTTCTAACTCCATAATTAGGATATGAGGATAAATATTAACTGATTTAAAATAGGTAACAGATTCTTTTAACAGCCTATCAGTATGTAAATCAGTAACACATGTATGTTTTCCACAATCTCTATTTGTTATTTTTGTTGTGTACTGACTACCTCCATGAGTAGCTATTAAAACAATAGGATCTTTACCTTTAATATAAGTAATGTAATTATTCTGAGAGTTACAATTATATACAATAAATAAGAACAGTAAAATAAATAACTTTTTCATAGTTATTTTTTTAAGAGTAATAAAATAGGGAGAGAAATTAATCTCTCCCTTATTTATTTTTAGATTATACTACAGAGAATGGAGCATACTCTACTCGACCTACACGGGAAATATCCCAAATACATAGGCCACCAGAGGTCTCACGGTAAATACCCAACTCTTTGTTGTTAGAGTAAGCATTAGAACCGTCCTTAATAGCTCCAGTTTCAAAGTCATAAACGTTAGACACAGAGAAATAGCTTTCTACACCATCCTGCATAACACAAGTCATGTTTTCAGGGCGGTTAGCATCAAAAGCTTTCTGGTCTGTAGCACCAAAGTCAAAGATGTCCATTGCAAAAGACTCAATAGTACGGTTAGTACCAGGAGCTTTTTCAGGGAAAAGTTTTCTATCATCCTTAATAGGATCATAAGCAATCTCCATTATATATCCCATAGGAAGTTTGATCTTGGTGAATTGCGCACCGTACTCCAATTCATTATCATGATAACCTTGTGGGTCTGTACGCTTTTGCGTAAACAAAGTATCAATGTACTGGAATTGAGATGCTTCTTGAGCAATCAAACGATGCAAGAATTCTACACCACCTTCACCAGAAGATAGTACAATTCTACGATCAGAGTGATCTCTACGAGTTAAGAAAATTTCAGCAAGATACTCATACAACTCGGAAAGAGTCAAAGTACCGTTGTGCTGCTTGAAATGTCCCATGTGTTATCGTAACTTTTTTAATTATGTTACTTCTTACACTTTCATGTAAGCTCGGACTATATCTTCAAGGTATTACCTTGTTCTGCGCTCTTGGAAATTTCACCATATTTTCACTTAGGTTACTTTTTCTAGTCTCTGAACGTTTTACCTATTTCTAGGCAACTTCGCTGCTGATTGTCACATAATAATAGTTTTTTAAACATTCACATTTGCAATTACTTGCTATGTTGTAGTACTATTATTTTCGCGAGTTTCCAGCAATTCACAGAATTAAGAGACAGACATTTCAAGTCAGTGAAGCTTATATTTTAATTCAGGATGAATATAAGCCGTAATCAACATTTCAAAAATCTTTTTAAATTTTTTAGGTAGATATAATTTATTATCATTATGGACAGTAAAATAAATACCAAATTGTTTTAAGCAGTGCTCATTAAAAATTCTCAAACTTTTTTTAGTAAAAGAATTAGTAGCAATTCTATAAGAGTGTTTTGTTTTAGTACCATCGTCCATAAAATGAATTGCTAAAGATAAAGCATTATAATATTTTAAACTTTCTTTAGTAAGCTGTTTATCTGGGTTATATAGTTCATTTCTTAAAAATTCTAAATACTGATATTTTTTAGTAGAAAAAGAACAAGAAAAATAGGTCTTATTAGTTCTCTTATCAAATCTAGGAGTATCTATTTTAAACACAGAGTCTAATTGAACAGCCTTCCATTTACAATATTCTCTTTGTTTTAAAGAATGAACGCACCTTAAATAGCCCGAAGGATGAATATAAGAGTCTCCTAAAGCAGTTCCAATTAAAATACTTTTTACATAATTATTTAAATTTTGTTTTTTTATATAGTAAGGAATTCCTTTTTGATAATTTAAATTATTCCTGGTTCTAAATACTTGAGTAGTTCCTCTACTAACTTTAAAAATATCGTCAATATCAATATTTCTATAACCCCTTTTTAATAAGATTTTTACTGTTGATTTTTGTAAAATCCCTGGAGTCCCTTTCCTGTAAGGGAATCTAAGTTCATGACGTTTAGCCCATCGTGTTACTAGCTTTCTGCTTACTCCTAGTTTTTCAGCAGCTTGAGAGCTAGTAAGACCTTTTTTAATTAGGTACGATATTACGGATTTTTTCATTGCAATATTAGTTAAGCTGCAATGTTTTGAATTTTATCTCTAACAAGCTGTCTCCACCCTGGAGCAACCTTACGAACCATTCCAGAATCACGATCAACTCCTTTTTCAAGTTGACCAAATTCAAAGTTCATTTCGCGGTCACGCATCAGTCTTTCTTCAAGACGAGCTTCCACTTTAGAAATAAAGACACCAGCTTGGATTTCTTTATTATCTTTAGTATGGAAGTCCTGCTGATACACATAGCCTACTCCTACTGCGCCGTCTTTAAATGTTTTACCTGCAACAGAGTAACCCATGTTACGAGGCATTTGACGACCTTCATTACGAGCTGCAATTTCAGCACGGATAAATTTGTCAGTAAATTCTGCCTTGCGAGCAAAATTACCAGTCCAAGACTGAAGCTTAAACATTTCACCATACTGGTCACCAGCATACTTAGTGTTAAGCTCGTCACTTACTGATGTAGTTACATCAATAAATCTACGACCTGGTTGCAGGTAAGAAACAGGAATATAAGCGTTAAGATCAGAAGTCTGAAGCTCAACTTCATATTCCCAAGAGTTTACACTACGCTGAACTGGATGTCCTAAGACTCGCAGTAAAGGCAGTCTTTCAGACTCTGACTTGATAATTACTGGCTCATGCAGCCAATCACGATCAAGTGCAATACGGAAAGGCATTTTACCTTTACCTGGGAAAGAGTTAGTATCAACTAGAAGTTCTGTAATGCGGAAGTCCACATCAGAATCTGCTACTAGGAACCACTCGTAGTCGTCTACTCCGCCTGGAAGCATATAACAATTACCTTTTGCTACTGTGTAATAAGTAAACTTTTTATTAATTAGATGTGAACCCAGTTCAGATGAAAATAACTGGGCTGCTTTAACACCAAAGTTAAATGGCTTATATTTACGAAACATCGCAGAGTGCGTAATAGAATCGAAATATGAACCACCAAAACTATGGCGTTCTACTGTTTGTAAAGCAGTCTTTCTGTTCATTAGTTAAAATTAAATTAATTTATTGGTGATTTCGGAACTAAGTCAGAAAATCTGGATCTATTAGGATTAGAAGATTTCTCTTTAGTAGTAGTTCCTGTGGAAAACATATCCTTAGTTATTTTATCTCTAAGAGATTTTGCTTGAGGTGAGATAGCTTGCTTTAAAAAATCTTCAAAATTAAATTCACCAGACTTTTCATTGTAATAAGTAGCAAGATTAGCTAACTGAATTAATGCTTTAGGAGAATTTCCTGCTTTTGACAGCAATTCATTAGTTTTACCTGTTGATAAATCTTGTTGTATTCTTTGAATCCTACTACTTTTCCAGCCAGTATTATTTAATTCAGTAAAAAGGGATTCTGCAAACTCTCTATTTCTCCTCTCTATTTCTAAGCGTTCCTGCTTAGTCTCGTTTAAAAGTTGCTTACTTTTAGACTTTTCTGCATCTTTTAATTTAAATTTATTAGCTTCTTCTAACATAGCCTCTTCTCCCTCGTCTTCTAAAGCGTCTAACATAACCTCAATCTGAGTTTTTCTAATACCTTGTTCAGTATATTTACTTTCTAAATAAGTACGAGCACTATCAACGTCTTTAATTTCTACATTAACATCTTGAATATCAAAAATATATTGAGACATAAAACTATTTAAATCCTCTGTACTTAAAGAATCTCCTTTAGAGAATACAAAGTCAATTAAATCTTGACCTAATTTAGGAGCAGAAGTAATTAACTGTTCTGTAATTTGTTTAGGTAACTCTTCTTTATAATTGTTAATAACTTCTGAAACATCGTCCCAAGAATAACTTTCTTTATTTTCTTGAGGAGTTGCAATTCCATTATCAATTAATTCTTGATAAAATAATGTAGCAGGTTCTGAAAATTCAGCAGGTTCTTCTGTAGATTTTTCTTTAATACTATTATCTGTAGTAGTATTATCAGAAAAAGAAGATAGGGTAGGGGTTTTCTCAGCTTCTAAGCCAAGCTCTAGATCGTCTGCGTCTTCATTATCGTCTGAATTAGCAGAGTCATTTTCTTCTATAGGAGTATCAATGGTTTGTGTCTCATCAACGAATATATCGTTATCTAGTTTAGGCACAAGGTCATCAAAATTTACTTTTTCCATTTTGGTAAATTTAGTTTTTTTAAATTAATTTCTACGAACTTTTTCGTAGTTGTAAAAATTTTTTGGACATTCTAGTAGGCAATAATTAAAATTATTAATTTTAATTGTCTTTTTTAATAGACTGTTTTAATAATTTAAAGTCTTCTTCATACATAATATTTTTATTAAACGTCTTATTTTCTTTTTTACAGTGTCTTTTAATAGACTCTTTTCCTAAAGAAAGTTCTCTACTACATTCATTTACACTATTAAAAATTTTAATTATGTTATAACTGTTATTATACATAATTACTTTTTTAAAATTTCTTTTAGCTATAAATTCTGCTTTTGGTATAGATAGTATTTTATTTGTATAGCTAAACAGCCTTCCTCCGGTTTTATAAATAATTTTGTTTTTATTACTGTTATTTCTACAGGCGTACGCAATATTTGTAGAATGTAAATTATATGTACTAGCCGCACTTGAAGTACTGTTAAAAATATTAATAACTTTGTAATTTTCATTAAATTCATATACTGTTTTACTTGTAGATAAAACGGAAGCTTTGTTAGCCTTTTTTACTATTTGGTTATGTAGTTTCTTATTTTTATTAATTTTTAATATTGGGTTTTCTTTCCAGTTTTTTAGCTTTGTAATGTGTTCTTTTTTATGTTTAACCCCAGTATTGTTACCACCGCGTTTTAAATTATAAAAATTATTATTATTTACAGCATTATATAATTGAATGTAGTGAATTTCTAACTCGTTTAAAAGAGCGTAGTTAAAATGTCCTTTAACAATAATTTTTTTGCAGAAATTGTCTTTTCCATATTTTTTAATAGCTTGTTTTAATAATTTTCCTGAGCCTAAGTAAGACAAATTATTATATTTAGACTGTCCAATGTATTTTTTACCATTAACTTTATTAGTGGTAATATAAATACAAGCCATTATTTTTTATCTTTTTTAGGCTTTTTTGTTTCTGTGCTTTTTTTACTCTGTATTTCTTTTTCCTTTAATTTTATATTATCTTCGTGTTGTTTTTGCTTTAATTGTAATTCTGTGTCTTTTCTGTTAGCTTCTCTTATCTCTAAGAGCATTTCTAATGCATCATTAATTCCGTCCTGATCTTGATTCTTATCCTCAGTAAACTTATATAAATCTAAAGCGGCTTTTTCTAAATCCCATTTACCCTTTCTATCAATCTTTTCAAGTTCGTGAGCTTGATCGTCTTCTCGTACTTGTTCCTGTCTTGCAGCATATTCTTCTTGAACTTTTAGTTTTTGCTGTTCTAATTCTTGCATTCTTTTAAACTGTTTTTCCCCCTCTAGCTGAATTAATTTATGGGTTTCTTCAGGACTAGCACCACTAGTAATAGCTTTAATAAGAGCTGAAACAGCTTCCATTCCTTCTCCTGCATTTTGAGAAAGTGCTTGAGACATTTGCAACATCATTTCTTGATACCTTTCATCATACATAGAGTTAGTAACGTAAATTCCTATATCCTGAGGCTCAAGCATTTTAGGAGTTACTTTAAATAATTCTTCAGTGCCGTCAGGTAGTATATAATGGAACATAGGGGATTCTCCACTCCTTTCCATTATATTAGAACAATAAGTTCTAAAGTTATAAATATAATCTTGTAATGCATCTTTCCAAAGTTCTTTTAGTTTAAAAAAGTAAGGCTCTGTAATATGATGAGATTGAGTAAGAGCTTGCTGGTTATCTGCAACATTAGAATCATTAGTAAAGTTACTAATTCTTTGAGGAGAAACTCCCATAGCCATTCCTATCTCATTATCAATAAATGAAAGCATTTGCTGTAAATTAAATATTTCTCCTGCAGTACCTATAATATAACCAGAGCTACCAGGACTTCTTGTACTAGGAGCAAGTCCTCCAGTACTAGTCTGAGAACCAGAATAAAAGTCTACACCTAGCTGTTTACGATATAGCATCCATACAGCAATAGGGTCTCTAATAAGCTCTCCATCTATATCTTGTCCTAATTTATCAGGTATTTGATCTAAATCAACAGATTGAATATATCCTTGATACTTTGATAATTCTCTATTTTGAATATGTTTTATATACAAATATTGAAAATATGCAGGAATAGCCCTTTGTAAAAGTGAAATAGACTTAGCATTTCTTGCAGTAAATATAGTACCAAAAGTAGAAAGATTAAAAGTAGAAAATGGATTTTCTACATTAGTAGACTGAAAAGGAACTTCTCTACAAATAGGGTAAACATTTTCTCCTAATCTAATTACTTCATATTTTCTAGGAACCCATACTTTTTCAGCAGTATATTCTGTACCAGATAATTCATCTACCCAAACATGTTTAGTAGACTCTCTCCCCCACTTATTAGTAAATTTAATTTTTTCTGCTGACTTAGGAATACTAAAATCCTTTGATAAAGGTACTGTAATTTCAGTATTATAATCATCTAAATAAGTTAAAAATATTAATTCTCTAAAAGCTTTAAACTCAATATGAGTTTCCCAAATTAAAGACTCTCTACTTTGTCTCTTGTTAATACCTTGTCCTTGATGTAAACCTACTTGTTTAGATTCATAGTCGTGAAGTTTATAATTAGTTAAATCTCTAAATGTTTCTTCATCAAAATGGTCTCTAATTTGACCTCCTTCATTAGGCCCTAATGAATGCCTTTTATCTATTTTATAATTATTAGAATATGTATGTATTCCTAAACTTTCTATATCTTCATCAGATAATAAGTGTCCATAATTATTATAAGCGTCAGCTATAGTAATAGGTTTTTTATACCAAACATAGTCTCCTTTATGAGTTTTCATTTCATTAGGAGCTTTTTGAAATCCAGTATATAAAGGATTTCTTACTTCTAAATAAGGCTTACCATGTTTCCATCCAGAATAAATAAAGCACCTATCAGCCATTACAACGTCTTCTAAAGTTTCCATTTGCTTTCTTTTAACATCTTGGTCAAAATAAGAGAACTTTAGTGCTTTAGAATAAAATATTTCCCACTCAGATTGAAAGTTCTTTTTCATAAGACCCTCTGGAGTTTCTTTTTCTCTTAGTTGTTCTATAATCTTTTGAACTTCTTCTGGAGGCACACCTTGTAATTGTAGCTGTATTTTTTCTATTTCTAGTGCTACTTCTTCTTCAATACTTTCTTTAATAGCATTAATAAGCTGCTCATTTTTATCTTTAATAGCTTTTAGTGATAACAAGACTACTTTAAAATTATCATTTCTTTTTAAAAGCTCTCCTTTTAAAACATTGACAATATTATGTAACTTAGGATAAGGTCTAATTTCTTCTTCTACTTGCCCTACATTTTCTCCTAACTTATTACAAAATTTATCTAACTCAGCTTTAAAACCATCTAAATTATCGTTATAAATATCATAAGCTAGCTTCATTTCTTTATAATTATCAATTACAGAAGAGTAGGCTGGTACTATCCAATTTGCGTAGTCTTTAAACCACTGGTAGTCATTTTTATACTTTTCTGACTCAGATACTTTTAAATTAAAAATAGGTTCTGTCTTTTTTTCAGTATCTTTCTTTACATATTTATTATCCTTATAATAAGTCCTAATTGCCTGTTCTGAATATTTCATTTATTCTATCTTAAAGAGTTTTGGTATTCATTATATAATACATAAGATGTATTAATTAGTAATTTAGTATTTGATAGTGCGTTTAATAATGCAACAATTATAACATTGGTTGGATCAATAATTCCAGTTTCTAAAAAGTTTTCATAAGTATGAGTTTTAACATTATAACCTAAAGGATTCTCCATATCAATATTAACTTGGTCAACATTAGCATTTTTAATAATTTGAGTCATTGGGGCCATAATTACATTTTTAACCTTTTTATCTATCTTGCTAGTAAGGCTAATTTTAGCTAAAGCTAATCCGCCGCCTTCTACATACCCATATTGAACTGCAGTTTTAGTAGCACCAATAGCATCTTCTATTCTATCATACTCCTCTTGCATAGCTTCTGGAGTTGTACCTCCTGCATATATAATAGCAGTTGCAGTTTTTAATTTATAGTAACGATCCATATAATCTTGCTCATCATATTTATCGTGAGCAGACTCGCTTAAACTTTTAAGTTGATCTAGCCTTTCCTCTAAATTATTATGATCCTCATTAAATAAAGTAAAACTTCTATCCGTTACTACTATTTTGTCTACATAGCCATCTTTGCTAATAAAAGCTTTAATATCATCAATATTTTTCTTTTGACCATAAGCGTATCCAGGAGTTTTAATTAAACAAACTTTAGTACCCTGATTAACTTTATTCATAGAACAAGTTCTAATAAAAGAATCGCTAAATCTAGGCGCAATAATAATTAAAGGTACTTGTTCAGAAGCTGCTACTGAAAGTAAGTTTTGGTACTCATCAGTTAAAATACTTACAGCATCTTCGTCTACATGTATATAAGCATTTTCATATACTGCTTGTTCTGTATCTTTATTTGTCATAAATGAAGGATGTACATAACCATTATCAAACTGAATTCCATTTGTTATTTCAAAATAAGTTGATGCAGAACTTTCTGACTTTTCTACAGACAGTAAAGCATCTAGGCCAGTTTGGTCATAAATAGTTTTAAATAAATCTCCTACCCTAGTAGAGTTAGCAGAAGTACTAGCAATATGCTTTATTTCCTCAGTATTAGTTACTTTCTTAGACTGCTCATTTAGTTTATTAATAACTTCTGAAACTGAATATTCAATATCAGATAACATTTTATTAATGTCTAATTTTCCTTTAGACTTATTTAGAGCTTTAAAAGTTTCATTAACTAAAGCTTGTAACAATACAGAAGTTAATGTAGTTGCGTCTCCACACTGTTCTACAGTTTTATTTGCTGCAGAAATTAAAATCTGTGCTCCTATATTCTCTAGAGGGTCTGGAAAGTTAATAGACTTTGCAACACTAACACCATCTTTAGTAAATCTTAGTTTATCTTGGTTAGTATTATTAGCAATAATAACGGTTTTACCTTGGCCCCCCATTGTAGATTTTACAATATCTGCGGCTTTATTTAGACCTAATACAATTTTTGCTAGGTCGTTAGTTGAGTACTTAGTTTTCATTTAAGTAGTTGTTAATTATTAATTAATTATTTAGAATAAATAATTGGATGTTGATATTGTAAAGTTATCTGACTAGTATTTAAAGTATTTACACTTGCACTATATATTCTATGACTATTATCTTGTATTGATAGTCCTAAATTAACTCTATCTGGAATAATATAATCTTTTGTTTGAACTCCTCCAAGTAAAAATACTCTTGGGATTTTAGAAGGTATTTCTTTAGTTATATAAACTTCTCTAGTAGCATATTCTTTTCTAGGAATAAAATTAACAGGGTATTTTAAAGTCTCAAACATATAATGCACTTTATCTATTTTACCCTCAAAAAATATATTAGAAGATACTCTATAAGAAGAGTCTTTAAAATAAACATCTTGTGATAGTATTTCTAAATCTGGCTTATCTTTTACAAAAATAATAGAATCTTTTATAAACGTATCTTTAACTATTTCAACTTTACGCATTTTAAGCCTTTCTAAGAGACTTTTTTTAGTATAGTCGAACTCTACTACTTCTTTATATCTAACTGTGCTTAGAGAGTCTAATTTATAGCTTAAAACTAAATTCTGGTCTTGTAGAGAATCTATAGTTTGTTTGTACTCAGAAATTTCTTTTTTTAATATAGTAGTTTCTAAATTACAATCAATCTTTTCTCTATTGCAGCTAGATTGAAATAATAGAATACCTAATAATACAACTACACCTGATAATACATAGTTTAGTATTTTATTAACAGTCATTTTAATTTAATTTCCAATCATTATGGTAATTTGGTAATTTTTGAAATTCTTTTTCTTTTTGAAGTTTATTCATTTCTTGTATTCTTCTTTCTATACTTTTTCTAGGATCAGGATTTTTAAATAATCTATTATTTTGAGATAAGAAAGATGCTCTGTTTGTTTTGTTATTATTTTGTAATTCGTCCATAATTTGCCTTTCATTTTCTTTCATACCCAGAATACAACCAGCAAAAGCCATTACTGCGTCAAAGTTACCTTGTTTCATATCAAAGGCAATCATTTGTCTTAATAAAAAAATATCAGGTATTCTTTCTATATTCCTTTTAGTTTCTCCTCCTATTGTAGTTTCTTCTAATAACCACTCTCTCATTTTATCCATAAGGTCTGCTTTCATAGAAGCTTTACTTCCTAATATATACCCATATTGTGTGATCTTGCTTTGATATATACTAGCATTATGTACATTTTGAGGACGTAAACAAAGTAGCCTTTCTTTATTTCTATTAACAAAATAGTTTTTGCATTCGTCTCCTCTGTTGGCTTCAAACCATAAACCCCTTTCTGGATTACCATAAAATGCTAGTAATTTTTCTAAATTTTCATAATATGCTTTTCTACCTCCTGAAGGTTTTGCTATATACGAAGCTACAATACAATTACCAGAATAGCCATGAATTACATATTTAGGATTCATAACAATATAAGTAGCACCTAAAGAATCTCCCTCATCAATATTATCTGATACATAAGGATCATGTCCTACAAATTTATACATATCAGGAGGAATATGGCCTTTTATCTCTTGTGGAAATTCATATATCATAATAGGAGCATCTAAAGAAGTTCTATCATATCTATATTTATGTTCAAAAAAAGGTTTCTTATCTTTTTCAATATCATAATGAATACCTCTAGGTTTGCTAGAGTCCCAAAATAATTTTATTGGAGTATAAATCTTTTCATATAATCTATTTGCCATTAATTCCTTTTCTCTATTTTGAGCTTCGGCAACAGGTAAGATTTCACCTTTATCTGATTGCCACATATCAGAAGGAACTAATGGGTGGTTCATTTTTTCTATTGTAAGAATTTGTGGGTTATTTGCCTTTTCTGCAATTTCCCTTTGCTTTAAATAAAACTCAATAGCAGCATCATAATCAGTATTTCCATTAGTATCTTTAAAATCAGTAGCAGTCATATAAGCAGGTAAGAAGAATCCTATTTCTCCACTTTCTTCCCAATCATCATTAAATAATACTAGATTATATTGACGAGGATGCATAAATATTTCTTTAGCAGGTAAAATAGTTTCCATATTACCAGAAGTACCTAGCGCTATTTGCACACCAAATTGTCTAGAACCTACACTTACCGTAGATTTATTAGATCCCCAAGCTTTTGTTAACAAAGGTAATAAACCTTGTTCCTCATAGATAACATAATTATAACGTCCACCAGCAGCAGCCTCAGCACCGTCTGGTCTATTTTGAGAGTAAATAACATGCGCTATATAAGATTTAGAACCTTCTGTAATTTCTCTACCTTTATAAAGAGACTTATACTCATGTCTCCATAAATTCTTTTTATTATTAGGGCCTAATGTTCCTGCCATTTCTTTATAAAATATATTAGGCTCGTAATCTTCATCCCCAAATGTACCCCAAACTCCTAATTTATTATCAAGAGCAAGCTGATTCATTGCGTCTTCAATCTTTTTACAGAATTCTGAAGATTTATTTACTTGTCCTGCCCCTATACAAACTTCAGCTTTTGGTGGCTTTTTTATTAAGTCTTCAGAATAATATTTAGCACCATCAAATATAATAGTATGCAATGATACTGCAATAGAATAAAAGTAACTTTTTCCGCCCGTAATTTTGGACTATATCTTCATCTAGTCGTATTGACTTTAGATGTCTCGCGCTGTGAATTTACTTTTTCTAATCCTATTTTTAAATGAATTTTATAATACATAGAAGGATGAATATAAGGCTCTATTATTTTTTTAAACTTTCTAAATTCTCTTGTTCCCATGGTTAGTCTATAAAACAATTTACCTGTGTCTGTTGTGCTTTTGTGAATATTCCAATTTATATCCCATTTGTTTTTAAAATATTGCTGTAGTATTAAAGCTTCTTCATAATTAGTATAAGTGTTTAATACAGCCCTACATTTAGAATAGTATTCAAAACCATCTTTTCTTTTGTAAGTACTATGACTTAAAGAACCGTCATCCATATACCAAATAGCTAATGCTTCTTCATTTAATAAATTTAACAAAGGTTTAGAATATGTTTTTTTACCGTTTCTATAAATTAGATTATAAATACTCTTTAAATACTTGTTAGAATTTTTTTCAAACTGTAAGGCATTAATTTTAGATCGTCCAGAATTTTTATATACAGTATAAGGTACTTTACGTCTTTTTCCTAAAATTTGATCTAATTGGTAAGCTTTATATAAAAAGTAATCTTTTTGTTTTTCTGAATGCTTCATTAAAAACCTATAACAGGAATATCCATTAACATATCTTTTATTAATACACCCATCTCCTATAGCACAGGCAATTACAAATATCTTTTCATTTTTAGTCATGTAACAACTATTTAGTTGTTTATTCAATTTAAGTAAATTCTAGTCTCTGAACCTTGACCTTATTAATTAATTTAACTTAGGCCCTTGGCTGCTGATTATAACACAAATAAATTTTTAAGCATTGTGCATTTGAGATTTCTCCCTCTGTTTTAGCTTTATTTGTTAAGTTATTTTCCAGCAATTCACGAGATTTTTCATTTAGTATTTCTACTAAAAGGAGGCAACGGAAATTTACCTCGGCTTCCCAGCTCATTAATATTCTTTGTAGGGTTCCAATATAAAGGAACTCCTTTTTCTGTTTCATGTATTTTTCTAATATTTTCTCTAGCAGGGATAAATTTCTTTAACTTCCCCTCATTATTAATAAGTTCTAAATACCTCTTCTTTTTATTCTCATTCCATTTATTATATTCTTCTGTACTAGGGATTCCTTTAGTCATTAATTCTAAAGCCCAAGTATCAGAAGTATATTCTGTATCTTTAGACCAGCCGCTAAACCCTTCAGCTTCTAGTACCATATAAACTCGCTCCCACTCAATATCTCTAATTAAAGGTTTAATAGCAACACGAGTATTCTGTTCCTCATTAACATCAAGAATAGTACCAAAGTTTCCATAAAAATATAATTTACCCGGCATATATCTATACCCACCAAACTCTTTACCCCATATTCCTTCTATACAATTTCTTTTTATTTTCTTCCAATAAGGAATATACCTAGGATCATCTGGATGATACTGTTCTATTTTATTAATTAAAAATTGAGATAAATTTTCTATTCTTATGTAATCTTTTTTAAATTTCATTTTTTATAGGAATTACTCTCAGTATTTCTACACCACAATCTTGCTTAATATATTTAAGCATCTCTTGTAAATTAATATTTCCAATAACTACAAAATGGTCTTCCTTAGCTTTACTAAAGTATTTAGGATAAAAGTACCAGACGTAATTATTAGACTCCTCATTAAATTCTTTTTCTAATATATAATTAGTTTTATCATCATACATTAATTCGTTTCCGTCTTGATCTAACAATAAATATTCTCCACTAATTACTTCTTGAACTTCTACTAAATGGCGGTCTGTTTTTACTAACCATTTTCTCATCTATGTTATTTATTAAATAATTCCCATTGCAATCTATATCCTTCTAATTCCCATAATTTATTAATGGCCTTTTCTCTTGCATATTTTCTACCAACCTTTTTATCAAAATTAGATTTGTCTACTGGTGCAGATGTTCCTACTACTTCAAAATTATTTTTTAAAGTAAGAATACATACAGTAGTTTTTCCATTTTCCCAATAATCCTCTAGTAAAATTAGATCATTTATAGATTGTTCAGTTACAGTATTAATCATTATAGTTTATATTAAAATGACTTAGCAGTACTAGTCTGATCTTGTGTATTAAAGATTTCTCTTAGTATATCTATAGCTTCTTCTTCTGTTACTATTGTAGATTCCATTATTATAATAGTTTTTGTTCAGCCTTACTCTTTCTACGCCCCCCTCTAATTCTACTAGAAGTTTTTTCTTTTAAAAACTTTTCTTCAATTTTTTCATAAGCTTCTAATATTTGAGGAGTAGCTTTTCTAATCATATCAAAGTTTTTAATATCAGAAATAGATTTATCTTCATAATCAAAATTAGCTATAAAGCTAGCTCTTTTTCTCATACTGTCTATTTCCTCCTTTAAAGCCCTTTTAACGGCACTTAGATTAAGAAAGGGGTATTCTTCTATACATTGCTTTATAAGCTCGTCTTCTTCATTAAAATCAGAATAAAAAGTCTCTTTTAACATTTCTAACCTTTCTTGTTCTTGTATTCTATAGAATTTATTTTTATCTGGATCAGGCTCACACATAAAGAAAATACAAGCCATTTCTTTACTAGAAACTTTTTTATTTTCAGAAGTATCTCTATTATAAATATCAGAGAAGGGCTTCATTATACTTAATTGCATATTATCTTCCCAGAAATTATAATTTTCTTCTGTAAAATCATTTGTTACATTTACTAGCCCATCATTCATTAATTAAATTTTTTATTTACTGTGGCCTCTACTTTAAGAGTGTCTTTAGTACCATCTTCATAAATAATATCAACAGTAGCATACTTTAAATAAAAATCTTTACCCTGTTCTAATAATTTAGGGTGTACATTATGTGCTACTAAACCTGTTTCAATAATTAATTGTAAAGTATTATCAGATACCCATTTATAGCTTGTACAACCACAAGATTTATTTATAGACTTAATATTCTTGTCTCCAAGATATTTAAATTCTACAATAATATCAGATAGTTCAGTAACTTCAGGTTTAGATATTTTTGTATTCCACATATTAAGACAATTTAAACAGGTATAGGGTTTGGTCTACTAGTTTTTTAGCATCTATTAAAATATCTTGAATAACTAGATCATTAGAACACAAGTTAATTTGTGCTCCTATATAATCACTAAGTTCAGTAAAATACTTAACATGGTCTTCTTCTAAGTTTAAAAGAATAGCAGGAGGAATAGATAATTCCTGCTCATTATACTTAATAGACTTTTCTGCTAAATCGTCTAAAATGTCAGTAATATTTTCATAAAAAGCACCTAAAGCTAAGTGCCTAGCATAACTATCAGTTCGCAGATGCCAATAATGTGTTATTACTTCTGCTTGTTTTATTTTGTTAAATACTTTATTAAAGTTTATCATTACCATTTATTTTTAGGACAAGGTTTATCACTTGTTATCATTTTTTTAAAATCACAACCACACTCTAAACAACTACCATTTAAGTAACATTCTGAACAAGTAGCAGCAGCATAAAGCATATTATTTAATTTAGTATCAGAATAAATCCTATTGTATTCTTTGTTTATAAAAGCTCTATATTTGCTTTGAATAATATAAAACAAATTACTAAATTTAATATTTTTTATTAGTTGGGATATTGTCATTATTAAATATTGTTATATACAAAAAAAGAGTGAGATATTTCTACCCCACTCTTTAGATTATTTACTCCTTTTCTTTACCTTCAGAAGCCTTTAGAATAAATTCTACTAGCTGCTCTAAGAGATTAGCAGTTGGAGAATCTCCAAACTCTACTTCAATAACTTTACCTTCACACTCTCGAACAGTTTCTTGAAATTTACGGAACAAGTCTCCCATAAGAGTAAGCGCCACTTCTCCACTAAGCTTAATTACTTCTCCATCAACAGTAATGTATTCATTGTCAAAATCTTGAAGTAATTCAGCTACATTTTCCATGTGGCATCCTACTTTACCAATGCCTGAGTTAAATTTAGTTTCCATTTAAAACAAATTTAATTAATTAATTAAAGTTTAATTTTTATATCAAAAGGCTTAACTAGCAGGTATCCATAATTTCTATCTGTAGGATCAACAGGAATAGGCTGCTCTACAGGATACTTATTTGCTTCATCTGGATGAATAAACCTATTAGGAATAAGTATATAAGCATTATCTCCTTTTCCTACTGCTTGTGCTTTTACAGGAGTTTCAGATAGAACTACTGTATCTCCTACTTTTAAGTCTTTAATTTCTTCTGGTACTGCAATAACAACAGCTTTTTTAGAATATGGGTGACTAGTTTCCATAGCTCCAATATACCCTACATTACTATTAGTAGGAGCTTTTACAGGTACTGTATTAGGCATAAGTACACCATCTTTAACTTCCATAGGGTTTACATAAGCTCTTACTAGCACATCAAATCTAGGGTTTAAGCTAGAGTATAATTTATCAATCTCATTAATTTTTGTATTATACTCTTTTAATTTATTATTGTGGTCTTCATCATAAGAAGATTTAAATACTGGAGCATCATTATTGCCTTTGCTTTCATTAGTAGCTTTTGCTTTGCTTGCAATATGCTCCTTCATTGAAATTTTTTTAGCTGGTTTGTCTTTAGCCATTTTCGTTGTTACTTTTTGTGTTTTTATTACGTGTATTCCATTCAAACCATCTTCCTCTTTTCTTCTCTTCAAACCTATCTTTTAATCTATGGTACTCATTATATAAAGTCTCATAATAATTAGTATCGTAATAATTGTAGAATCTGGTTTTTTTAGTTTTGGGTAAATGACCCCACTTTTTTACTTTTTGCCATTCTGACCATACCTTTCCTTCTCTAAGAGTAATTTTTAAGAAAGTGTTTATATGAACCCCTAGTCCTACTTGATGTGGTTTTGATAATAATTTTCTAACTGTGTTCCATAAATTTTTATGTACGTTTAAAACCAACTCTTCGTCTACATCACATTCTTGAGCAGTATAATAAATTATATCATCAAGATTATTAACAGGTTTCTTCATATAGAACTTTTAATTTTATTCCCAAAAATTCAGTTAAATCAGTATCAAATGGTAAGCTCATTTCCTCTCTTAATTCTGCTAAGTCTTCAGTACTAATCTCTAAATAATGAGGATAGTGTCCGTTTATTCTTTTAAACTTATTTATTTTATTTAATAAATTAAGGGCTACATTATTCTTTACTATTTTTATCATTGTCCTCTACTCTTTTTTTAAATTTAAACAAATATTCTATTTCCTTTCCTTCTTGCAAGTACTTTTTAATCTCCTTCTGGTAATCAGCAAGTCTAGGATTTAAAATAAAGTCTCCTCTAATTTCTGTAGGAACAATTACTCCTTTTTCTTTTAATTCATACTTTATCTTATGTAGATAAGGAACAGAAAGATCAAAAGCTTCCATTAATTCGTCTGAATTAGGTTTTTTAAAATAAGACTTATTAGGCACTCCTGCTAATATATAAGCCAAAACATCTAATTCTTTATCTTTAAGAAAATTACCAGCTTTAACTTGCAATATCTCTAAATAATATTTCCAGAAAGAGAGTTCATCAATTTCTAGAGGTTCCTTAGAAAACTGATTATATTTTAGTATGTTGAAGGATATTTTCTTTATCTCTTCTTTTTTCATATTTAAATATTTTTTGTTTTTATTATTTAATACAAATATAGATTAAATAAAATTAATTATATGGCTTTTATACAAAAAATTATAAAAAATAGTAAAAACAATAGTACCTTTATTTATTTTATCTTATATTTGTAGTAATTAAAACCTAATAAAATGAAATCTTACGAAACTACTGTAAAAGTACAACCACATGAAGTTGTTATGACTTTAGACCCTATTACAGGAGAATTAAAAGAACACACTATTAAAAGAAGAAATAATCTCCCTCAAGGAAAACAACCTATGAATAAAAAAGCCTTATTTAAAAAAGATTATGAAAACTCTTGGAATTTCTTATGGAAAGTATTAACACCTGTAGAATATAAAATAGCACATAGATTAGCAAATATGTCAGAAATAAATACTAACTCTTTAAAACCTTTAGATGATACTACAAGTAAAATACAATTATCAAAAGAGTTTAATATACATAGAAATCACATAGGAAGAATATTTAAAAAATTATTTGACTTGGGAGTTTATGGTAGATTTGAAGTAGCAAAGCCACATTTACCACACGGAAAATATTGGATAGTAAATCCATATCTATCTTTTGCTGGTAAATTAATACATTCAGATGTAGCCAATCTATTCAAAGATACTATTATTCATATGGCATTTAGCGAAATGGACGAGGATTTAATACTATCAAAGTGCATTAAAATGGGCATAAAACTACCTTAAAAATACAAAAGTGCAACATAACGTTGCAGTTAATGCAACATAACGTTGCATCGAAATCCCGGTTTTACTGGGCTGGAGGTACATTCCCTTCTTATCTTTTACAAGCCCGATCAAAATCAAACAGAAATGCTTAATAAAATACTTGCTGAAAACTTAGCTATTATACCTGGAGGAATTATTTATTTACCTACTAATACTTACTATGATGATATTAGAAACTTAGCACCAATTATTAATTATAATCATTTTGATAATAATCTAAATTTATTTTCTTTAGAATTTAAAATATATTTATTTATAAATAGTTATTATCTTAAACTAGCTGAAGTTAAATCAAAACAATTAAAATTAAACTAATGCAAAAATTAAAAGAAGAATTAGCAACCTTGCTATTATTTGTTATGATAATAATTTGGTTAATAACTCCAAAAAATTAATACCATGGTATTACTATCACAATTAATTAAATTTTTAAAGAAGAAAGAATTAATTTACACCAGATATAGAATAGAAAACATCGACATCATAGAAATAGACGATAATTATCAAGAAGATAGAAAGATTAGATTTGAATTTATAGATCAAGAATTAGATCATCTAGAAATAGTATCAGATTAATTTTTTGTTAAGAGTATGTTAGATATTGGGGTAAATATATCATATATTAAAGTAAATATATTATATATTAAGGTATACAAAATCCCACCCCCGGTGACTTTTTCTAATCCTTGATACCCCCGTCAATTTTCTCAGACGGGTTTTTTCACAGCAAAACGCTTGAATTATGCGTAATTGTATCTCTTGCGGCAACAAAACCGCAACGCTTGCACCTTACTGCGAGGAATGCTGTCACGACGGTCTGATTGGACTAGACAACGACAGCATGCAAGAATGCCCAGACATGTCAGTACTTGCAGACATTGAGGCTGAGGAAGCCTTCTGGGCGCACACTCCTGACCAGGGAGATGTGGACAATCCAGCAGAGCCTTACTTCCCTCCCTTAGAGGAGGGGCAGGACGATCCGCTGCCATTCTAATCTTAACCACCAGCCCTGAGCCTAGTGCTTGGGGCTTCAACTCTTTATCTTATGAGCTTTATTAAGAAGACTTCGTTCTATCTGGTACTAACAATCATCTCACTGTCATTTCCGTTTGGGGTGGCCAAGATGATGTCTTTGTACGCACCAGAGGTTATAAGCTATAACGAGCTGGTAAGTTCGTTTGGGTTCTGGCTTATTAATATTATCCTTTGGTTTGTAATCCTGATGCTGTCGCTCCTCTTTGACCCTTACGAAGAGTAAACCAACGTCCTCAGCATGACGTAAAAAGGCTGTTACTTTGTTTCTAAGCTACTTTAATTAACTCTTGATACTCTTTTAGTAACAAGATAATAAGTGGCTTATATAGGCTTAAAAACTATTTCCATAAATACCTTTTCTAATTTATGGCGATTTTGCCACTAAACTTAAATTTGTTTTCCCAGTTTCTAGAGCTGGGACGGTACAGTAGTCGCACTACTCTGCCGTTAATGCCTAAAGGTTGGGTCGCGCCCTCCTCATTTCCCCGCTATCAAAGGGGAGTAGGATTGTTACGCCTAGTAACAGTACATAAGTATAAGCTGCTCTAAGCCCAGCTTGTCCTACTTAATCTAACTCTCTAGTGAACAAAAATAGCTTGAGAGGCCGGAAGGAAGCATGGGCAGAGATGCTTCCTTATTTTTTAATAACAGAGAATAATTTCTCTTGTTATTAATTAAAAACTATTTCCTGATCTGCCGCCCTTCGGTTGGCATCTCAACTTTTTCTAATTTCTGGCATTATTACTAATTAAAAAATACAAAATTATGAATATCAGCCTAGAAACTCTTATCAATAAGGTAGACTTAAACAGTCTTTCGAGAAAAGGGTTAATCACCCTATTCAACGAAAGCTACTATCCAGAGATAGGTTTAGAACTTGTCTTGGGAATTTACGAATTTCCTGAAGTTCTAAAAGAAAAAGAGGGCTACATGGAGAGCAAACCCACAAGAAGATATAAACTACACTTACACAAAGTGCGTCACACTTCACAAGAAGTGCAGTATTTTTTTGAAGGGAAAGGCAGCAAACACTACAGGTGGGCCAAACTATCGGAGTGGCAAGATAAAGAGCTTGTACACAAAATCTGGTACTAAACTAACAGGCATTCCTTCGGGATGTAAGTCCTGTTACTACACCTTATTATATAGTAACAAATAATACTATTAATAAAAAACTATTTCCCTCTGACCTCTTCTAATCCTTGACATTCATTTATTTATCAGTTAAACATTTATTGTTATGGTTAATATCAAAGTGTTGAAGCATTCTGAAAGCGGCAAGTCTATGTTCTGCCGCGTTACTCGTAACTTCATGGGAGCAATCTCAGAAGTTGGCGTAGGATACCTTTACAAAGATCCTGATGCCGAACTGGCCCCAGTAGGTACAATAGCACAATATCCTGGCGAAGTTGGCTTCGAGCCACTTGTCGATATTGATACGGGAGAAATCCGAACCACTGCTGACGGCAAAGCTGTACTACAACGCATCGTACTGAAATAACCGTCACAGTCCTGAGCATGACTATAAACTGCTCTATTCTTTTATCAGTTAAATCAAACATCATGTCAGAGCAAATAAATCTAGAACACTTCGTAGATTTCATGTTAGATAACTGGATACTTTATGCTTCCGACAGCAAGAAAGGAAAAAGGTTATTCTACAAAAGTCTCGGAGACACCAAATTTAGAGTGGTACATAACGGCATAGTACACGACTTCAAGAGCATACACTCCGCCGTAAAAAAGTACAACGAGATTTAATTTTAGGAGGCATTTTTGCCTCTTTTTATTAAAAACTATTTCCTTCACTTCGTTCAACCGTTTCTAATTCTTGACTACCATGTACTATACATTGGAAGTCCAAGGATAATTTAGAGATTTATGAATAGTAATTTATTCACAGTAATCTCTTTATTCTTGATATTTATTTAATTTTCTAAGTTTAATTTAGAGATCTAAGAATAGCTAAATCCTTGTAAATGAAGGATTTAGGAGTATA